ACGTTGGGAATATACCAATTATCGCAGCACGAGTTGGTGACCTTTACGACTTCGATGCAGGTCGTTTTCTCCGAATAGAAGTGCCAGGTGGTCTTCCTTTCTTTTCCTATGCAGAGCATCAACAGCTCGTGACAGGGGGACAGAGTACAGAGAGCTCGGAAGAATTTTTGGACCGTGCGCAGGTTGCAATCACGGTACGGAATCTCATTAATAACCGGTCCATCGATACGGTAATTAATCAGCAATCTCCGGAGGCCACTAATATCCTGACCATTGGTATGGGTGAGCCCGAGATGGTGCGCGATGTGCGGACTGAAATCTCCGCTGCGATTCCGCTGCATATTGGAGGGCATTACGACACGTACTTGGATTTGCCTGAGACACAGGTCGAGGAGAACGGTACCGTAGGAGGTCTTTTTGCTCGGCCGGATGGAATAGCCAACGTTTTCCGTGACCCTGAGCTCACTTACGACCGCGGACGGACTTTTACGTCTTTTGGTCTTGAGGTAGGGCACATTCTCTATGTCGTATCAGGAATAGTGGGAGTTCCTCGTGGTTTTCCCATTACGCGCGTAACAGACCACGCCATTTACGTAAGCGAAAATTGCCCATTCGACGAGGCATCAGATGAACTCGATACCAACGCGGTGGAGTACTCGATTGGTTGGTTTGCTCCTAGTTTTTCCGAGGTGGATTTGGAAGGGACTTCGGTCTATTCTCGAATCGCAGCGGCAAGTACAAACGCGCTCTACTCTACTATCCCTGCAGGCACCTCTAGAAAAATCTCCGAGCCTGGAGCCATCATCCTCTCCGGAAATCCCGTGCAGGACGTCATCTCTGTCGAGGTTACGGACCCTGCGCCCTCGGCGTTGGTTGATCCCTCGACCGGGACGCTACGGTTTACGACGAGAGTGAATACGACTCCAATTGCAGGTTCTGTTATTGGGACTTCACAGTATCAGGTGGACTGCATCAATCCATCCAAAGGGCAGTCGCTCGCGGGTGTCGTTTTCATTAGAGTTGGGCCAGTGACGACCCCGGCGCTTTACGACGGAAAGAATTTGCGTGTGTCGTATCGGACATCCAGAACGTTCGCAACACTGCAAACTCTTGCCAGTAGTTACGTAGAACGTGTCGTTGCAGCGAATCACCTCATAAAAGCACGTACGCCTATTTGGATTTATGCGGAGATTCCGTATCGACTGAAGCCCACGGCTACGGATGTCATTACGCCTTCGACAGCGCAGAGTGCTATCTCGGACCATATCAACGCATTCGACCCGAACGATGACCTGGATATGTCCGACCTCTCCACGGTTTTTCGCGATACGTACCCAGATACCGTTGGAACGGTTTTTCCGTTCACTATCGAGTACGACTTGCACGCGCCTGACGGCCAGGTTTTGCAGTTTGAGACCACGGATATCGTCTCAATCTTTTTGAAGTCTACGAATGGCGTGACGCTGATGAATAGCGGGGATATCGTTGTCCCGGATGAACTCATAGCGAAGGGTATCACCTCGATATCGACGGAGAGCGACCTCAATAATTTGTATGCGTATTATGGGATTTCAGATAGAACGGTGACGTACAAGACGCGGCCGGAACTCATCACCTTCACGCTTCGAGGCTAACTCCATGGGTAATCCCTACGAACTTCCAGACTATGCCTCTTCGCTCTTCCAAGGTCTATCTGGATTTTGGCAGAGATTTTTCAGTGATACAGCCGACCTCGAGGCCTTCTATCAAGCTTCCGAGCAGTACCTTGGTCAGGTGTACCTCGATCTCTTATCGAACGTGCTCAGTACTTCGATAGACACGACGCCTGTTTTCAATAAAGAGTCCTGGAAGCTCTTTGCAATAGCTGAAAATGAGCTCTCGTTCACGGAGGGAGCGTCCGCAGTCGACGACCGTTTCACGTACGACATGCCGGGGACGACGGTTGATTTGGATGTGCTTCAGAACTCAATCGTTGACCCTACGTATGTACTCGAAAAAGAATTGGATTTCGAGACGACGGCGTTGGATGGATATCTGCATTTCGTGTCAGACCCTTTTAGGCAGATTGTGGATGAGTCTGGTGAGTACATTCCAGCAGAAGGTGTGGCTTGGAGATGGGTCAATCTTTTAGTTGGAAATGCTTTTTACGACACGAATTTCAAAGGTCAGTGGCCGGATAGTACGGATGTGCGCCGTGGGAATACGCTCCGTCTCCTCGCCTATCAAGGAGCGGAAGTTGTGAATGGAACCGTAGGAAAGCTCACGTACTCGGGGTCTCTTATTTTTTCATCGGCGACGGCGCCCTTCGTATCAACGTATCGAGGAGACGTTATAGAGGTTTATGGGGACCCGGGAGGTACGGCCTTTGGGCGATATCTCATCAAAGAAGTCCTATCTACCACGCAGGTCCTCATTGATGAAGATGCCTACCTCACGCCGACCGTGACATCCGGGACGAACTTGACGTGGCGCCTCTTCAAAAACATCTATTACGATTACGGCTCACAGGACTACGAAATCGATTTTTTTGAGGAGTACAAGTTCATCGGAAAAAGTGATACGCCATATCCCATAGACCGCTCGGGGCCATTTTTGTACTCGGTGATACGCGAACCCGCGGACGACATGGTAGCGGGTGTGACCGTTAATGCGTACCCGACAGCTACGGACCTTGGAAGTCGCCATCTAAAAGTGGGGACGGTGGATGTTTTCGCTACACGTCTTTTTGATGGAAGTCAGGTTCAGGAAAACGTGGATTTCACCGTTGATTATTTGCGCGGTGTTATTACACCGGTCTATTATCCTGACCCCATAGATAGTATGGGAGTAGGAGATGGAACTCTCACAGATATGGGGACGTATGCGACCTTCACACATACATCTGCCGTATTTGTTGAGGCCTACGACGTTGGTGGAACCATTGCTATCACGTCGGGTTCGAGTCCAGGGTTATACACAATAGCGAGTGTGGTCAGTTCGCACGTCGTGGAACTTGAGGATAGCGCCAGCATAACGACCGAGGCGGGCGTTAATTGGATACGCCGTAGGGCCTCGACTGTCCCGGCTTGGGACCCATTGTCTTCCATTTCGAAATGTTCTTATCAGTTTTCACGGGAGGTCCTCCTCTCTGCGAACGGAGCGGTAGCGGAGCAGTCCGAAGGGTCGGTCAAGCAACTCTCCTTCTGGGTTCCCGAAGTGTTGGTGGACCGTTTTACGCTCTATAACAATTATGGAGCGATGCTAAATCGTTTTCAGGCCTCGTCTGAGACGTATCGTGTTTTTCTTCGTGGAATCATGTACTTATACGTCTCTGGACCTATCCTGCAGCGTATCGAATCCGCGTTGAACGTCGCGGCCGGGTATCCGGTCTGCAGCACCGCGGGGGAGACGCTCACCACGTACGACTCGGGGTTGACTTACAGTGGGACGGACGGTGTTTTCACGGCCTTGACCACGCAATTCTCGAGCGCGAGCACGACCTTCACGTCGCTGGATATCGGCGGGTATGTGGTTGTTAAAGTCGCGGTCGAAGACATCAACCGCACGCGCTTTCGGGTCTTGAGCGTGATTGATTCCCATACGGTCGAGGTCGAAGCGACGTACGGCGTGTTGGATGAAGTAGGGATGACCTGGGAGTTCAGCCGAACGCTCAAACATACCCTGACCACGGAGACGACGAGCGGCACGGTACGGACGTATTCGTTCCCCTACTGGGTACCGATGCGGAGCGATCTCATTCCGGCGAATGCTGTAACCTTCGATGCTTTTGAGGTATTTACAACTGCCTTTATCGTGTCGGACTATTTGATTGACCCGACATGGTGGCACAACAAGTATATCCCAGAGGTGCTCTGGGGTTCGTCGTCGCAGTCTCGGAGATTTGCAACGACGCAATTAATCGAACATGTTTTTGACCCCGCAGACGGGGCATGTATCGATGACCCTGGTTTGTATTTGGACGCGGGAGATGATGGAGTCGTCCTTCATCCAGAGATTCCATTTACGACAACGCCTGTGTCTTTGTTTCGACACACGGTAGCCTTCATTCTTTTTGACCGCTACCTAAAGATGCACATGTTTTATGTGGGGATTGATCATGATACTGAATTTTCGACGGAGTTTATTGATGACATCACCGATCTTGTGTTGGTTGCTAAGCCCGCGTATACGTACCCTTATGTTGAGCCAGGTGAAGATTTCCGCGATACTCTGAAGCTGCTCGAGGAGTTCTGGATTGGTGAAATAGGATTTACGCTCGATGACTCATTTGCGACTGTTGCAAAAGGAATCACTCTCGATCACGATATCCTGACCCTCGATGATTATTATCGATACGAGACCTATGTCGCAGAGGCTACAGGAAAAATTGCGCCGCTGTCGGCCCTCACAACGTTTAATATCGCACCTTCCCCCATTGCTCCTGAACGTGAATATTTTGTGACGCTACGTTTCAACGCGACAGTCCACGGGAAGCAGGTCGTCGAAGGGCGCGATTATACTATCGATTTAGACCCCATATCGGCATCCTATGGAGAAGTGACGATTGTTACGGCGGATTGGGACGCGGGTGCGATAACGTTCGACGCCCAGACCATTGTTTTGTACAATGCGGGTTTGAGTGCGCCAAATACAACGATTGGATATACCCCTTTAGCCGTTGATGGAACAGACCCGACCTATTTGCGTGATACTGTCACGGAGCAATCAATGATCGACCGAGCACTGACCGTTACTATTGATACAGGACTTCCAGCAGGGATTCCTCCAGGAAACTACACGTATGTCTGAAAGGGTAAAACCATGCCTCACTTTCTAGATCAAGGTGGCCTTTACGGGCATTTCTACATGCGGGTTTACGACGTAGCTCTTGACGGGAGTAAAACGCTGCGTTTTAGATTTGCAAAGAAAAATCAAATCACAAATAATGGGCGTTTGACGGTGCTCGGTCTTTTGTCGCAGGTTGCGTTAGGCACGCCCGTTCAAGCACACCCGGAATACGGACAAATTTGGTCCTTGAGCGTAGGCGATAGCAATATCCCTCCTGCGTCCTCTCAGACGAGTCTTGTCTCGCCTGTTTGGACAGGAGCTCTCGATGTGGCGCTTGGAGAACGTGCATACAATCCAGGGTCTTATCAATTGAATATTCATAAAGAGGTACCTCCGGGAACCGCCACAGGGTCTACCTTTGCGGAGGCTGGATTATTTACGCGGGGGTCCCTAGCTGCGCCTACTCCGGGTTATCCGACTTGGGAGGTTATCCCCGAGCGTCTTATGTACGCTCGGCAAATCTTTTCCTCTTTTGTAAAGGGTTTGACAATGTCCGTGGTATTTGACTGGACCCTCGGCATGACCGTGGCGTAGGAGAAATTTTCAATGTCTACACAACTGATTGATTTTGAAACTGGGAGTTTGACGACAGGCGATTCCGGCGAGCGTATGGAGGAGGAGTCCATCAAGCCTTACGTCGCGGGTGAGCGGGTCCAGGCAGTCGTCTTCGACCGACCCCTTGAGAATCTTCGGGCGCGCACGGAAGAGCTCCGGAAGAAGGTCGAGGACCTCTTGTACCGCGCCGATGCGGACAAGTGGATCATCACGGGTGGTAATAGTATTGGCCAGGTGACGGTGCCGGTGTTGACGGCATTCCCAACCGTGACATGGTCAACTGGCACGAACAAGTTCACGATTTCGGAAGCGATTGTGCTTCAGCCCCTGATGGCTCCACTTGAGGACAAGTTTGCGTCCAAGAGTTTTGTGCTTAAGACTGCTACATTTTTGATTTCAGCCAATGACAATGTTGCAGCGAGAGACATCCTTTTTGATTATCAGTTGGCTAACAGCATTCGCATTATTTGGGAAGAGTCTGCGTCGCTCGGGGGTGACACTTGCGTAGCAACAATTGAAGGAGAACCTGAGCATATTCTTCGAATTGTTATTCGGGATGACGGAACAACCCTTGCATCAGATGTTGCAGTTGAACTCAATACAATTTTAGGACCACCAATCGCGGCGTCTCCATTCAAGTTCACATTGACGAGTGCCGTACCTGTTTATATTAGTTTATCGGACTTGTCGGCAGGAGACCGCGATGTAGTTCTTACTGGAACATATTCACGTGAGTTACATCATCTTGCTGCAGCAGAACTCAACACGTTCTTTGGCACTACCACGTTATCAGCTGATGGTGATGGTATTGGTATTTGGTACGAAGAGTTGACGGATTCAGTTTTGTCCACGCGCGGTGGGCGCCGACAAGCGACACCGATGACAGCTCCGGCACCGAATACGGAGGTTCTTTCGACCAAGCTTTTCAAGTTTTCGACCAACCCTGAAAAGATTCCCGGAGCTATTCCCCTGTGTCGGCGCATCGGTACGTCCTTGGTGTTTGTCGATGGGACGGTTGTGGCCGCGGGACAGACGGCGACGTTTGGTGGAGAGGGCTCTATCGATGCGTTGTTGGCTCGGTATCTTACGCATGTCGGTGGGACAGCAGACCAACATCCAGCTGAAGATATTACTTTTGATGATACAAATTTTAATGCTAGTTGGGGACTTAACCCAGCAGAGGTACAAGAGGCTATTGACTTAGTTGTGGGTGCGTTGGATGCAACGACTGCTCCTAGTGGGGCGACTCGTGTAGGTTATGCGCCTTATTCTTGGATTGCAGCGACTACTGTTAGCGATGTTATTAAAGAAATTGTAGATGACCTTGCGCTTCAGGCCGGCACTCCCGGCACGGCACGCATTGGCAACGTCGCAGCGGTCACGACTGTATGGGATTGGTTTACGCGAAGTAAGGACACAGTCCAGGCGCAACTTGCTTCGGTGTTTACGGCGTTGAACAGCTGCCTGCCGGTAAATCAGACCAATGTTAATCCGCAGGTCGCGGTGGACGGTTCTGATTCGATCTTTCAGGGTATGTTACGCGGGTTGGTGGCGCCGGCGCCATCGGTTTCGTGGAAACAATTGATTGAGCAGGATTATGGAGATGTCGGTTCGAGTCTGGGTGTGCAGCCGTCGATCCCGTGGGCGCCGCCCAATTATCGGGACGTGGGTACGCGCACCTGGGTTGATGTCTGCCCGGGATGGTTTTGGTATGCGCGTAAGCCGTGTTTTTTCGCGGTCTCTAATGAAAAAGCATGTGTATATAAGCTTAACCATATCGCTACGAACTCCGACGGCATTGGCGACGTGGATATCTACGTCGATTGGAGCGGCACCTACCCGCTTGCGATGCCGCTCGCGGTGGCGAGTAACGGCAAGTATTTGTACGTGCTCACCGCGGATTCATCGACGCATCGCGCGAGAATGTTGCAATACGACTGCTACACGAATCCGCTCACAACGCCGACGCTCTATAAGAACGAGTATTTCGATGCCATCGAGCTATGGGATGGCGCGTCGGCTTATGTAACTTCGATTTCGATGGGAACGAATACCTTGGCCTTTACGGCCAAACATAGCACCGGGGTGCTCACGGCTGACGAGTTCACCGTGATCGTCGCGCAGGCAGACGTTACCTCTTGGGGTCATGGGCGTGGAAATATAGGCGTGGGAGCTGGTATCGACAATGCTACTGGTTCGCTTTGTCATATTGGCGATGACACGTATGCCTTTGGTTACAGAGATGGAAGCCTGCATGGATTCGCTGCTGTTCAGGCGACGGTCATTGGTGGTTTGGTGACTGGCGTCATTGTGCCCGCAGCCGGGCCGCTCACAGTAAAGGGGACTGGCTCGTCGTATATGCTTAAATCCTGCGTTTTTGATGGCGCGACCGCGTGGTTTATTGATGAGACCGGGCAAGTCTTTGCCTATGCCCATAAGGGCAGCGACGCATCTGAGGCCGAGCGGTGGATAATAGCTTTCGAATTGACGACTAATAACCTGATTGATCAGTCGGTTGGCGCAGAGGTGCGCCTCGCGTTTGATGGAGCGCGCGTATGGATTGCTGCGCGCGCGTATGGATTAAATCGTATTGTAATGATGTCGTTTGATCCAACGCTCATGCTTGATCCGGTATTTTTCCCAGCTGGTTATCCAGCCAAGTTCCCTATGATATATCTAAATCCGCCGGTCACGGCCGGGTGGGCATCTAACGGCCCGACAACGGGCCAAGGCCCCGGCAAGATCGCGATCATTGCGGACGTCGCCATGGTAATCGGGCGCTTGGAGCCTAAGGACGGCATTTTGCATAGGGTGGTTAACCTGTCTCGGCGCGGTGGACAGTTTGCATGAACGGTAGTTTATTTTAAAGACGTGAAAATAAGTTGTATCCTATATAGATTTTATAACCTAAACCACATACTCAAATCTCGTCGGCACCTCATCCAACTCCACTTTAACACTCGAATTTATCCACTGAGTCAGCCCTCTCGCTGTCGCCAAGCGAGCCAGCATCGATATTTTCTCTGTTCCTTTCGTGGCGACTTTCATGACGTCGTGCAGGTCATCCCCATTTTTCGTGGCCTCGACGGCGGCCGGCCACATATCTGAGATGGGTCCGTTGTTCAGGTAGTCCAAGAAGGCCTGCTCCATGACCGTCGCGGCGCCCTCGGGGTCGTCTTCGATGACGAAGGCGACGATGAGTCGGGCGGTGAGCGCTTGGACGGCAGCAGGGCTGAGGTTGGTTCCCTCGGCGATGTCCACGCCGTCCAGTGTCGCGAAGGCGAAGTGCCTGGCTATCTGTTCGGCCATGTTGTGGGCGGATTGGACTGTCGTCTCGGCCGGGAGAGCGGCGGCGAGCGAGGTTGCGAATTCGATGACGTTGTCCGCGAGGGCCATCTAGAGGACCTTCTCCATGAGGTCGACCTGCTCGAGCAGATAACCCGCGGAGTATTTTTTCAGAAGGATGCGGACGCCTGCTATTCCGTCTAAGCAATCCTTGCAGATGTGCCCTACCGTGACGGTGCCATGCTTGATTTCAATCGAATCTTCGGCGGGTGTTTTCAGGCACTCAAAAATGCTACACATCGTCTTCAACCTCTAGCTGCTTGAGCTTGTGCAAGACCTCGAGTTGAGATCGGGTCATCCCATTTGGAAAATGGATTCCACGGGCGAGCTCGGCCATCCAGAGCGCGTCCGCTTCGTCGTCGCTTTTATCAGTTCCGGGCCACTGGGGCCAGTACCCTTGTGCCGTTTTCACCATGAAGTTCTTGTCGGATAGACCGCGTCCTGTGGCAAATTTTTTCACGGACGAGGGAGGTGCAAGGAGCACGGGGATGCCGTAATCATAAAGTTTCAGGAGGAAGAGTCCGCGAACTTGTCCAAGTAGGTCAGCTTTTAGGGGTCTCTCGTAGGCTGGGGCCTCAATTACTGCTTGTGTTATTTGGCCTAAATAGGGGCGCAGTAAATGCGGAACAGTATCTCGAATGTAAGCCAGCCGTTCTCCGCCGCGCCGCTGTTTGGGGAGAATGGTTCCCGCGAAGACGTACTGTCCCTTCTCTCCGATGAGCGCCAAGCCTGTGCTGGTAGCAGAAGGGTCGATTCCTAAGAAGTACACGTTGTATCTCCTTTCCAAGACCGCTAAGATTATCGCATGGCCAAGATGAATGTAACATACAGTCGTGAAGTTCTAGAAGACGGCTATTTTTTGGGGGTGACGGTGTTGCCGGCGCCCGATACGGACCCAGCTGGGAAGCTCGAGGAGTCCCTCGTTGTTAATACGGCTGATGAAGACATCGCGCGCTTTTCAACGCTCGTGGATTTGGAAGACCTAGCAGTAGGTACAACTCTTGAGTGGTTTCAAGCAGCTTCGTATGCGAAGACCCCTCCTGAAGGTACTCCGCAAATGTATGACACACTGCGTCTTGATACCATTCCAGGATCGTGGGTGCAGCTTGGAGCCGCGGCACCTATGAATTTTTCAATTGAAGAGATCACGGGGTCGTTATATGCGTTTAGATTATCTGGGTCGGTTATGCCGCCATGTGGATTTACCGGGATTTTATCTTTTACGATTTTAGAAAATACGGAAGGAGGAGAGGTCATACGGATATCTCAAATAACAGATCAGATTGTCACTATCCGCCGCTACGACCAAAACTCTTCAGGAAATGACCCGTACGTGCGCGTTGCAAGTGCAGCCAAGCTTTTCTCGTCGATAACAGAAGCTACGAATAAGTACGCGGCCCTTCGAGCTGAAGCGGCTTCTCTTATAGACGCCACGGACCTCGAAGAAGAATCTTTCACGGGTACAATCACGGAGGAATATGACTGATGGCTGTTTCTATTACGCTAAAACAAACACAGTCCATCACAGAAGCGAATCTCTTCCGTGTTTTGGATGAGGTCACGGCCGCAGCAGATATTTCTGGTTCTATCTTCGTTTTCACAACCGAGACCCAGGCCTTCTCGCATGTAGCGACGGTCTACGATATCGAGCATCTCACGTATACCTCCTATGCCGAGGCCTTTGCGGCGGGTGCGGAGTTTTATAGGCTTGACGAGGTTCAAAGGGACTTTGAATCGCAAGCTACCGCTGAGTCTTTTGCGGCGTATACACAGGCTCGAACGCGGACATTGGTGGATGATTACATCGAATATTCAGCAGGCTTCGAAGGTGTGACGACCTTTGTTTACACAGGAGCGTAGATAAAATGCTCGATACGAGAGTTCAGTTTGATCGGACAACGATAGCGCTCCCAGATGGTACGAACGTCTATCAGATAGATGCTGCCGTTATAGACAAGGGTGATCTGCCTCATGCGAATATTTTTGTGTATCAAATCTTGGACGAGCTCGATACGACACGGGATACGTTTGTGCGGTTAGGAAATCCGTATGACTTGGAGAACATCGATACTACGCGTGCAGTAGCGATAGCAGACGACCAGGAGTTCTTTTTAGCTTCAACTTTACAAGTTCGATATACCGATTTGAACACGGCGGTGCAGGCGAAAGACGCGGTGCGGTCGCGTATCGACAATTCGGTGAATGCGTGGCGGACGTACTCCGTGGATTTCAGTGGGTCAGATACCGTAAATCATCCAACAGCAGAAGCTACGTATGAACAGCAGCTTAAAGATGATTATGAGACAGCAAAAGACGCGCGTGTCGCAGCGGATGTTGATCTCGCGGCAGCTGATTTAGCGCTGACCTTGGCGCAGGATGCGGCACAGGACGCCGTGACGTTGGGTGACGTTTATAAGAGAGATTTGGATTTCACGTCGCAGTCGTATGTGATTTATTGGGCGAATTATTTCTTAGCTGAGAATACGTTCTTTACGAATATGACGGATCGGTTCGGAGAGTTTACCGATGATTTCTTGCAAGTAACAGGATACAATTACGTATCTACTGGAACTGTAGGAGGAACCCCGGCTGAAGAAGCCTGGTTATACCACCTACAGACGATGGAAGCGAATCTTAAGGCTAGAACTTTAGCAGCTTACAACGGCACCTCTCTCGACGCGGCATTCCTGGCCTTCCACCTCAGTGTTGGAGGCTATTACACATCTCAGCAAGGCGTCATTGCTACCGCCAACGTCACGGCCGCAAATGCTGTCACAGCAAAAAAAGAGGCCGAAGCCTCTTTGGCATCCGCGCAGCTGGCAGAGGATGCAGCCCTTGCTGCGGTCCTCGCCGTCTGCCCGGATTTCGATCCTTCCTCAGTCTGATTTCTCAGGATACGCGTTTGGGTGGATGTACTGATGCCCGTAGTAGCGGTGGACATCGAACATGCTGGTGTACGTTTGGGTGGTCCAACGGGGGGCGGGTCGTCCTTGGGTTGCGTGGAAGATGGCTTCTACGTTTACCCTGTAGCGGTCGGGCTGCACATGTAGAAGAGGCCAACATGTACCAGACCCAAAAGCACCGTGGGATTCGAGAGACCTATGAACTTCTTCCGTGACCATCATGATGAGGGCCGCAGCCTTGTCCCCGAGCGGATAGTATTCGGGATAGTGTCTCCATTCTGGGTGCTCGCGCTGATAGTTTTCTTTTAAGTAATCGGCAGCTGTTTCTATCGAGAAGTTTTCGATAACATATGAGACATCCGTTTTGTGGTAAACGACTGCGCGTAGTCCGCGCCCTCTCTCACTGCTAGCTTTTAGTCTAATTCCCAACTTAAAACGGTCCTGTTTCCAAGCAAGGTTTCCTTGGTGCCAACTTATGAATGCGAGGTCTTCTCTGTCTATACCGGATATTTTTAATAAGTAAAACGCCTGTAATTGTTCTTCGGTAATAGTTTCGGGGTATCCACACCTTAAGACGTACTGCTTCGACTTATATTGTCCATGGTAAAGAGTGCACACTTCTTTCTTCGTACAATGCGCACATTGGTTTTTAATCGTACTTTTTATTTTCGCTTTAGTCGTAGCACTAGTGCTTTGGCGTTCTTGCAGTTCTTCGCAGTACTCAAAAGAGTGGTCTTCGGGGATACGGATAAATGGGGCGATCCCTATGGGCGTACGAGGTTCGCTATAGCGATAGCGATGTGTTCCAGTACTTACGGTGAGAGGCTTCGTATAAAGAGGTGAGATATATTTAAAATTTCCAATAGCTGGGAATTTTCGTTTCTTTAATTCGTCTATCCAGTCCTCGGCGTACAAATCATTTTCGAGGTATTTAGGACGCGGATAAAAGAGGCAGGGGTCTCCGGGAAATTCGGAGGAGTCTGAAACGCAGTTAGAACAGCCGAATAGGACGCGAGGAGACATGCAGTCGCGGCGGAATTCGTGGATGGTACCAATTTTTATTTCACCTTCCGGGGAGATATATCCAACTAAATCCCAGAAGGAGTCCGTTGCGAATCCACTATTCTTGAGGTCTGGATAGGTTGATACTGTCAGTTCGTCGTTGAAAACTTTTATATATAAGTGTCGTTCCAGTTTCAAGTCGGAGAGGGATTTGGCGAAATCGTAGAGCTCTTGGCGGGTGGTCAGGCATGTCTCGAATATTAGAAGTCCAGTGTCGTCTTTAGGTCCCATCTTCGCTACAGTGTAGCGCTGAATAGTTGGCGATGGCTCCACAGAGCTCGGTGTGGAGATTACTTCCTTTTCTAGGGTCGACCTGCTGTACATACGTTACTTTGCCTTTCAACCAGAACAGTAACTGCTCTGGGGAACCGAATTTGGCACGCCTGTATTGCGTCTCTAATCCATAAATGAGACAGTTATGGACGATAGCGCGAAGACGCAGGTATTCCACGCGTGCGATTGTAATCCTATCGCTGAAGTTCAGGCCCAATAGGTCCTTCGTTCTATTCGAAGAGCGGATATGCACCTTGCGACGGTTAACAGCGTAACCTGTCTCTTCGATGATTCGAATGAGCTCTTGAACAATCTCGACCTTTTCATTAAATGGGAAATCGCGTCCGCACGTAAAAGCGAGGTCGTCAGCATACCGAGAGTATACCCAGACACGTTCGCCGTGCAGATTGTATTTCACGTTTAGAGTTTCGAGGTATTCACAGATGGGTTTGTCCAGACGATAGTACGCGACGAGATTGCAGATGGCGCCAGAGGTAGGAGCGCCTTGAGGGACACCAAAACGTATCCCATCGGGGTATCTTTTAGTGGGACAAGGAATGTCACGGACGGTGACCATCCCTTTTATCGGACCTGCTATTTCATTTGGATACCCTAGATTCTTTTCGAGCATCTCTCCTACCCACCATCGACGGGTGCGGTGGAAGAAATCTTTTAGGTCCATTTGAATATAGGCTCCCTTGCGGGGGCAGTTGTGTTTGGGCGGGGTCTCGATTGCAGCGTCACATATCGGACATTTGGCGATGTGCCGTGTTACCGCGGAGGCGATATCTTTTCCTACACGGTAGGCGGTGACGTAGATGGGGAGGTGTTCTTGTAGCAGGTCTAAGAAGTTCTTGTTCAGCCTCTTCTGTGCGAATTTGACTACGGGGTTTGGAGCGTGGAGTAGTCGTATATTCCCACGCCTCTTTTTGATATGGAGATGAATGTACCGGCTCTTGTCGTCTGCTACGACGACGTACCAGAGCGTTTTATTTCTAATTTGTATTAAGTTCGAGAGGCTCGTGGAATCGAAGGGTCGTGGGAGTATAGGGCTATCTACTGGGAGGGGATAAAAATCATACGAGGGAACCATTCTTCCTCCAATAGGTTGAGATACAGGAATTTGTTCCAGGGACGCACGCGCCTGTCAGGAAGTAGACGGAGCGGGGGCAGTACAGACACGCGGGCTCGAATTTGCTCTCGTGCAGGAAATAGAATTTTCCTAGACCAGTGCCTAGATTTGTTGTTTTTGCTTTCGTTGCTTTTCGTGCGTATTGGTAGGCGTAATGCTGGTCTCGATTAATGTACGTGGGAATTACAAGGCAAGCTTTATTTCGATAGAGAAGATTTCGGAGCTCTTCGCGGATGTAGGTGGCGGGAGGGTAATGTCCTGAATAGGCCCATTCGGTGGTTATAACGCTGGTTGTATTTGTGTTGGGATGCACGACCCAGGCGGTCCTAAAGAGTTTCGCCAATTCCTCCTCGTTAACCGTTGGGACAATGTAGTAGATGTTCCAAGGTATTCGGTTGGGTTCTTTAGAAGAGACGTGCACCCGTGAAAAGCGGTCTGGACGGTTTATCCGGAGAATGGGGATCGGCTCAGTCATCAATTTTCACCACGATATCCTGCATGGCAGGGTGGACTGAACCTTTTGGGCAGATGACCCAGATGACGGGGCAGGGGGGTTTTAATCTAGGCATGGGTCCTCCTTGTATGTCGCTGACGGGAGCTTCTCCGTCGGTGAAGATGACCATCAGGTCGGTTGCGAAGGGTTGCGTGTCGGGCCTCGGTACAGACCAGTCTTTGGCGGTGTCTTTCCCGAGTACGCGTCGAAAGGGAGCACAGAAGTCAGTACCTCCATATCCGTGGCGAATGCGCAGTGTTTTGGCTATCTCTTGAATCTCGGAGTCACTCGAGGTGCGGGTAAAGAGTTCTTCGTATTGAATCCCGTGATCGAAGGTGATGGCGCGAAGCATTACGCCTTGGAATTGACGTAGGATGGCTATGTGTTCGTTGATACAGATTGCGAAGTTGTCGTCGCTCATGGACCCGCTTGAATCTGTTGCGAGTGTGATACGAAAAGTGAAGTCGTGGTTGTAACCGGGGAAAGGCTCAATCCCTTCATCGAGGACTGGATACAGCGCGATGTTTGGCTGATTCATAGAATAAATCAGCTTGTTACTAATGACGCTCTTGATTTGGTTCCTGAGGACGATAGGCCAGGGTACCCGGGGTTCTGTAAGAAGCTCTTCGACAATCTTTTGCATGCACCCGGGAATGGTTCCGCGGTTGCGTGTTGTTTGCTCGACAGCGGTACGCACGGCAGACGCAGCGTTTCGCTGGATGTCGTTTGCGAGGCGCTCGAGCTCGCCCCCGGACATATTCAGTATCTTCCCTAGAGCCTTTTCAGTGTCCCGGGGGAACAGTGGATCGAAGTCGCCACAGTCTTCATCATCTTCGGGGTCTTCTTCGCTCTCGGGGTCTTCGTCGTCCCCGTAGTCGTTGTCGTCCTCGTCCTCGTAGTCATCATCTTCGGGGTCTTTATCGTCTCTTTCGTCATTCTCGTCATCTTCGGGGTCTTCATTATCCTCGGGGTCTTCCTCGCGTTCAGGGTCTTCGTTGTCTCCGGGGTCTTGACCTTCTTCAGGTTCATCATCGGGGTCCCCGAAGCAATTCATATTAAGCATCATTTCGTTTTCTTTTATCTTCTTAAGAATTTCAGCTATCGCATTTTCTCTTTCCATTAGTAGCAAAAAGTATTCTTCCATGCTCAACCCCTGAGGGAGGTTACATTTTTCAGGGAAGAGTGCCTTTTCATAAACAATTTTAAAGGCTTCTACGTTTTTTCCTACTATTAAGGGCCGTACCGCGAGGTCGTTCGCCGTGAGGTCTGCGGCTATATTCAGTGTCTCCCATATTTTTCGTAGTTTTGGATTGGCCGAGAGGACTCTAGCCCCTCCAATTGTTCGAAGCATTCTTTCGTGATGACGAAATCCTAGATGTGCAGCTTCGTGTACCAATATGCAGAGCTGCATGGGAACGGGTTGGGCGTTGAACTTTTTAAGGTCGACATGCAAACAGAATCTGCCTGCGTTATCAATTGCAATGCCTGCGGGAGCTTTCAGGACTGTGTAATTACGGCGGCAACTATTTAGAATTCGTCCGAAGAAGTTATTGTCGCCACGATAACTTCCGAGCCAGTAAAACGCATTTTGCAGAGGTGTCCGGTCTAGGGCTGACATTCCTGGTCCTTTCTAATATACTTGGAGTTGTGCATGTATCACGCACGGTTGAGAGGATACCCAATGAGCATCATCGACGTCACAAATGATCCTGCTTTTTCGAATCTTCGAGTCCTGTCTGAGCAGTATCCGGGGCTGGTAGAGTTCGCCAAAGCAGCGGAGCTCTCCCCTGAGGAGTTTGAAGCTCTCCCCGCGGGAGCGTTTGCTTGGCCGGAAAAGCGGGTCTTTCCTATTCATACCAAGGAACACGCAGCAATTTCACAGGCTTACGCCAAGCACGCCGGGGAACTTCCCGCGCATGTGCAGGAAAGCCTGAAGCTGGCGTGTGACGCGCATTCCATCCCCGAGGACTTGCTGGTTCCGTCCAATACCAAGACGGCCGGCGCGGTGTATCACCTGCTCCCCGAGCTGAATCGTTTTCGAGTGGCATCGGCCGAAGACGTCTTGTACGCCGTGGATGCCTTGGAGAAGCAGGCGCACGTGCTCACGGACGAGCAGCGCACCGAGGCCTGTCATAACTTGGCGAAGGTGGCAGAGACTTTTGGGGTTACGGTGAATCCGATTCTGCAGAAGTACGCCGGCAACACGCTCACGGATACCGAAGTCCTTGCGGACTGGTTAGATGCGAGAGCGGAAGCTTCTGAATGGGTAGGAAATAAGATTGCTGCGGTGGAGTTCAAGAGCTTAGGGCAATCCTATCGGCATGTCAACAAATACTTGGGGTCGAAAGAGGACCAAGTGAAGTTGGCCCAGGCCATCGCCGAGCTCGACAAGTTGGCCGGCATCGAGAAGTACGTGGGCAAGAGCCTCCCGAACCCCATCTTGACGGTGTGGAACACGACCAAGGTGGCCGCTCAGCAGCTCGAGCTCAACGGGATGCTCTTCGACAAGAACAAGCTCGCCTCACTGCCGGCCAGTTTTTGGAACGACGCCCTCGGCCCGGACTTCGTGGAAGAGTTCGCGCCCGGGGGTGTGGTTGACCCGGCGATGCTGGAGACGGTCCTGCAGACCTTGCCGGCCGACATGAAGGCGTCTTTGGCCACGCAGCTCGCGCCCTACGCCGCATGACAGAGCTCCATGAAGGCTTCAAGACGCTCTGGGGACTGATACCCGGCATCAGCCAGGGTATGATGGCGAAGATGGCGTCTGAGCAGTCGAACAACGGCGCCCTGCAGGTACTCAAAGACCCGCAGGCGAATACGGCGGCGGGGTTGTATCTTGCGGCGCGGACGGTCTACGGGGAAGACATCCTGAAGTGGGAGCCCGAGACGGTGTGGCTGACGCTGGACAAGGATGGGGTGAATCTCCCCGACGAAGAGCGGAACAAGTTGCAGGCAGCTATCTCCCTCATCGTCCATCCCGCTTTTTACTGGGATAACCTGGTCTTCCAGCGCACCGTCCAGGCCTTGAATGGGGAACTTTTTGACCCAGAGGCGTTGCAAGAATGCACTGCTGCTCACATGGCTTGGGCTGTCTACGAAGCTGGGGTGATTAGGGGATTGGATAACGACCAGGTAACCATACCCGAGTTCGACGAGGATGTCCAGCAATATATTGCGGTATGTTTGTTTCGTGAGGGATATGTGTTCCCGCCCGAGCCCCTGGCTGATTTCGTCGCGGACAACCTGGAGGGACTCTTCCCCAAGAATTCCAATGCCACTGCCCTGAAAAAAGAAGTGGCAGACAGTTGGGAAGCCTTGGACAAGACCGTCCTCGAGAGAACCGAGTTCTTCGAGAACGAGCTTGGCGTCCAGCTTGCCCAGTTGTCTGCCTGTTACCTGTACGTGAAGAGGTGGGCTGACCAGCTCGCCGACGATCTCTCGACCGCGCGGCAGCGCTAGTTCAGTTGTTGAGGCGGATGAAACGGTCTACGGCCTCATGGGCCTTCTCCGTGTGTCGCAGGTGAGCCCGGAAGCGGTCCTTGTCCTTGACGAAGCTGTTGATGAGCCACCCACGGTAGGCAGGCTTGCCGTACCGGGTTGCGGTGGCGGTGATGTTGTCCGTGAGGAGCGCCGAGTATTCCGCAGCGCAGCTTTCGAAGAAGTGGAAGAGCGCGGGGTAGGCCTTATCGACGTCGTACTCCGAGTCGAACATGTAGTTCAGCAGGTTGTAGACGAACTCCACGAGGCGCGGCTGCTTGCCGGCGTCTTCCACCTCTTGGAACTTATGCATGAAAGTCTTGTAGTCCTGTAGAAATTCCAAGGGGCTTAGGATGACGCTATTGTCCTCGACGAATGACTGGAACTGGGTCGCGGTCGACATATTCAATGTAGCACCGAAGCGGGACAGAGCTCGGCTGCTCGTCAGGGGGATGCCGATGTGCTCGAGCGCGTAGCAGTCGAGGGAGATGGTCTGCCAGGAGGCCGGGCAGGCGAAGGGCCGGTTGTTGAGCTTGTTCTGCTCGTCGTAGAGCATGGTCGGTGATGTTCCGATGAATGATCGGACAGCCTCGTGACAGGACATCCCGAGGTTGTGTTGGTCAGCTTTTTCATAGTGGTTCTCGTACATGGCACGGACCTCAGGAGATTGCACGACGGGGGACATGCGGTCGCTGTAGTGGAACTCACGAGTACGCGCATGCTGCAGCCACTCTTCAGTGGAGTAGATGGCGTACACGAACTTCAAACGCCGACGCAGTGCCGCGTTGTTTTCGATCTGCTGAACGGAGTAGGCCCCGGTGGCGGGATTCATGAGTGCGATTACGAGGCAGTCTTTTGGGAGCTCGTAGTCGTAGATGCGGCGGTCCTCGATGATGGAGAAGAACATGGAGATGGCGTGCTGTTGGCCCATGTTTATCTCGTCAAAAAGAACGATGCTCCGCTCGCCTGCTTTCGGGAAAACGGTGGGCAACTTGATCTTAAAAAATCCCTCCTCGACGTCCCTTACGGATGGAACGCCTGCTCCGAGTAGTCCAAATTGAGCAGTACGGATATCACATACGCGGGCTTCGAGCTCGCGTGCGGCTTGGTGCACGGATTGAGATTTTCCCAGCCCTGCTTCTCCGACGATGCAATATACACCACGATACAAGCGGTTTTCGAAGCTCATTTTGAGTTCGCTTTTTATCTCCCCGATGGTCATCCGAGGGATATTGTAGAGGTCCGCATACTCTACATTTGTGGATTCACTATTGTTTTTCGCCACTTGTCTGTTATCCTTTCTTTAGATGAAATCTGTTTCCGCCACCATTAGCGAAGTCTGTGAGGCCTGGTTATATCTAAACGGTAAACCTTTTCGTCTCGATATGTGGCCAGCGCATCGGGCCTTTTACGATGGGCGCTGGCGCAGAACGTTGTTGAAAACTAGCCGGCAGGTCGCGAAGTCCACGACCCTGGCAAATTTCGGCATAGCTGAATGCTCTCTTATACCACATTTTTCCGTAATGTTTGTAACGCCTTCGAAAGAACAGACCATGCGTTTTTCGAATTCGCGCGTTACAAAAGTTATGCGGTACTCCCCCATCATCCATAAAAAGTTTTTGAGTCCCGAGCTTTCCGACCGCGTGTTGCACAAGCAGTTCACGAACGGGTCTGAGATGGCGTTTGCTTATGCACTTGACGACGCTGACCGTATCCGCGGTTTATCTACCGACCGAAACGTTTACGATGAGGTCCAGGACCTTCTTTATAACCCGGTAATTACAGTCGGTAACGAATGTTTGGCGCGTTCGCAATACGCTTATGAGACCTATGCGGGGACGCCGAAGACGATGGAGAACACCATTCAGTATCTCTGGGAAATGAGTACCCAGACTGAATGGGTAATGAAATGCAATAGTTGTAAGAAGTATCAGTACGCAGATTCAGAAAAATCGATTGGCTTGAAAGGCATGATTTGTCTGAAGTGCGGGTCTTATTTGAATCCATTTGAGGGACAGTGGCTTGATACAGCCGAACCCTTAGCAGAGAAGTCCTTAATTGAAGAGGAAGATCGCATAAAAGGTTTTCACATCTGTCAACCTTCGATGCCAGATTGTAACCCTGTGGCGGTAGAGAAGGCGGGGTATAACCAGGACCATGTTCGTTTCGCTACGAAGCAGTGGAAAGACATTCTTTATAAACGTGAAAATCTTCCAGCGACGACATTTCGAAATGAGGTATTAGGTGTTTCGGACTCGCTCGGCGCGAGAATGATTGCGAAAGACGAGCTTGAGGGACTTTGTACGGGGCTCCCACTCTCAGCTGTCCCAAACGCTATGAATATGAATGGTATTGCAATAACTGTTGCGGGAATAGACTGGTCGGGAGGTGGGACGTCTGGCGTGTCGCGTACTGTGTTATGGATATGGGGAGAACATAAAGCGAGCGGAATTCTTCGCTGTCTTTTTTATCGTATTTATCCTGGTATTAACCCTGTAAATTCAGTCGAAGAGATTATCCAAGTCTGTAATTATTATCGGGTGGCTTACGCCGTGGGTGATGCGGGAGAAGGAAGCCTCCCGAATGACGTCTTGCGAAATGCGTTGGGTGCCAACCGTATGACGCAGGTGCAATACGGAGCGTATGCCAAGGCTTTGAATTGGAACGGGCAAGACCGTTATCTACTAGACCGCACGACAATGATCGATAACTATGTGATGTTGCTTAAGAAAAAGTTGGTACAGTTTGGGCCTAGGGAGGAGATGTCCATTGCACTTGCGGACATCTTAAATGAATACGAAGAGGTGACGATGTTGGGTAGGAAGGTGTGGAGGCACTCGCCACAGAAACCGGACGACTGCCTCCACGCGGGACTCTTTGGCTGGCTGGCTTTTAAGATCATCATGAATGATCTTAAATTTTGGAAGGATTGAGAATTGAGCGTTAGGCCGCGGATTGTTCTGCAGCACCTTCTGCAGCTAGGGCATTTCTGATTTCCAGGTCCAGATAATCGTCATCGTCGTTGTCGCTCTTGGCGAGCTCGGGGTGGTCCGATAGGAAGGTGTTCACGGGCATCAAATCGCCGTAGGTATTGCCCACTTCGACGTCCCATGAGAAGGGGACAGGGAGCCAGGGGAATTTCTGTGCGACCTGTTTCACACCGTAGTCCTGGATGAAGGCGGGCATTTGGTGCACGTACTTCTTCGGGATTTGGAACACAAGCGAGTCGTGTACCGTGTTGAGCATGTTCCCGCCGAAGTCGTTGCTGATGACGGGGTTGGTGGCGCAGAGGACGTCGAGCACCATCTCGGCGCTGGTGTTTTGGATCTTGAAATTGACCGCTTGGCGTTCTGCGCGCCCGCGCATGATGCTGGGGAGATTCTTCAGACTGAGGTGACGTCGTCGACCGAGGAACGTCTCTACGATACCGAGGTGGGTGACTTGGTCTTTGGTCGCTCGGATGTAACCCTTGATGGATGGGAACATATCGAAGAGGGACTTGATGATGGCCTGGGCCTGGTTATCGGGGATGCCTACGATGCCTGCAATCTTCTTCGGAGCGGCGCCATACAGGATGCCGAACACGACTCGCTTGATGTTCTTTCGGAGGGCATCGAGTTGCTCTCCATAAACCTTGTCTGTCTTCTTGATGGAGTCCCGTGCCTCGAAGTCGGCATAGTTCCAGGCGTGTTTCATGTCGACGCCGATGGTCTCGAGGACCCCACTCCTTTGTCCGGGGGCGATGTCCTTGAGGAGATTGTCCACGTTGTAGACGGTGGAGGCGAAGAAGCTGTGCGGGTCCATGCCGTCGTTAAGCGCGGCTATGAGCGCTTTGTCATGGCTATACGCGGCGTATACGCGGACCTCGGCGGCCTTGGCGTCGGCGTTGACGAGAATGAAGTCGGGATGTGTTGGTATGAATATACGTTTGATATGATACTGATGCGGAGGTTTCCCTATCTTTTTAGGGATATTTTGCATGTTTTCTTCGGATGACGACAAACGCGAAGTTGCAGTGCCGTGTTGGTGAAAATTCGAATGCATACGCCCATCTTCACGACTTAGGACCTCGATATTCTCAATGAAAGTGGACCGGGCTTTGCTGATTCCGCGGAACTCGAGGAGGGCAGCACTGAGTGCACATTTATGCGTAGTGGTCAGGAACTTGAGGAACTTGGCGTCGGTGGAGATGGCCCCCTTCTCTGTGCGAGGGGGCTCAATCTTCCCGGCGTAGCAGACGAGCTTGCCGGTCCCGGGTTGGAGGTACCCGGTGGAGAAGAGGGCCTTGGCGACGTGCTGGGTGCTGGCAGGGTTGAAGTCGGCGAAGCCCACAGGCAGCATGTCAGAGAAGATGGCGGACGAGCTCGCAAGGTAGCTGTCCATGTCGGCCTGCAGTTGGAGGATGTACGGACGGTCCACAGCCATCCCGTGGAGCTCCATCTTTGCAAGGACGCGGGTTGTCGGAATGATGCGGGCAGACATGTTGTACTGCGGAGGATTGGGGATGGGACAAAGAGTTTCCCCTATGTTCCGCGAGTTAGCAGAAGTACTGCCTAGGAATTCGAGGCGTTTCTTTTCGAGTTTACGTGATTCGTTGGTGAGTTCTTTACGCTGCTGAGCTGCGATACGGAGCGTGACGTCGGTATCGAAGGCCGCGTATTGAAGAAGGTCGCGGAGAGGGATGGCTTGAAATCCGTCATCCTCCGCGAGTTTCTTCTCGAGGCGAGATAACTTAGGTCCTTCTGCTTTAACCTTCTTTTTACGCTTGGGTTTGACCCGTTTTAAAAGAAGTTTTTCTTCATCTTCTTCGGTGACAGGTGCTGGGACGAGGGAATCGTTATCCATGCGCTTGGCATAAATCTCTTTGAGTTCGTCCTCGTAGGCCGCGAATTCAGGTAGGCGCAAGCGTGTAATGCTTTTCAATCCGTAGAATCCTTTTTTATCCTCCTCTATCAAATGTTCGCCCAGCATCACGTCCCAGGAGAGTCGTCTTATCTTAAATCCTTTTCGCTCTAAAACCTTGAGGTCGTATTTAGCATTCGCAAATACTTTGTATCTAGAACTGCTAAATAGACGCTCGAGATGAGGCCGAGCATCTTCGAGTTTTAAAACCGATTCAGGGTGTTCAAGTTGGATAGCAGCAGAACGTCCTGTGCCCCAGCTGACGGATACCATGAGTAACTTTAGTTTCGACCTGTGGGGGTAGAGTGAATTTGTTTCAGTGTCGATTGATATCGGAGTTTTATCGGTAGTTTCTCGTAGGATATCGGTGACGAGGGTGTCGAGTTCCTGCACTGTTTTAGGGTAACGGTACTTCTCGGATAGGCGCGCTAGGATGGTGCGTTGGTCCTCTAAGGTTCCCTCCATATTCTTTTTAACCATTTCGAGGAAGACTTCGACTTGACGTGTTAGAATTTCAGAGTAACCCGCCTTTGTCACGAGTTGACGTTTTGATAGGGAGACGAATACGAAGGCACGTCTACCTTCGATAGTCGTTTCAATTGTTTTCCCGATGACCTCCATGTATTTTTTGAATTGGATTCCAAGAGCTTTTAACCCGGTCGCACCCATAACAAATATGCATATGGGTTTTTCGGGTACACTACACTCGAGAATTTCCGCGATGAGATTTGGAGCACATGCATTTATCTCTTTGGCGCTGGGTTTTTCAGCCTGACATCGAACGGCATAGGTAAAATGCCCCACGGGGTTGTTGTACTTTTTGTCTAGTGTCTCAAAGGTCAGGCGAGCAGACCGTTCGATGTCCTTAATCCAACCCGAATGATTTCCACTTGAGGCAAGAGTGAGTATGTAGGGGGATTCTCCCACGCATATGTAATTAGCTGTTTGGGGTCCGCTCCCATGACTTACTGCAAAATGATTTTTTTGGTAGCTTGGACACGTGGGACAGTTTGGAAAGTTCCAGGCGCCGGCCATCTTGCAGGTGTAACAATCCGCGATAGGGCCTGCGACATTAGGGGAGTCATTAGAAGTCAGCATCGATTGTGTCCTCCGTGATCTCATCCTCCTGCATTTCTTCTGCTTCTTCTTTTTTCTTTTCTTTTCCCTTATCTGCTAAAGAAGCGCTCTTAATGTTTGCGTCGTGGGCATCCAACCAGTATCTCCCGTTAAATACCATGACGTTGTCGATGCTCACGCCTATTCCCATAGACATAGAAGCACGACTGAGGATACCGGATTCTTTAATCGCTTCATCGGTTAGTGCCGCGGGATGTCGTCCGAGCGTATTACGTAAATTCAAAGCACTTGTGGCGTTAGTGTTTCGCTCGTGACTAGGTAGGAGGTGCGTTATAACTTGTTCGATATTGAAAAGCATTAATTGTTTTAGTTCGTCATAGAATACCCCTACACCTGTATCGTTGAGTTCTTGGCGCCATGAGCGGTTGGCTATTATGCGCGCTAAGCTTTGGCACTGCGCAGTTTCTTTGAAATCCGATAGGCGGATTACGCTGTGGTGGAGTATCTTGGTGAGATACGTATCGGCATCGCTACTTTGGGTCGTGCGCCGGATTAACGACTCATTATTTTTTACGTACTCTTTAAAGAAGGACATATAGTCAATGCCAATCGTTTCAAGCACGGCGAAGACGGGGAAAAATGCGGACATGAATCGGAATTCAACTGATGATTCTAATTGGTCTTTAATTTTGTCGTAGCTCGATCTGAATGCAGTGTAATGTTCACGTACTTTAGGAATATGTGAATACATACCAAAGTTGACAGCTAAGCGTAAATCATACAGTTCTTGGGGGGAAAAGACTCGATGAATCGAAGAGTTTGGGTCGGAATATCCTATACGTTTGACCATGTTAATACTGATGATACGATTTAGGTCTTGGGGTTTGTCTGTCCCTGTTATACTTCCGAATATCACGGGGACATTAATGCAGCGTGTTATAGTCCCTTCTCCATTCCTATTCATGGTTGTTCGGGAGCTATTTCCAGAAGTAGCTCCACGTAACATTTCTAGAAATTGGTCAGTCGCCTGTTTATTTTTGACGGTATCTGATTCAAGTTCGTCTACGCAGTACAGGATAGCACAATCCTCAGCATCAAACGCTAGGGCTGGAACGGTTATATGCTGAACATAACGTGACGCATACAGGAGTTGAATACTCAAATTGCTCGAATCTTTTTCTACCTCGCTGAAAACAGACTGTAGGGTGGTTTTTCCAGACCCTGTTTCCCCTGTAAAGTGCACGACGACTTGCCGGTCGAAGCAGGACATAATAGGAAAGGTCAAAATCAGGGCCGCTAGTAGTTGGCAGTTTAGGTCTTGCTGGGCAAAGATAAACCCGGTGTCGAAATAGCGGCACAGATCATGATATACCTTTTTCATATCGTACTGCTGCGCTTTTCTAAGTACGTCTGGAGTAAGAGGTTCTAGTCGGTTGAACCATTTGCGATTTATGACGGCGTCATCTTTGTAAGTATCGACGAGAATATTTCCAATACGGGGAGAAGGGAGGAGGTTATAAGAGATATCGTTGTCGGTACGTATTATGTCGTAGGCGTCTGTTCCGTGAACTAAAATTTCTTTTGAATCTAGGTGGTGATATCCATTTCGTATGTTCTTGAGGTTGCTCATACTGGGAGCATCGGGGACTAGTTGTAATACGGCCTCGCGCAGGATATATCTCAATTCTTTATCGATACGACTGAGCGAGTTATCGGGGATGACGATACATGAAGGTAGGCCTACTTCTTTTTCTAAAAAGGTTATAATAGTTCCTGTGATACTTGCGATTTCCTGGATGATGCTGCGTTCGCTGTCCAATTTAACTCGTGCGAATTGTTTTTGACGCTTGTTATAAAGGACTAGTGTAGCACCCTCGCTTGAACTTCGGTCTACGCCAATTACCGTGAAGAGTGACCTTAAAACTTCTGCAACGCGGTCGATATACGTTTTTATGTTGGAATCGTTCGATATGATTCCATTCTTAATAGGATTGGGTCGTAGGATTGGGTACAGATTGCAGAGAGCTTGGACATACGCTTCTATGTCTTCTTTTCGATGTAGCGTACGCCCTACAGAAATCGCGGTAGAGGTCATGGTAGTGACATCATCCGCCGTGTATTCCTGGAGTTGTAGTATGGCCGCATCAACTAACCAACTCCAAGCCGGTTTATAACTATCTTTGTCTAGTATCGTGGAAGAAATAAATTGAGGACTGAGTGCGGGGAGGACATAAGCATTATCCAAGTCTTCTGCCGGAGCCAGTTTTTCCCAGGCGGCATCTGTGAAGATGACGACGCCACACTCGGGGGCGGTGATGGTGTTTATCCACTGCGCCAGAACATTCGCGCTTGAGTTCGAGTTACCTTTCGAAGGAGCATCCCCTATGAGATACAGATACTTGACGTCGTTCAGCTGTATTACTGAATCGAAGGCAGCTAAGGAGCTCGTTCCTCCGGCACTCACGACGGCACATTCGACCACGCCTGTTTGAAGGCATTGTACCATGGGCTGTAGCGCGTCGAATTCACCCTCTACAACGACGTAAGACTTTATTTTTTGGGTCGAGTTATTCCGTAGGAATTCTCGGTAGGGTCCGAAATTCAATCCGAAAAAACCCATTCCAGGCTCGAAATTATCCTGGAGGAGCGTGATGCGTTTGTTTGCTCCTACAGCATTTGGAAGCCGTATGCGAAATGCGGCGATGTGTTCTTCTGCCGTACAGAGGGGAAACACGACGCCACCTGTCGCGCTGTTGGACACACCCTTGTTCACGTCTTTATTTAAGAATTCCGATATAGTTTGTATTAATGCTAAAGCGTTATCGTGTTTGGTTTTACGGTTAGGACTTTCAAGAAGTTGTTTCGCTAAATTAGGGATAGCAGAAATAGGAGGGACTATCCCGATAGGAAGGTCAGGTAGAATATTCAAAGGCAATTTGCGTACGGACACGAGCCAATGAATTGTTTGCGTAGCATAGTCAAAATCTAAAAGGCCTATGCCGTCTTTTCCTGCGGTAATAGGGATTACGTTAGAAGGAAAAGGTGGAGGAGGAACGCTATCCGTCGTCGTATCCCCGGGGTAGTCGGGGTCATCTTTTAATTTCGAGACATCGCCCTCAGCGCCATCGTCGCTATATAAATCTTCCTCTATTTTGTTACGAGGATTTGCCGCTATTGCTAATCCCTTAGCATACGCTTGCGCGGCCAATATGAGTTGTTGATGGCAGACTTCATAAAATAATTCTTTAGATTCCTGGGTGAGTAACTGCTGTTCGCTCTGCGTAATGTAAGTGCTGTTCTTAAGAAATTGTACCCCTGGATAACTACTAGAAATATAGATGAGGGTTTCCGTGTAAGTTGTCTTGCATATATTAGAAATGAGTTCGATAGGATCGATAGGGTGGTATCCGCAACCAAAACAATGTCCGTGTTTTTTCTTAGGATAAATATGAAAAGAAGGTGAAGTATCTGCGTGGTCAGGATGCGGACAAAGGCTAACGATGTCATCTTCACGGTTCTTACGGAGGCCTAACGACCCACTATTTTGGAGGTTAAGCCAATTCTCAACTGTGATACCTTCCCAAACTCGGTCTATTAAGGATTTGTCAAATTTAACAATTTCCGCTGCCTTGTTCGTCTTGGCCATCTAGGTCTCCTGTCACATGGACCGCTAGTGGACAACGTGATTTGAAATCACACCACCCACAGAGCTTACTAGGTTTGCCTTGGTCGAGGTTTTCAGCGGCGTCTTTCGTGGTTTTGTTGAGGTGTTCTATCACCTGGTCAATCCACGGGAGAACGCTATCAACCTCTATCGGTTTACCCACGTCGGTGTATTCATCTTGCACCCAATGAATCGCCGGGATTACATGAGTAATTTGAGGATAATTTGCTTTGGTGAGGAGTGTGTAAGATAAGAATTGCCACTTATAGTACTCAAGTCCGCGGTTTTTACCTGTCTTGTGGTCAATGATCATGATGTGGGGCTTTTTGTTAAAAAGAATAGCGACATCGATAACTCCTCGCAGTAGTCCGGAGTTATCAAAAAACTGAAGAGGACGTCCGTTAAAAGTCGTCGCTACTTTCCTCTCGATAAGAATCTCAGCACCGCCCATTTTTTCGATGAAATTAGTGGTACGTTTCATGAAAGTAGCAACCGCAGGCATTGCGAGTTCTACTTTCTCACGTTCTAAAGTCAGGAGTTTGGTCTTGGGGTCAGACATCGCTTCACTTTTAGCGGCATCGAGCGAGTACCCCGATAAGCAGAGCTCCAGGATTTTGTGAACCACAATTCCCACTTGAGCTTCTTCCCCCAGACGTCCTTTAGTCATTTTATTTACGTACGTATGCTTAAACTTGAGAGGACACTGTTGGGCAGTATCCGCTTTGCTAGCAGACCAAGGGGCGTACTTTTTCACAAATGGGGTAGCTTCTACAGACATGCTGAAATTCCTCTCGAGAAAAAAAGACGGCTGAAGCGTAGTACCCCCTTGTTGGGATACCGCGCTCCAGCCGTCCGACTCTTAACCGTGCATCTCCGTTGACGCGTTATGCATCTTCGTTGATGGCTCCGTACCCAAATGCTGCGTCAGTTGCAGGTGTCACTAACGCCGGTATCCCGGCCGTTTCACCTGCTTTTACAGTGGGGTCTTCTTCAGGCACATTTGCATAACTACGAGCGATGGCGGGGAAGACATAGTCACGCCCTGCGGCGCAGTAGAGAGCGTCACAGATAGGCGACAGGGCCGGAGGAACTAGCCCCTCGGGACCAGGGATGGCCCCAACCACGTAGATAAACCAACGTGCCTTCTTGTTGGTCTCACTGGTTTGAACAAGCGTCTTCATGGAGTACCAGCGATACCAGAGTTGCGGGGTTCTTCCGGCAAATTTCAGGAGTTGGCGTCCTGCTCCTTCGGACGTATTCTTGAAACGCACGAGAACGAGTTCACGTCCATCTTGTGCCAGCATAAACGCGTTTACATAGTTACGGCAGTACATGTCCGACTTTTCTTCGTCTTCTGCCTTTTTACGCCACGGTAGGTATGTGCATTTTTGACATTCACCGAAATGTGACCCAATTTTACGGTCATTGGAATAACACATCACCTTAGGCATCGCATCGTCATCGGGGGCTTTCTTTTCCGCCAATTCACGCCCCTCCCAAATAAAGATAGGAGTACCGATGAATTCTTTTCCAACCTTTTCACCTGAACTGTAATACATCTCCCCCGGGATTAAATCGACAGGGCGATTTGGGTCATTTCCGGTTCCGTGGAATAAGCGGAGGTCCGTGTGAAACGCCTGTATTTTTTCACTAACGATTCCTTTACGTTCGGGGTTAAGCCGTTTTAAGACATCGTAAAGTGCTTCTTTTTGTGGGATTTCATCAGAAAGCGCGTCGACGAGCTCGAATAGGGCATCGGGCTCTTTATAATCGCGCGCAACGCTTAAGATACGTTGGCCGTATTCGCGTACGAAGTTCTCATAATCTTTGTATTTTTCGAGGGCGGCCACTTCTGATTTCACGATGTTACTCATTTTTGACGTGCACCTTTCTCTGTTTCGAGGGACAGGAATCCTACCACTGGGATGTTGCCCTATGCAAGCATTCTGTGGTCTAATAAAAATAAACAGGAGGTAATTGATGAGCGAAAGTTATAGTGATCGAACATTCCAAGCATACTATAACGATGTAGGAAAACATGCGGTAATATCCGCCGAAGAAGAACGCCTATATCTAACGCGATATAAAACATGTCCGCAATGTAATAGAAGCCTTCCGAAACTAGTACGACAAGCCTTTTGCCCTACTTGCAAAAAACCAATCACCGAACATGTCCAACCGGGGCGCCCTATTGTGTGTACGAAGTGTACGACACGTTTTGATTCGTTTAAACCTCCTTCGTATTGTCCATGGTGTGGAGCTTCTAGGGATTTAGTATCACGCGAAAAACTCTTACAAGCGAACCTCCGTTTTGTTGTGAAGATTGCTAAAAAATTCGCTAAGTCCACCTCCTCCATTCAACGTTTAATTTCTGCAGGAAATGTCGGTCTTGTCTTAGCTATTGACAAATATGAGTTCAAGCATAACACACGTTTTTTAACGTATGCCGCTTGGTGGATTCGAAAAGAAATATGGGATGAATTGCATAAATCGAGTCTCGTACATATCCCTTTGCATCGACAGCGAGATAAACAATCATTGCCAGAGTACGACAGTTTTGAAGTGATGGTGGAGCAAGACCTAGCATACCATTCCCTTATACCACTAGAAAACACTCCTTCTCAAGCGCTGGTAACGAATGATGACGACATTGTTGAAACCAAGGCGATAGATGCAGATAGTGCGGCGCTATTACGTAGGGTAGTAGATAGTTTAGACCTCCGTCCCCGGGACAAATTTATTATTCTCCAACATTATGATGTCGCAGAAGAGACCCGAAGGACGGAGGAGAAAACGTTGATGCAGATTGCTTCCGCGGCAGGAATTACATCCGAACGCGTGAGACAAATTAGGGATGGGGTTTTAATGAGATTGAAGACGAAACTGCAGAAGTCTTGCGCGATCTCGGAATTTTCCGAGCTCTATTAGTCGATTTGCGCGAGACCCGCGGCCGCTTGAACTCCTTGCATGAAGTAATCGTATTTACCACGAATGTTTGCGTTGCGCGCGTTGTTTTTCTTTTCCTGATACGTATTCAAGACCGAGCCGATTTGCTTTGCGGATAACGGCTTGATCTGCTTCAGGTAAGAAGGATCGAGATAGTCGTAGTTCTCTTTCTTAGACGTAACCTTTCGGCCACGCTTTTTCTCCTCCTTCTTTCCCGCCGCCTTATCGGCTTCTTTACGCCGATTGATCCACGTATCAACGACGGTCGCTACGGACAGCGCCGTCAGTTTTCCCGTTTTGATTTTGGTTAAAACCTTGTCGAAAAACTTGAGGTCTCGATTGTCGTCGTAGTTCAAACGACACAGGGCGTGTGCTGCTGTGAAATCGAGTTTGCCCGCGTTAAGCATCTTCTTCGCTTCGTCTGGTAGGCACTCCAGACGTAGATGCTGTGCTACCACGTTCTCGCTATGACAGGTGGTAACTGCAATCTGTTTGATAGTTTCTCCCGCATCACGCATATCGCTAAACGTTCTGCAGAGTTCTAGGGGAGTATGCTCTTCCCGCGCTGTATTTGCGGCGGTGCTGATACGACGTGCTTCCCGCTCGTCACAATCTCGAACAGATACGAGAGCTTCAGCGATTCCTGCTTCTTTTAGGGCGGCATAACGGCGCCGTCCATCGACGAGTATAGCTTTTCCATCCTCACGCAAACGGACGAGAATGGGGGTTATTTGTCCCTCTGCTTGAATGGACTGAGCAAGTTTATCGATGTTTTGCAACTTATCCCGATTCCATTTGGAAGAGAGTTCGATGTCCTTGAGCTTCATCTTCATGACCGAGGCACCCGGCAGTTCTTTCTTACTTACCACTATTTTCTTCACGGAAGAAAGTGGAAGGGGTGGAACCTCCTTGGGAGTATTTAATGGAGGAATAATTTCGTCCATGTCGGCACAAAGGTCACGCACAATCGCGTCTTCTTCCGCACTTTTACTCGATACCACTTTTTCAGTTTCGTCTTGGGTCATTCGATTTCTCCTGCTTCTTTGAGCTCACGTAACACGGCATCTTTATCGACCAACCGGAGGTCTATATGCCGCATGGGGGTTCCTTCGAGGATCGCACCTACAGCGTGAAAGAGTTCTACCGCTAAGGGAATAAGGCTATGGTCACTGTTATAAACGACCATATACAGTGCCCGAATTTTTCGAATAGCTTCGCGGTCAGTCCCGCGGAATCTCTTCGAATGGAGCGCTACCGTGTTCTGGACAGCGCGGGGTTGGGCCTTCGGCATCCAGCACCTCTTTTCCACAAATGGGGCAACACAGTGCTCCGCCTTTGGCGTACTTACGTAGTCCCTCAATGAACTCTTCTACGCCGTACTTTTCCATTAGGCGTTTAGCGCTTCTTCCATCGCTTCTCCAGGGGTAAGGGAAGAGATGGGGGTATCGGTGCTCTTATGTTCCGTAGCCACCTTCTTCGTCCGGGGCTTGCGAACCTTGGGTTCAGCGTCTTCGTCCTTGAGGTTGAAGATGTCGACTACCAGGTCAGCTACACGGGCGACGCAGCCGCGGCGTTTTCCTTCGCCGGCTTCCTTGGAGCACAGGTCGTACATGACCTTGTAGTCGTACTTCTTGGTCTCGAGGTTGAGGGTCGCGACGATGACTTGTGGCGGCTCATCGATATCCGCGAGGCCACTAATGACTTCATCCAAATAGGCCAGTGACGTCTTACGCGCTTGTACCTGGTCCATCAGTTTTTGCGCGTCCTCGAGGGTTCCGATGGTCTCTTCGGCCTTGCCACAACGTCCGCAATTCTTTGTGATTTTCAACTGTGCGACCAATTTTTTACCTCTTCAATCTTTCGAGTGTTTTAGGGCCAGCGATCCCATCTGCTACTAGATGCTCTGAGTTGTTGTCATTCCATCTCTTTTGAAAACGGACTACAGCCTCCTTGGTTTTGGCGCCATACACGCCGTCTACTTTTAGGTCATACCCTCGGTTCACGAGCAGACGTTGAATCTCCTCGATGGCAGGCAAAAGAGTGGCGCTCGTCTCTTTGTCGGGTTCGGTTTCGAGGCCGTACTCGGGGCTCTCGACACAGGAGTCATGAAGATGATCGTCGGGTTCCTCGACGCAGACATGTTCGTTAGATGGGAGGTAGACACTCTCCAGTGCGAACTGGTACGCCCCGAGTTCGTCTAGGGGATAGTTTTCGAAGATCGCGGCGTTGGCATCGTCGAAGGGCCAGAGTGGACCCATATCGAATTTACCCTCTTGCCATTGCGAGTGCTGAGACATGCGCGCAGGAGAAAGGAAAAGGTCTGCGGTGGCCCAGCGGATGACGCGTTTGAGCTTGATGTTGTTTGTGACTTGGTCGGCGGTGAAAGGTTGGAAAAATTTAGCGCCTTTATAGGCCGGAGATACAGGTTGGGGTGGGAGTTCTTTTACCAATTTAGCCGGTAGATTTTTCCCATTCCACATCACCCAGTCTTCCCCAACGCTGCGGATGGGGCCGGCGTTCACCATCTCCACGCTCCAGCTATCCGCATTCCGAGCGGGAGCATGCCAGGCGCCGTGTGTCAGAGGAACGATATAGTAGGGGTCCGTGTGATATCCGATGACGAAATGGGTCGAGGCGCGTCCTTTGGACAACGCTCCAAACCAGTTGAGTGTGGAGATATGGGAGATCCCCGCGGTAAAATGGTCAACCCACCATAGGGAGGATTTGTTGAGCAACCTATTTGGGCTGCACTTCGTTGTCGGGTACAGAGTTTTCGCTGTCTTTCCAAAAGCTTGCAGGATGCGTGCGTGGGAATCAATGAACAGCGCGTTCAGGCAAGCGCAAGCATCAGTCTTCGAAAGCGTTGCAGTCTCAGACGCCTTCCAAAAATCCGTGAAGGTCTTCTTCGAAGCTTTCGCTTCGCTCTCAACCATGTCCCAAAATTTCTTGTCCTTCGTATAATCGAGCAGACCATCCATCCCGTCACCTCTTTCCACGACATCGGGCGTAGTAGCCACAGTAGGTAGGCGAGCAGTGCCACCCGGTTGGAGCACAACGCGGAAAAATCCCGGCTTTGATATTTCTCGAGACCTCCGCGACATCTTCCAAAAGTACCATCTTTTCCTGCCGGCCGCGCTTGCTCGTTATCGGGGTATATTTTATTCCCGTTTTTTGCGCCGCGAGAAAATCGATTCTAACGCGGTCGGTGTTTTCTGCAATAGCATAAAACGTTAATTGTGGCTCATTATCAATTCTCGAAGACGCCCAGAGCTTTTTTACCGTTTTAAGATCGCTCACGACTTCGACCATTTGAGGGTTTTCCGGGTCGTTCTCCAGACTCATGTCTGGATTTTTCACTGAATCAACCAGGTCGATAATGCCCAAAACAGGAACTCCACACAACTCGCGCGTCCACTTGAACGTATGTTCCACTCGTACTGGATGAATGTACGGAACAGCGTCCCTGTAATATACCTTAAACATACGGATTGATTGGTCTTTGGCGTCCCCTTGAGTCTCCTCTTTCCACTCTTCAATCTCGGGTGCTTGCGCGTCGAACTTGTCCGAGACCGCGGAGACGCCCTCGTCGATAGACGCGGGAGCTCCATGTTGGATGGTATGCCGATGCGTGATTTCCGCGCCCTTGTGGACGGCAGTCCCTCGAATCTGGGCAATGCCTGGGGGCCGCACGAGCTGAACGATATACGCGTACTCATATTGTCGCGGACACCGTTGGTACATGTTGAATTGGGAAGGCGATAGATACCCGCGCGGGAGCTCGGGGTCTATCCAGTCTTTGTCTTCTTCAGGTGCTATTGGGGGTGCTTCTTCTTTGTCGTCGAGTTCGTCACTCATCATTTTTTCCTCTCACGTAGATAATGGGTTCGCCCGCAGGCAATGTGGACTCGGCCCCCATCCGTTTACGGGTCACGATATCTCCTTCGTGGTTGTACTCATACACGACACCTTCGAGACGGAGACTCTCATTTAGCAAGTTGGACAATTCCTCGGGGGTGGTTTCGGGTGCAGTTGGCGGGATGGGAGGAGCAAGAGGCATCGGGGCGAGTGTTGCTCCGCGGACTGGAGGGGTATAAACAGGGAACATGCTGGAAGGTTTCTGTATCCCCAAAAGGTCCAGATTCGTTTCGATTACTATTTTCCCTTCAGGAATGAAGGTCACGCGGGTGACCTCTGTGTTCAGTGCTTTGGACAGTAGTTGGGATAATTCGTCAAAGGTTACTAGGACTTCCATCGTACAATCACCTCTGGTTCGACAGTCTTCCGACTGATTTTGGAGGAATAGACGCAACCCACGGACCACGGAATAATCTTCGCTTTCAAACACGCGGCGTAGCGTTCACAGAGGATGCAGTTCACTTTTTCCGTGAGCACTCGGGCAATATCCTCTCGGTTATCCAGCGCAATGAGCTGCTGGATTTCTACGCTTTGCTTTGCACACAGCCGGTATACAACCGTTTTTCGGGTTTGGCCTATTCGATATTCACGAGCTCGAGATTGTAGCCAATGTTCGAGCGACCAAGAACGACTGTAATACACGGCGTAACGGGAAGAAACAAGATTGATGGCGATGCCTGTAGATTCTTGTCCGAGGTACACGCGGCAATTTGGATCGGTATTAAATCTTTCGGCGAGCGCTTTGATATTGTGGGTGGAACGCCCATCCACGCGCACAAAGATGGTCTTTTCTTTATCTAAAAGTTCAGCAATATCATCCATCTCTGCCACTAAGTTAGCCCAGATGACGACCTTCTCTTCAGGATTATCGAGGAGGTCTTCGAGTAGGTCTTTTAACGCATCGAGCTTGGGATTATGCGCATAACGTAGCGTGTGGGTCGTAACAAGATTTTTCGTTTCATCGAAACGCATACATCGTTGCGTTCCAGGCTTTATCTCATTCACGACACAAGTGATAACACGTGGACATGTATCGCAAATCTGTCCGGCCTTATCATCTTTTGCATACAGAAAACCGCTGCAGATTTGGAGAAGTTTATTTAAACGAACTCCTCCGCTGAGGTTTTTTATTACTAGCTGTTCTCCAAAATCTAATTCAACATATTTAATAATGGAATTGTAGTCTTTGAGTTGTTCCGTGGTTAAGTCGAATAAGATATCGACATCGCTTAGTTCCGGAAGATCCACGCAGTCATCGATATGTTTTTCACTCGAGATGCTGTTAATGCGCTGGCTAACGACATTTAGATTTTTATACCCTACGATAATATGTTCATTGTACTTAGAAATCACGCAGAACTTTTTGCGATAGCTCATGTAGTCTTCAGGGCACATGTACTTGGCCAGGGCATTCATCTGCGGGTATAAATCTAAAGGATTACCCATGCTAATAGTGCCGGTGAGTAGATAACGTCGCGTGGCTCGTTTGCAGAGCTCCACGACCGCCTTCGTCCGTTGACTACGGATGCATTTGATTCTATGTGACTCATCTAGAATAATGATTTCATAGGGAAAATCTGTTAGGCATAGGTCTTTTGGAAAAGCTGCAACACGTTTCTTAATTTCAGAAAGAGATACCATGCCACGATAATCAGAGAGAATTGCAAGAGCATCTTTTTCAGTGAGGCCCAGCATACTTTTCTGGAGGACTAGGGGGATGGGGAACTTACTTGTTTTTACTGCTTTCGTTACTTTTGGAGACAGCGTCCTGTTTCCGTAAAGGCGTGCAGCATCGTACGTAGCTAAAAGGATATCGTAATCTTTTTCGATACTTAGTTGGAGAGCTTTGAGTTTATTTTGTCGTGTTGTTCCTTTTAAAACTGCGGTATAGAGGGTACCGTTTGAGTGTAGTGCAATCTCATCCACCCAGTTGTCGATGGCTATGAGCGGCGCAATGATGAGGGCCTTTTGTTTTAATTTTGTTAGGGCCTCAACGACCACCTTTGTTTTGCCCGTGCCCATCTCCCAGCGTAACGCCCATCGATAGTTATACAGGAGTTCCGCTACGCCTTCGTCTTGATGCGCGTAGTTTGGATAGGGTCCTAGCGAGGAGGTCTTTTTCACCTCTTCTAAAAGCACGGAATACGGAAGTACCCGGTCGATATGCACCTGAGCAGATTCGTCGTGTTCGATTTCTAGTGCTTGAAAATCATTGAGAACTTTTTCAATGAAGGGGGGATAGGCTGGATACATCCAAGCATTGTAGTTTTTGAGGTATGTTCCTCCGAAGATGCGGGATAAGACGGGGTCCTCATCCTTAACGATAAATACAGGGGTTCCGGCAGAGAGCGCGAACGAAGCTTTCATTTGGGGTCTCCTTACGATAGAATTTGAACAGTCTCGCGAACGAAAAAAGAAAGTTGAATCATGACAACGACTTCCGAAACGACGTTAATGTCCACGGGTGGACTCGGGCACTCTAACCCGTATTTCACCTATAGTCAGCTCTTTGCGCCAAAGCGGTTAAAAGAACTTTTTAAAATGTGTGAGTACCTGTTTTATAACAGCCCACACATCTTCGCGGCGCTTCGGAAGTTTGGGGAATATCCGATAACAGAGATTACGTATGATACGGATAATGCTCAGTTAAAAGAGAAACAGAAGAGCCTTATGGAGAAAGTAATTCGCGCAAAAGAATTCCTTCTGAAGGCGACGCTGGATAAGTATATTTATGGAAATTCCTTCACTTCTATGTACCAACCGTTTGTCCGGTATTTGACTTGTCCCAAGTGTCGCGCCGCGACCAACATCAAGCACGTCGACTACTCTTTCACGCTGCAGACATTAACCTTTGCTTTTAAATGCACGTCCTGTAGCAACCCGGTAACGGTGGGAGAGAAAAACGTGGAGGACCGAAAGTTGATGCTCACCAAGGACATCAACTTCATTAGGTGGGACCCGAAGTGCATCGATATCGAGCACAACGTTTTCACTGGGGAATCCATTTACTACTATACGATCCCCGCGGACACCGCGGCGCAGGTTCGACGAGGGCAAAAGCACATCATCGATACGACTCCCTGGGGTTTCCTGCAGGCCATCAAGGAGCACAAGCCCTTCAAGTTCGCGCCCGAGGCCATCTTCCATATGAAGTTCTGCGCGCCGGCAGGTGTGAATCCTCAGTGGGGCCTTCCTCCGTTGCTGCCGGCGTTGGACCGCTTCTTCTACACGCAAATTCTGCGGAAAGCGAATGAGGCCATCGCCCTCGAGCACCTCGTACCTTTCCGCATCGTATCCCCCGCTGCTTCTTCAAATAGCGGAGACCCTATTCAGTCTATCAACCTCGCGCGGTGGATAGAAAACATGAAGAAGAACGTGCAGGATTGGAGAAACGACCCCCTGCACATCATGTACGCGCCTGTCCCGGTAGCCGTCTCGCAGCTCAACGGACAGGGGCGAGCTCTGCTGACGCTAGGGGAAGTGCAGGAAGCGGAGAAGTCCCTCGTTGCGGCCCTCGGTATTCCCCTGGAGTTCCTCTACGGCGGACTCACGGGGCAGGGCATGAGCGCGACCCTACGCATGATTGAGAACCAGCTCGCGACGCACGTCAGCGACCTCACAGACCTTCTTCAGTGGATGAACGACTCCTGCAGCAAGTTCTTGGGTTGGGAATCCGTACAGGTGGGGTTGATTCCTTTCCGAATGGTGGACGACACGGAGAAGAAGACGATGCTCCTGCAGCTCTGGCAAGCTGGTTTGCAAGGGATGGGTCCGCAGACTATCTCGACAACGACGATGGCGGAAATCAACGACATCGATGTTCAGAAGGAATACGGACGTATCAAAGAAGAGACGATACAAAACGCGCGCAGAGGCCAAGAGCTGCAGCGTGAGATGAGCAAGATGCAGAATACGATGGCTCAGGAAGTGCAGCAACAGGCCGGAGCAGCAGGTCCACAGGGCTATGACCAGCAGCAAATCATCGCGCAAGCAGACCAGTTGGCTCAGCAGTTTTCACAGATGGACCCCTCGACACGACGAAGTCAATTGCATCAGCTGCAGACCGAGGACCTTGTGATGTATTCGGTCGTGATTCAGCGGCTTGAACAGCAGCAGACGGTTACGCGGCAGCAGGCGACTATTCAGACACAAGGGGGTATGGGATGAAAAGTTTCGTAGATGCCATCAATGAATCTCGTGCAAGTGCCATCGAGGACCCGGTTGCTCCGCTGGATAACATCGCAATGTTCATGCCCGAGCCCAAACATCCCTTAAAAGGGAAGCCGACGAACTTCGGTCAGAGTTTGAATTGCTCAGGACACTCACGGGTCTTCGTGCTGTGGAGACCCTGGAGCCAATGTCACCGTTGCATCAAGGGTATCGAGCATGGAGACTACGTGCTTCCAGACGAAGGAGACCACGAATGCCCGCATACGATGCGCACGGATTATGAAGCGACCCTGAATCAAGGTCTTCGAGGCGATATCCTTTTTCAGACGCAGGAATATTTCACGCTGCACGACGGGACGCGCTGCTGCCATATGGTGTGGTTGACTCCCGACCTTACAGCATCTGCGAAGGCCGCCAAACGACAAGAAGTAGCCGATATCTTTTCCCCTATGCACTCTTCTATCATCGCGGAACAAAAAGCGGAGGAAGAGGAAGAAGCAAAAAAAGAAGCCCTGGAGGCCTCTAATGAGAATCTGGACACGGATTGACTCTGCCTCCAGGGCCGAGCTTATTTACGCAACACAGCTAGAAGCAGTGCTGCTAGAATCAATCCGGGTTGGATGACCATTCGTTCTCACCTCCTCTCAGGGGGTGATGCAAAGGTCTCCTCTCTATATACTTGTACCCAAAGTCGAGGTCGTATATGAATTTGACACCCATCCTTCAAAGTCCAGATGAGAAGCGCGAACGTATTCGGAATAAGGTCGTGGAAGGACTGACAGAATCATTCCCAATTACGGCGCGTAACAAAATCATAGAAGTGACAGATGTTTCTTTTACTCCTCGAGACTACACCTCGAACGAGCAAAAGATGGCTATCTTGAGAGGTGATTCTCTTTTCGAGACCGCGAAGGGGACAGTGAAAATAAAAGACGCGAAGACGGGTAAAGTCTTGGATGAAGCGAAGGGATTTACATTAGCTCGAGTACCGTGGTTTACTCCACGACACACGCTTATTGTCGGAGGAAATGAATATTCGATTGCGAATATGGTGCGTCCTAAACCAGGGGTGTACGCTCGCAAGCGCGCTAATGGAATTCTCGAAGCAAGTTTTAATACCATAGGTACTTCGAACTTTAATGTAACGATGGACCCTGAAAAAGGTGAGCCAGAACTCGAATATGAATCCTCGAAGATTCCCCTTTACACCATTCTTCGTGCATCGGGTATGTCCCATGAGACTATCGCGAAGAAGTGGGGTACTGCTCTTGCGAATGAGAATCGAAAGAAGCTAGAAAAGAATCTTCCGCAACACGTAGACCGTCTTTATAAAAAAGTCGTACCGGCGTATGCCCTTCTTCCCGATCTTACTGTCGATGCGAAGATGGCTGAGATTGTTAAGCGTTATGGTACGGCTAAGATGGACCCAAAAGTAAATGAAAAAACGTTGGGACACGCGTATGGACACGTAACTCCTGACAGTCTTTTGGATGCATCAGCTAAAGTTTTGAGTATTTTCCGTAACCCAGAAGAAGTCGATGACCGAGATAATCTCGACTTCAAATCTTTGCGTTCAGTAGAGGACTTTTTCAAGGAGCGTATCCAACTCGATGCTCGAGACATTGGACGTAGAGCTGCTATTAAAATCGAGAATACCCCTGAGGTACGCAAGGCCATGGCTCCCGGGGCGTTCACTCCTGGCCTCGTCAAATTCATCACGGGCTCGCAGTTGGCAGCTGTTCCGACGCAGACCAACCCCATGGAGCTCATCGATGCCGCAGTACGTGTGACGGCATTGGGTGAAGGTGGTATTAGTTCCGAACGTGCTATTCCAATGGAAGCACGGATGATTCATCCGACGCAGATTGGAGCTATCGACCCTGTTCGAACGCCTGAGTCTTTTCGAGCGGGTATTGACGTCCGTGCTGCTATTGGAGCGCATCATGATAAAGATGGTAACATCTATGTTCCCATGTTCGATTTGGCGACGGGGAAACAAAAGCATATTCGGGCAGGAGAAATTGCAACTTCAATCGTGGCATTCCCTCAGCAAGTTTTAAAGGGGAAGGTCTCAGCGCTTGTTAATGGACGTGTGGCGATGGTTCCTGCTAGTAAAGTTCAGTATCAAATACCACACTCATCTGCGATGTATGGACCTACTTCAAATCTCATTCCGTTCATCGAATCGTTGCAAGGGAATCGCCAACTGATGGGGTCCAAGCATCAGACCCAAGCTATCTCGTTAGTTGATCGAGAAGCTCCCTATGTACAGGTAATGGCGCCGGGTGGAAAATCTTTTGAGCATCTCATGGCGACGATTGTTAATCCAACAGCGCCAGTTGCGGGAACAATTGAGAAAGTAGATGGGGATTACATCTACATTCGACCACATGATAAGACAGCAGCCGTTAAAAAGGATAAAGACTCGGACCTCGTGCGCGTGTCATATGATACGTACTTGCCGATGGCTGCTAAGACCTATCTCAACCATACCGTCACGGTGAAAGCGGGGGATGAGGTTAAGAAGGATGAGATCCTCGCGGAGTCTAATTTCACGAAAGATAAGACGCTAGCTCTCGGTAAAAATCTTTCCGTTGCATACATGCCTTATTACGGAGCAAATTCAAATGACGCGGTAGTTATCAGTTCCGGCGCCGCTAAAAAGCTGACGTCCGAACGTCTCTATAAAATTGTGCTCCCGCGTGACGCTGACATGGTTTTCAATAGTACGAAGCATAAGACGTATTACGGACATACCTACGGACATGACTATTACAAGGGCGTAGATGAAGAAGGAGTAGTACGCCCGGGTGCGAAAATTAATAGTGGGGAACCTGTCGTATTTGGGTTGCGGAAATCGACCCTGACTTCTGATGATATTCTTCTGGGACGTCTGCACAAATCTCTCGTCCGACCTTTCCGAGATGCGACGCAGACCTGGGACCATGACCATCCCGGAGAAGTTATGGATGTCGTAAAGACGCCTAAGAGAATTGCAATCACAATAAAAACACAGGAACCTATGCAGATAGGTGATAAACTCTGTTACACGGAAGATACAGAAGTCCTGACGACAACGGGGTGGAAGTACATTGTAGATGTTACCACCGATGATATTTGTTATACGCTCGATACGCAGGGCATAATTCATTTATATAATCCTACACATACTAACTATTATTCTAAAGCAGGACAACTTTTTTTAGTACGTTCACAGCATGCAGATTTATCTGTGACGTTGGACCATAGTCAGGTAATTAAAGATGGTGATAGGAATAAATTAGTCCCATCGCGTGAATTGGTTAATAAGCCTTTTCAATTGGTGCGCACAGGAATTTGGACGCCGAAGAGTGCTCCTGAGTCAGACTCATGGTGTGCACTAGTTGGTTTATACGCCGTAAAAGGACATCTTATTCCTGCGACGCTTATACAGGGAGTTATGGACCATTCTGTAGAGATTTATCTACGTCCGCGTATGTTAGAAGAAGAACGTCCTTGGTTGGACCTTATTTTGCAAGATACGCACCTGAAAGATAAGAGTTATATTCAAGGTGATATTTTGATTATCCGAGACCGAGATTTTTATTTAAGTTGTCAAGTATTAGGGGACGTCGTAGAACGGCGACTTCCAACATTGGTATTCACTCTGGCTCCTAGCCAAGCCGGGATAATTATTGATAGCGTTTTAAAAGCCGCAGGTCATCAGACAGGACGAAGTCATATTCAGTACGGAGATGGGACTGATGTCTGTGTCGTGTATTCGCGGCAGTTAGCGGATGATCTACAGCGCTTGGCGCTACACGCGGGGTATTCTGCAAACATCGCAACGCATACAGTGAAACGCCCGCAATATGCGAAACGTTATTCGCTGCGGTTCCTCCGAAAACGTAGCAATCCGTTCATCAATAACCCGAGAGGTAACCAACAGAACACGCGAGTTATCGATTCAGATGCTCCAGTGTTTGGTATTACCATTCCAAATCACACCTTGTACGTGCGTGTGAATGGAAAGCCTGTGTGGTCAGGTAACTCCGGGCGATACGGGAATAAGGGTGTGGTATCTGAAATCGTTCCGGATGACCAGATGATTAAAGACGAAGCAGGACGACCTATCGATGTTCTTTTAACGTCAGCAGGTGTTGTCTCGCGCGTGAATCCCGCACAAATAATTGAGACAGCTGTAGGAAAGGTCGTCGAGAAGACGGGCAAGCCACTCATCGTCGAAAGCTTTTCAGGAAGAGATAATGTGAAGTGGGCGAAAGACCTTCTTCAGGAGCACGGTCTAAAAGACAAAGAGATGGTTTTTGACCCGCGTTCTGGAAAGAGTATCCCGAACGTGATGGTGGGACGCCAATACATCTTCAAGATGTTCAAGTCCACGGACACCAACTACAGCGCACGAGGTGTGGATACCTACGACGCAAATCTTCAGCCTACGAAGGGTGGGTCTGAGAGTGCAAAGGCCATAGGTAAGATGGAGTTCGACGCGCTTGTCGCACACAACGCCCGGAATGTGTTGCGTGAGTCTTCGGTCCTGAAGAGTCAGAAGAACGATGAGTACTGGAGAGCTCTTCAGCTAGGATATCCCACGCCTCCTCCGCGCACGTCTTTCGCTTCGGACAAGTTCTTCAATATGCTGACAGGCGCGGGAGTTCGTGTTGATCGTAAAGGCTCGAAGATAGGGTTGGCGCCTCTCACAGACGCGGACGTGATGGAGATGTCGGCAGGTGAGATACAGGACGCGAAGCTCGTCAGTGCTAAGAATTTAATGCCTGAAAAGGGTGGGCTCTTTGATCCTGCAATCACCGGTGGAATGAAAGGAACGAAGTGGTCACATATCAATTTGGCCGAGCCTATTATCAATCCTATTTTTAATGACCCAGTTCGGCGGTTGTTAGGGATGACTAACGCGCAGCTCGATAATACCGTGCGCACAAAGGGTATCGGTTACGTTAAATCCGAGCTCGCGAAGATAGACGTCACGAAACGTGAGAGTGAACTCATGGATATGGCGAATAATAAGAAGGGAAATGTGCTCGATGATGTCACCAAGCAGATAAAGTATTTGCGGGCATTGAAGGCGCAGAACATATCTCCGGAGAAGGCTTACATCTCGAGCGTTATCCCGGTTCTTCCTCCGATCTTTCGCCCGGTGTTGCCAGGTAAGGGTGGGCAGGAGCTCATTTACGGCGACATCAATCCGCTGTACCGCGACTTGGTGTACGTGAACAACCAGTTCAAAGAGCTGAAGAAGTCTGGGAAGCTTCCTGACGAAGAGGCCAAGTTGCGAGGAACTCTCCAATCAGCGGTTGGAGCTGTGTATGGGATGAACGACCCCATCACACAGAAGTCAAAGAGTAGAAATCACAAGGGATTCCTGACGTATATCGCAGGACAGGGGAGCCCCAAGTACGGGTACGTGCATTCCAAGCTCCTGAAGAAACAGCAGGACTTGGCCGGCCGCGGAACGATTGTCCCGGATACGACTCTGGGAATGGACGAGGTCGGTCTCCCGGAGAATATGATTTGGACGATGTATAAACCGTTCATGATCACGCGCCTCGTGGGACAGGGGTATCCAGCGCTGCAGGCGAAGCAGATGGTCGATGATAAGCATCCCGCGGCGCGCGAGGCGATGATGCGCGAGACCCGGGAGCGGCCGGTCATGATCAACCGTGCGCCGACGCTGCATCGATATGGAATAGTTGGAGCATATGCCATACCCAATGCCGGAAAGACCATAAGAATCAATCCTTTCGCGGAGGTAGGTACGAACAGCGATTTCGATGGGGATACGATGATGGTCCACGTTCCAGCTGGAGCGAACGCTGTCGAAGATGTGAAGCGCATGACGCTTTCGAACACGCTTTATACTGACAAGATTCGCGGCGACCTACTCGTGGCGCCTCGGATGGAATCGGTCATGGGGCTCGCGCAAGCTACGGCGGTTACGGGAAGCGGGAAGGCAAAGGTTTACCAAACCAAAGCCGAAGCGATGGCGGACTACAATTCAGGAAAGATAGACCTGGGAACGAGGGTCACCATCAAGGACCGCAAGCCGTGACAGATTCTCCGACGATCATCTCCGGACCGGACTATACCCTGACTAAACAGGAAGTGGTCGATTACTATAAAGACCCGGGGGTTCGAGAAAAGCTTCTTCAGCATATCGGGAGCAACCCTGTTCTGACTGTGATGCAGCGCACCCCCGGGGAGCCCATCTATCGACGCTACGACGCGAAGAAGCAGCCTCTTCTTCTGAATCCCCAGTCGTTAGACGACCTTACGAGGCAACGTACCGTGGAGTTCCACTCTACCCTCGGCGAGGGTACACGGGAAATGTGGGTAGATTTGGACCCTGGCTCGGCGGTCTCTCCCGGCCGGCTCAAGCAGACGGTGAAGCACGTTGAAGACGTGTTGCGAAAACTCCCTCAGGTCACGAATACGAATATCGTTTTTTCAGGAGGTCGAGGCTACCACGTGCGCGCCGAGCTCGAGAAGGAGCTCAAGACAGACGCCGCCCGAAAGCTTCTTCAAAAGACGTTGCGCCCGCTGCAGACGTCGAGCCCCGACCTTGTGGATGCTCCTCCTGGAGGAACTCAGATTCGCTTGGATACCTCGACGTTCCATGCCAAAGGGTCTGTGCGGGCGCCCTACTCTTTGAACGCGACGACGGGACTGGTAGCGTTGCCTGTGGCGCGTGAAAAGTTGGACATATTCGAGCCCAAGACTGATGCGTCCATCAAGAGTGTCTTGTCCCAAAAAGACATCGGGGAGTTTGCTCCAGGGATTCCTCGAGAGCGAACGACTCAGCTCCTGCCGACTGCCAAGGGCAAGGCCTGGACGCTTGCGATACAGAAGCACGTAGCTGAAAAGGCTGGACCGCATTGGGACTTGCGCCTCGTTGACCCCGAGACAGGACAGGCCCATTCCTGGGCGGTCCCTAAGGCTTCTTTTCCGGACTCCAAGCCACGCCTTGCTTTGCAGATGCCAACGCATAGCGCGGACTACGCCCTTTCTTTTGGTGCGAAAGGTCCGCAAACTATTCGTGAAGGGTACGGTAAGGGCACGGTGGAGATGGCGCATAAGGAGCCTATCCAAGTTTTGGAAATCAATCCAAATAAGGTTGTTTTTCAGCGCGGCTCCGGGGACACTCTGGCGATGCGTCGAACGAACGAAAACAAGTGGTTGCTCCGAAAGGCAACGAACATGACTGAGAAGAATGCTTTTTACGTTGCTGGATACCGCGCGGCGCTTGCCAAGCTTGGGGCAGCGGCAGTTAAACCTGTGGGAATGCGTGGAAAAGAGATGTCCTATGGAGAGGGAAACCGTCCCCTGGAAAGTGGAGATTCCCATCTTCCCGCGGGACAGGTTGCGATGATGTTCCAGCAGTTGCCCCGAGCTCAACGACGAGGTGGCAGTGTATCGTTGGAGAACTCGTCAGCCGTCGGAGATAACCATGCGGATTGGGGTCCAGCAATGGACGTCTCGAGTTTTGATGGAGCTTCTCCGTATATGGCAGGACGGAACTGATCCATGGCAGATAGGACTGACACATTCGGAAGATTGCTTGTAAATGACTTGTTGCCAGACGAGCACAAGGTCACGGGACCTATATCGAAGAAATCTTTTTATAAGATGCTCGATACGATGTCGCGTGAGACTCCGGATGCGTATGTCCGCATAGTGCCCGAGTTAAAACGTCTCGGAGATTCACTTGCTACGACGGAGGGGCTCTCGGTTGGATTGGACGATATCACTCCCAACTATAAAGATAGGAATGAAACACTTGCTCCTTTTATTACGCGTTTCGATGCGGCTAAAACGGATAAGGCCCGGAGTCAAATAGCAGAAGAAGCGCATGGTAAGATGCAAGATGTGGCGATGCGCCATAAGGGAACGATGACGATGCAGGTACAGAGTGGGGCACGCGGTAACCCTACTCAGTACACCTCGATTGTGGCATCTCCAACTTCAGCACGAGACGGAAAAGGGAATACGGAACCCTGGCTTATCCGACGGTCCCATAGCGAAGGGCTCTCTTCGGCGGATAACTGGGTCGCGGGAAATGAAGCCATTCTTAATACTATCAGTACATACACAGCGGTATCTGAGCCGGGTGAATTGGCGAAGATTCTCGTGAGTAACATGAGCGACATCATAGTAACAGAGGATGATTGTGGAACTACTAATGGTGTGTTTATGACTGCTTTGTCTCCTTCTGTATTGGACCGTTATCTTGCGAAAGAAGTAGGTGGTTTTAAACATAACACGCTTATTACGTCACTCAATCAGTCCAAATTAGCAAAGATTTCTTCTACTATTCTCGTCCGATCTCCGATGACGTGTGAGGCAGGGGATGGTGTCTGCCAAAAGTGTCAGGGCCTAAATGAAAAGGGAAGCACGCATGATATCGGAACGAATGTTGGTGTACGCGCGGCCCAGGCAATGGCGGAACCTCTTACGCAATTCGCTCTCGGGGCCAAGCATGGGGCGCGAACAATTAAAGATGATCGTATCAAGGTGAAGGGGGTCCAAGGGTTTCGACAGATCATTGAATCCCCCCAGCAGTTTGTAAACAAGGCGACGTTGGCGCAGCTGAATGGAACTGTTGAGCGCATCACTCCGGCTCCACAAGGCGGCCATTACGTCGTGATTGGTGGACAACAACACTACGTAACTCCTAATCTCGCAGTCACGGTAAAAGTTGGAACAGTCGTTCAGGCTGGAGACGCTGTAAGTCAAGGAATTCCCAAACCCGACGAAGTCGTACGACTGAAAGGTCTGGGAATAGGGCGTCAATATATTGTTGATACCTTGGCAGGTCTTTACAAGGACCAGGGTCGAGAATTAGATCAGCGGCATTTCGAGCTGCTCGCTAAGGGAGAGCTCAACTACGTGCGCGTTCTCAAAGACCCAAGCCGTAATTTCGTTCCGGGGGACGTAGTTAGTTACAACGTCTTGAGGAGGGAACTGAAGAAGGGTACCAAGGTCATGCCCGTCGACGACGCCAACGGGGAGACTTTAGGTAAAGCTTATTTTCACTTTTATACAGGAACTCGTGTTACTCCCCAGATTCAGGCCTACCTGAAACAACAGGGAGTAAAGGAAGTCATCATCGCTCCGCGTGCGCCTGAAGTAGAATTCATCATGAAAGCTGCGACCCGAGCCCCTCTTCTAAACCCCGATTGGATGGCTCGATTGTCGCATCGCAATTTGAAAAATACAATCATGCAAGCCACGCACTTTGGAGAATCTTCAGACATCCACGGAAGCCACCCTGTTCCTGCGTATATTACGGGAGTAGAATTTGGGCAGGGTACCAAAGGAAAGTACTGAAACATGTTTCAGCAGGGATATAGCGAAGCATTAATGCATCTTGGATTTGAAAAAAATGCAGCCGGGTGGTGGGCTGCGAAAGCGGTACCTAAGTTAAAAGAGATAGGACAATCCGCTCTGACAAATTTTATAGGACAACCTAAACAGTTTGGGCGCGAATTGCGATCAGGTACCGCTTTCGGGTCAGGCGGTTTGATACGGGAAGGTTTTAAAGCTCCTGGAATTATTCAAAAAGGTCTTATGTATGGGTTTCCCGCAGTTTCTGCTATACAAACTATTCGAAGCAACGACCCTGATAAGGGGGGTGCATTAGGTGGACTCATTGGTGGAACACTCGCAAGCTCCGCGGCGTTTGGGCCACTTGGAATGCTCGGAGCGATGCCTGCTGGATATCTAGGAGAGGTAGCAGGTAAGCGTTTAGTGCATGGAGCAAAAAATATTTTAGGTATTGGGAATCAGACTGCTCCAAGATATACTTCTTTGCAGCAGTAAGGAAACAAGCCGCGGCACAATTACCCGGCTAAGAACGTAAGGAAGGTCAAATGAACGCAGAACTCGTGAAGCAAGCGTATGCCTACGGTGCCGCAGTTGCGCTACAGGAACTTGGTTTCAACCCACAGCAAGCTCAGAATGGGGGAGTGAAGTTGGCGGAAGCCAAGCTCGCCGAGGGGGAAGAAGAAGGTGGAATGCATCCAGCTTTGGCCGCTCTCCTTGGCGGTGGCGCGGGTGCTCTCGGCGGTGCGGCTTTGGGTGCTGGCAGTGCGTTCATTCCTGGTTTACGCGGCGGAAGAGGTTTGAATAAACTGTTGGGGCGTCCAATGTCCGCGGCACAAGGCGGCGGTATTATGGCTGGAAAGGTCACACCCGACGCTCTGTTCAAAAACAAATTCGTGCGCAAGCATTTGATGAACCAAGGTGAAGCGGCGGCTGACTTCCTGCCAAAACTGCAGGATGCATATCTTCGTGGAATGGGTGGCGCAGGCGTAGGCGCTCTCGGTGGAGGCCTTGCTGGCGGCCTAATGGCGGGTGAGTGATTTAACAAGGAGTAACTAAAATGGGTCTGTTAAAGCAAGCACACGTCCGTGGCATCAACCACGCCCTCATTGCGAATGGTATCTTGGAATTCCCCAATGCCAAAATCGCTGAAGACGTTGCCGATGAGGTTGCGGACAACTATCCCGAGGAAGAAATCCCCGAAGAGACTCCTGAAGATGGACTCTCTGAGGAGCAAGCCTCGGACATCATCAACCAGCTCGCCGAAGTCGCCGCGGCTATTACCGAGAAGACCGGTGGAGCTCGTGACCGCGGCGTGAACAAGATTGCGGCTGAAGTCTCTCTTCAGGATGCAGCCTTTGCGCATGCCCAGTTCTTGGTGAAGCGAGCCATGGAAGAGGGCACCACCAACCCCGGTGAAGGCGCGGTCGTTCCCGAGCTCACGGGTGCTGAGGCTCAGGTCGATGCGGTGAACAATCCGTCATCGGCAGTGGTCGTTCCGCAGGGTTCGTCTGCTATCGACACGACCCCTGGCATCGTTGGTCACGCTGAGCCCGCAGCTCAGCAGCCCGGCGCGAGCGCATCGCCAGCTCCGGATTCCATGGCCGACGTCAAGGCTGCATCCGAAATCATCCGCATCTTGAAGAAGCTGTCGGAAGATGGAACACTGCCTTCTGAAGGCGGTCGGATGGACCTGAATACGAATTCCGCGATTTCGACTCCGGTCGTCGCGCAGGGCACAACCAATGCCCCGACCCCGACGGAGCCCATCCCACAAAAGCCGCATCCCGCAACCGCCGAAGCCGGTCTCAATACGGCTGGTAGCGCTCCCGCGGATGTCTCCAAGGTGGCGGCGTTTTTGCAGACCCCCGAAGGCGCGGCATTTTACCGCAAATTCCAAACTGCAAACATCCTAAATCGCTAAGTTACCACGGCTTCGCTTTCCTCTGTCCTAATTACGTCGTACAATTAAACGTTAACGTCTCGTCGACAAGGGAGTATTGCACCTATGCCTACAATGTCCATGTCTCCGGAAGTTCAAGCGTATGGCCAAATGCCGTCGAACGAACAAGCCGCGGAGATGTTCAAACAAAGATTTTCGGAGATGGCCTATAACGTAATGATGGCGAAGTTCCCGGAGCTCGCCGCACAGGTGGTGACGTTTAAGCTCATCGAAACGGACGCCGAGAGTGGCAAGGGCGTAGGCGCTTTTGTTTTGCTCATGGAAGACAAGACCATCTACATCCCTGTTGTGATGGTGGATAGTCAACTCAAACCTTTCGACATGTTCTATTTCAAGGACCTCAATATCTTCCTGCCTCTTTCCAATGAGTGGCTGGATGAGGTATCGAAGTCCGCGCTGTCTAACTTAGGCGAGCCGGCCAAGTTGCCACAAGGTGTTGCGCGGGATATGAGTATTCGCGATCTCGTAATCCCGCCCGTTATGCCCGAAGGACGTATAGGTGTCGCTTCCGATCTGTCTGAAATGTTCAAGGAGGCATCTTATAATCCCAAGCCGCGGTTTCTAGAGTTCGTAAAAAATGCGTCACATGTTGTGCTCGACGGATTAAAGTTAGCCTTTGAACGCAATCCAAGTTTTGGGCAAAAGGTGGCACGGTATTACGGGAAGAAAGCTTTGATAGAAGCTTTCCAAACGGGATACGCACAGACGGTCAAGGTTGCGGAAGAGAAACGCACGTATATGGTTGGCGTTTATACGTCGAGTACTTTTTACGATGCAGTTCCTATGCTGAAAAAGAACTGTGGTACAAAAATTGCTTCAGACCTTTTTAAGACGATTGCGACCGACGGGTTCGCCGCGGTGGATACGCGCCCGGTCGTAAAGAATACCATCGTCAAGGTGGAATCCCCCATCGAGCTCACCCCGGCTACCTCCACGGGTTTTTACCATCTGTACTTCCCGGACAAAGCCAAGCAGCTCTGTCTGGTTTCCAAAGCGGTGGTAGGCGATGACTACGTGGTCATCTACGCCGACGGGAGCAAGGCTTGGACAGTTTACGGTGCAGATGCGAAGACACTGTTGGGAGAACCCGAACATGACGATAAAGTTGTAAAGGCTACGGCGGTTTACAAAGCTCTCGAAGGACGCACCCAGAATAAGCCCACCACAGGGAAGTACAACGTTCCGTTGTACGTTTCGAGCAAGGGCAAACTTCAAATCGGTGCGCCGAAATTCATCACGAAGATGACCGAAGATGGTGGGACGACTTCATTTGATGGAGGCGTTATCGATTCGGATGACACGCGCGGTCGCATCATGTCTTCTTCGAGCGGCTCTGGCAATAGTCCGTGCACCTGCGGTTGCCCAACTCTCTACTATCCGAAGAGCACATCCTGGTTTTCGGTACCGGACCCTTGGGAATCAAAGAAAGAGCCTATCACGGACCCAAGCATCATCACGCGTTGGCTCGACCAATACATCGCGGACAAGACCGATGCTGCTCCTATCAACGTGAAGAGCGCTGGCCTGGCTCAGTGGTGGGTCGAAGGCGTTCCCACGGCGTCTTATTTGGATGTGGCTATCACGAAGGTGGCCAAGGCTTATGACCTTTCGCTAACAGATTCTGCGAACGTCCTGCACGATGCCGCGAAAAATGGTACGTGTCGTCTTCGCTTGGTGAAAAGAGCTCAGGGCGAACAGATGATGCAGCAAGAGGCTCCTCCTCAGCAGAGCATGGACCCGGCGATGATGCAACAGCAGCAGGGCATGGACCCGGCGATGATGCAACAGGGCATGGACCCGGCGATGATGCAGCAGCAGGGCATGGACCCGTCGATGATGGGAATGGGGATGCCTATGCAGCCTCCTCAATTATCCCCGACGGATTTGGCGATTGCTGAAACGGTACAAGGTCTGCAGCAAGAGAATCAGGTGCGGATGCAGCAGATTCAAGACCAAATGGCGCAGCAGCAACAGGCTATGCAGCAGGAGACAGAGTCTAACGAGAAACTCATCGCTATCCTGACGCAAATTCAACAACGTGCAAATGCTATTGGACAGGCAACAGGTGGGATGGTTCCGCCACAGGCGATGGCTTCTCCGCTAGCTGCTGGGCAGATGCTCGCACCGACACCCCCGCCGCAACCCGAACCTCCTCCGATGCCCGTGATGCAGGAAGAGGGGCCAGCCTCCGCGGAGATGGTAGCTTCTCAAATTCATCCCGAGCTCGCGGAGCAGGCTGCTGATTTTCAGGACGCGGGGATGTTCGATACCTCGGTGCTGGCAGTCATGGCTGCGGCGCCCCTTCTTCGGGACATCGTCAGCACGTACATCCCGAACCTCGAGAAAGCTCTCGACAACATCGGGCGTATTCAGTTGACATTGTGGATGCGGGAGGCTGAAACGAAAGCGGCTATCGGGAATGATGCGTACGTGCTGCTCGAGGACAAGCTGCGCAACGTGTTCAAAAATCTAGGAGAAATCGTGCTGCAAGTGAATCGCAACGCCCTTGATACCGAAGCGGGCGCGATGCAATCACAGAGGATGTTGGGCGACCAACAATAACTAAAATGTTGGCTCCAATACAGCCCTATTGGCGATGGTCAAACCTTACGTACGGCATCCAACATAGGACACCTCCTGCGGACCCTTGGCTGGAGCAGCTTTACGATTTGTACCTAGGGAATATAGAAGGGACTGAGTTTCAACAGGTCGTAGTAAGTCATGTTTTTTCGGAGTTCAAGCGCGACGTTATCATGGCCTATTTTTTCGCAAGGTGTTCCGCTAAGGATATCGAAGAGAGTCTCGAGCTAGCGCCCGAGATAATCGAAGGTATCGCGCGTCTTTTTTTCGACCGAACAAAGATTCGTACGAAACTCGACCACATTGAATACGCTCGAGAGTACATGGAGAGGTTCGCTTGTCCTGAAGGCAAGAATCTCATTTACCTGGGGATGACAGGTGGACCTCTGACGCTGAAGAACAAATTTTGTCTGGGTTATGAGATGCCCGCAATAGACCAGGACTTCGTTAATCATCGTATGTATCTCACGGCAGTTTCATTTGGGCTAATGGCCAGAGGTAACGCCTTGACTTCGCGTGAAGGAAAAGAAGCATTGCACTGGTTCCAGCAAGCTTCGGATATGTCGACTACGTATAGGAAGCTTCAACAAGGCGAGGATGATTCTCAAGATGCCATCGTGGCAATTGAGCAACGTAAGTTTTTGCATAAACCCGAAGCGGTTGGAATAAACCGTAACGACATTCTTCACTGACAAGGAGTCGGCCTAATGTGGATGCGTAACGACTACGAAAAAGCAGCGGATACAATCGCCAAAGAGTTTGCAGCTGGCAACGGCGCGGTGACCATCAACCAGCTTTCCACGAAGATTGCGACCGACGCCGGTTTGAATCCAGATGGAATTCGAACCCTCGTGCGCCTGGCCAACGTCAACGCTTTCAACGAGCTCTTCGCAAAGCAGGCCGGTAAAGAAGACCGGATGTTTGAATTTGAGACCGGGGACCCTGAGCTCATAATCTCGGCCCTGCATTCCAACGCGAAGCTTGCACATGTGAGTTCTTTCCCCGTCCAATTGGATAACCACGATATGCTCGCGGATTACTTCGGCGGATTTTCAACGAAGGTTGCCGAGGAGATTGAGAATCTCGAAGACAACGAATCGACGGGTGGGTCCGAGTGCGACGAGGAGTGCCAGGCCCCAGTGTTGAATAAGGCCGAAGTCACCAATCTTTATAACCGCGCCAAAGGTAAGGTTTCAGAAGAAAAGAAAGCCTCGGAAATCCGTTGGGGATTGGCCCTCGAGAAAGCTGCACGTGTGACGCGCGAAGTCGCAGGTCGAAATGTGCATTTCGATAAGACAGCTTTTTACCGTGACTTAGTATCGGCCAGCAACGGAACTTGCTTGGACGATATCAAAGGTCTGCACGCTTTCCTGACCCGAGAAGAAGACGTGGATGTTCTTGGTGGGATGAAGGTCGCAGAGGTTGTTGATACGATTGCGCCTACTCTGCGAGGTCAGACCGCGGAGATTCTCAGTTACCTAGAAGAAGCGCGGGAAGCACGCTACAATTGGGACAAGTGCGCTAGCGCTGAGAGGTTCCTAAATGGGATGGAAGTCAGTCGCTGAAAAAGTATTTGTAGACCCGGGTCCAGCGCTGAAACGTTTTATTGAAAAGGTTCAGCGTAACCCTGTTAAGTCTACATTAGCTGTTGGCACTACAGCTGCTGCCGCAAACTCGTTTGGCCCCAAGGCCATGGAACAGGAGAGTGAGTTCATGAAGAATCGTCTTGGGTCACCCGACGCCAAGTTTGTGTATGCGTCTGAAAAGGTCGCGGCAATACTAGAAGACCTGTACGTGAAAGAAGCGGCAGGAACTCCCACGGCGTCTAATCCTTCTGCGTGGAGTAGCGCTTGGACTAAAGGTGTTGAAAGCATAGGGTCAGGAGTTGGACAAGGAGTGGGCGCCGCAGGTGTCCTGGTTTTGACGGACATCCTTCGAAAAGCAGGACGTGGATTATCTCAAAAACTTCTATATGATTCGAAACGAAAAGAAATGCTTCGAAAGATTTTGTCTCTGGACCCCATTGTCAGTGCCTTCGAAGCTCAAAATCCAGGGTTGATGCTTAAGGTTTATGCCTCGATGGTTTCAGTTGCTCCTACCTTGAGTCTCGACCAGAATGCCGTGACTTCTTTCCTGCGTGAAGCGGCTCAAACGCATGGCGCTCTGAATTACATGACGATCAAACAACTGGCTGAAACTGAAAAAGCAATAACAAGTGCTAAGGGGGACGAGCGTCCTCTAGGATTCTGAGGTGTATACATGACATTTGAAGAATTGAGTCAAATGATTCCTGATTCCGTGAAGCTCGCGATGCGCAATGGACAGTTCCATAAAGTCGCAGCTGTGATGAATGGCTGGAAGACTACGGAGCTCCCCGAGATTCTCGAGAGCTTTGGGACGAAAGTGGCTAACCGACAAGAGAAGTACCGCGTCATTACGGACGGATTGTCGGCGCTCGAGAATCTGAAGAAGGGTTGAAACTTCGATGATGAAGAAGATTGTCCATCTCGACTCGCACTTCCCGACCGGCGAGCAAACGGTTCAGCCGGTGATGCTGTGGTCGAGAGGAAAAAGCTTCATCGAGCCCATCACGAAGTATGCCAGCGTTGGAGCTGAGTATTTCAAGACCATCGAACCCATTCCAGGGCACAGCATTGTTTACGTTCTCGCCGTCAGTGCATGGGAGCGCTACGGCGAGAATCGTAATGGAGATGGTTTTCCGGACCAGCCGTATAAACCTCTCTCTAGTCCTCCATGGATTTCAGAAGATGAAATTCTAAGCAAGCACTACAAATCTTTTGAGCAGTTCGGTTTCAATTACCGTCATCATCAGAACACGGACCCTGAAAAGTCTGTCGGACGTGTGATGCGTGCGTTTTGGAATCCGACCATGTATCGCGTTGAACTCCTGATTGATGTCGATAATGCGAAGGCTCCGGATTTAGCAAACCGTATAGCCGCGGGAGAATACCCCCCTGTTTCCATGGGTACTAAGGTCCCCTGGGACGTGTGCCTAATCTGCGGAAATAGAGCTCCTACCCGCGCCCAATACTGCGACCACCTCCGTTTTCAGATGCGTGAAGTCGTCAACGGATTGAAAGTCGCAGCCTTGAATCCGAGTTGTAAGTTCTTCGACATCTCCTGGGTGGTACGTCCCGCAGACCCCAACGCTTACATGTTGAAGAAGGTCGCGGAAGAGGCCTATGAAATCAAGCTCTCGGGAGCAGCTGCAGGTGAATACTTGGACGAGATGCAAGAGCGTAAGATGGCCGCACACAAACTCGCGGTCATCGACAAGGTCGTACAGGGAATTCCAGTAGATGCTAAAACCGAGGGTGTTGACCCCATGCATCTTCAGAATATCCAGACGATGCAACCCACCGCCCAGAGCATGAGCGCAGGTCTTCCCGAGCTCCCGGATGATTTGCTCCGGCGCCTGGCTTCTTCTTTTTCGCTGCCGGAAATCTTCACCTCGACGTTGGCGATGGGCATGCCTCTTTGCACCCGCGAGGTCGTGAAGATTACTATCTACCGGCAGATGCCCCAGGTTCCGAACATGGATGGGATAGCGGATGCGGCTGTTGCAGCTCGACAGCCCCTGCTCGGTCTTTTTCAAGAGCACCCTCAAATGCTGGATGCTTTTGAAAAGGATTTGGACATCGACCAATGTCATCTCAATCCAAAAGTTGCGGAAATGATTGGCACTGGAATGGAAAAACGTTCGGGTATTTACGAGTATTTGAAACGGAAATACATCCCGGGAAAATACCGTGACGAAACTTCTCAATTGACGCCTTTCACGCTCACGGACCCTGTTTCAGGGCAGCGCTATGGGACCAATCGTTGGGCAGCTATCCAAGCTCACGACGAAATTGCGAAAAAGAATTTACGCAAAGTTATTGGTGGAGGCGCGGCGTTGGGTGGGGCTTACGGTCTCATTTCTGCAGGGCTTCGTAGCAAAGGTTTATCTAAACTGAATCCCCTCGTAGCGGGTACCTTAGGTGCTGTTGGTCTTTCTAACTTGCCTTCCATGGGTGCTCACTACATGACCGATCAAGGTGTCCCTATCCCAGTACTCACAGAGCTCACGAAGATGAGCGTGGACTCTTCTAGTTTTTCACGCTCCCTCGCATTGCCTCTTTTTGGTACACTTGGAACAATGGCTCTTCTTGGAATGGATCGTAGACACCGTTTAGCCCAGGGCTATATTCCGGGTGACCCTAGTGAAGGAGTCTTACGGCGAGGGGTTGATACGCTCGGCTCTGCTGCAGCTAATTACCCCCTGCTTTTTGCAGGACTAGGAACCATGGGTCTTCGTGCTGCAGGGAATACGCAAACAGCTAAATACCTCGGAGAAAATATTGTCGGACCTTTAGCGCAAAAGGGAAAGAGTTGGGCTAATAAAACGGATGAAGCTCTTCGAGGTTGGGCTAAGAAGACAGACCAGGGTGTAAAAGATTGGGCGAGTACGAAGACCTCGTCAGACACGGTAGGTCTTCCTGATTTGGATATGGACAAAATTGCTGAAAGTCTCGGCAAAATTCTGTTAGCAAACACGGTCTTGTAGGATGAAGACGAGCACCATATGATTGGTGCGTAAAAGGAAAGAGGTCAAGCACCATGGAATTCGGTAAGATGCTCGCTAACTTTAACGCTCCCGCTGCTTCTCAAACCAAGACAGCCAGCGCGGATAACTCCAAACAGCAGCTTGCTAGCGCCGTGGAAGCCACAAAGGTTGCCTCGGCGACGCAATCGACGGACGCGGTGGAGGCTCTCATGAAGACTGCTGCCACTTTGGCGGAAAATGAAAAGACGGCAGAGCTGGTGCATGCGCATATGAGCGGCCGGGCTTTCGCGCAGGGTGCTTTGGAAGTGTTTGCGGCAGCGGATTCTGCAGCTCAAAAAGTAGCGTCTGCGTATCCGCAACCGCAACTGCAATTACAGGATGACACAATGGTAAAAGCCGCGGCTGAGCAAGGCTACCAGGATACGATGGTTAAAGCTGCCGCCGAGCAGGGTTATCGCGACACGATGACCAAGGCTGCCGCGGAGTACAACCAGGGCTACGAAGCGGCCGTCACTGACGCCGTCAACGCCGCCGCCAACGAGTTCTACAAGGGTGCACAAGAGGCCATGATTCTCATTCAGGCCGCTCGCAACCAGAAGAACGGTTGAGTGAACCATGGCTAGACCTCTTCCGAGTGTGGATGCTGTTGTTGCCCGCGTAAAAGCGTTGGCACAAGAAGAGGCCACTAAGTTGGCTTCTTCCTCGGCGCCGATGCTCACCGACAATGTAGCCCAAGGCCTGCAGAAGTTGGCGAGTGACCTTCGGGCAGAGGCTTCGGTGCGCGTGTCTGTTCAGGACGTTCTGGACTTCGCACAGGCGGTGAACCGATGACATCTCCCGTGGCAAACCAACTTCGTACTGTAGCTCAAGAGCTCCGCAAAGAAGCCTCCGTGCGCGAAGAGACGAAGCTGCTGAAGGTGGCCCAAGTCCTTTCCGCAGCGCGGGCGCTGGACGAGCTCCGAGCCCTGCTGAACGGAAGGCAATAACCAATGCTAGACCTGATTAAGGTAGCGGAAGTCCTCGAGGCCGCAGCCAACTATATCGAGGCGACTGAGACTAAGCAGGCCGAAGCGGCGAATGCTATTCGGGATGCGGAAGTCTCCAAACTGGCCAGCCGTATTCGAGATGCTGTGGGAGAAAACGTTTCTCCTGAGGTTCTCAAGCTGGCCGCGGTCAACCCCGAAGTCACCGAGCTCCTTTCCCGCCTCGCGGGTGGAGACCGGGTTGATTCCCTGGGTGGCCCTGAAACGACGAAAACAGCTTCTTCTTCCTCTTCGCTGCCCGAAGCAGAAGCTGCTTTTGTAAACTTCCTTCTGAGCTGAAGGACTTGAAAGGGATGAGGTAACACATGTCGATTCTCACGAGCGGTTTCGACGTCATCACCCACGACCCGCCCGAGAACGCAAAGGCGGCCCTCGCACTGGTGTTGAGCGTCTACAATCCACCGGCCGTTAGTTCCAGCGGAACTCCGACTGCCGGTACCATCCCCGCGGGTTCCATCGTTGTGATGAACTCCACGGGATACGCCATTCCAGCCGACAACGATGCGGCGACCACCAACGCTCCGGTGTTGATGTTCATCACTATCGATGGCGACATGGACTACGATGGCTCCTTCGTGCACAAGTTGACGTGCATCCAGGGAGGCATCGAGATTCTGACCCCACAGTATTTCGTCACGACATACGCTCCGGGCGCCATGCTGTCCTGCGGTCATGCTGGCTCTTCTCCTGTCTCTACCGGCAAGTTCCGCGCTGTCGGTTCGGGCGAGCAGATTTACGGTGTAGTTGGTCCTCGCGGTGTCAATGCCACCACGGGTCTCCTAGACGTCATTATTCCGCAGGGCATTAGCCCGGCGTCGGCATAAGGGAGGCACCAGATGGCATACAACGTTGAAACCTCTACTCATTCCGCGCAGTTCCTGAACAAGTCCTTCATCTCCAAGATTGAAGGTGGCCAGACCAAGGAAGCGGTCGAGGCCAGCTCGCTGTTCATCCGCGAGCGTCTTCGTCAGGCTGCTGCTGTTCGTGAAGTGATCATCCCCCAAGGTGTGACCGAAGAGGACATCGACCGGGACGAGAGCACCGATCAGCCGAAGATCATCATCGACAAGGAGCCGGATTCGTCGGCTACCTTCGTGCAATTCCAGGGAACTGGTCGACGCACGTGGTTCAAGGGTCCTCGTTACTCGGTTCGCTTCGGCAAGGTCGAGTCGCAGAGATTCACCAAATCGAAGGCTGAGCTCATGACCTACCGTTCTGACATTCGCAAGATTTTGTCAGACAATTCGGTCATGGACATGGCGGACGAAGAGGATCGTAAATTCTACGAGCTCGTCGCTGCCATCATTGCTGCGAACCCGTCGGTACAGCGTACCTCGGGTCCGTTCCAGAGCGGCACCTTCAAGACTGCCTGCCAGGCGATGCTGACCGGAACTCGCAAACGTCCCATCGGCAAGCTACTCTTGAGCAAAGAGCGCTACATGGACGCACTCGACCTGCCGGCGACCTCTGTCGGTGACGAGATCGCGAAGCGCCATTTCGATGAGGGTATCGAAGCTTCTCAGAAGCTTTGGGGACTCCCGGTCGTGACCCACGTCAAGTCGGATATCTATCCGACCGACAAGGGTTGGATCTTCTCCCCAACCTCGCCGAACAATTTCCTCGGCAACTTTTTCACTCTGCAAGATGCAACTCTGTTCATCAAGCAGGAAGCTGACATCATCTCCTTCTGGACGTACGAATACATCGGAATCGGTTTGGCCAATTCTTTGTCCATGCAGGAAATCGTTTTTAGTTGATGAGAAAGTAGGCTACTCGCCATGAAACTCTGCAAGGTTAAAAACGTCACTGATAGTCGATTGATCATCCTTGCCGTTCGCGACAGAGATGGTCAGCCAATTTCTTTTGAACCAGGTGAATGCAAACAGATGATGTCTGCCACGGTCGACCATCCCGCCGTGTCCGTGCATATCGGTCGGGGACTGCAGCTCGTGGAAGGGCAAGAACTCGTTGAGGAAGTGCCGAAGACAAAGGTGCTGGAAGTTGCTATTTCACCAGCCCCGCCGCCTGCACCAAAGGTAGAAGCACCGGCCGTCGAGCCGGTCGTGGAAACCTTGGTGATTCAGGAAGCACCGGCTACACCTGTGGACTCATATGCTAATGCACCTGGCATAACGGAAGAAAACATTTCGACGATTCAGGAAGCGTATCCAACCCTCGCAGATTTGGCAAATGCCAATAAAGACGCTCTCATGAAATTAGGTTTCAGTAAATATGGCGCGCGAAAACTAACCGCGTGGGCAGCCGCGAAGTTTGAAAACGCTGTAGCTATTGAAGTCGAAGACGACGAGTAGCTTTTCTTCTATCTCTATCCCCTTCCCTCAATTCTCTCTTCTCCCTTAGAACCCAGTTCTATCCTACAATTCAAGCATGACTGTCGTCGTCAATCATAACTATCCGCAGGCGCACGCCTTGCAGGTCCTTCAAGCAGACGGAACGCCTATTGAAGGCGCCCATATCATTATATATAACGCAAATACGTACCATGGTCCGTCTATGTCAGGATGGGTGACGCAGCAAAACGTTCTTTTTGAAAAGCCTTTTGATAGCACAATGATTCTTTGTGGAGATCCCGAGGCTTTCACAGTCGTCATCCAAACCGGTTGGGTCGGGGATGTTTATACCGATGAAAATGGGGAATGGACCTCCGATATTCTTTTACCGGAGGCCCAGACTTGGCTTCTTTATATCGATTTTTCGCCTAACTATACGCCCCGTATCGTTGAGGTGACAACGTGACAGAAGACAAAACAACTAGGAAAACAATTCCGCCAGTTCCTCCATCAAAGGACGCGAGGAAATTTGCACGATCTAGTTTGTCATGGGGTGAGATGAATGACGGCGGAAAATTCGCCACTCCGCAGGAATTAAAGATGGCACGGCTACCTGCGGTGCAACGCGCACAATCGGGGGAAAGAACTGGGGAAGAAGTATCGAGTGTCTTTATGCCAGTGGAAGACCTTTACTGGATTAAAGATTCACTTCACAACTTGCGTAAAGACAAAGCGGATAGAACTTTCCTAATGGCGTCTATCCAAACGTATGAAGAAAAATTGGAGATAATAAATATACGATTAGACGAAATCAGTCACTGCAAAAAAGAAACTGATTTTTTGGAATTAAAAGAAGCTGTGAATAGTTGGCGTACTTTTTTTCGTAATATCGTAGCTGTCGGGTCTATCGGAGTTTTAGTCGTTATAGGTGGATGGTTGTGGCAGTATTATACTATCGTTAGCCAGGTAACTAAAACGAGCGAAATTATAATACAAGTTTCGCAGAGTACGGAGACTCTTAGAAGTAATTATGAAAAGTATAGGCAGGAACATTTTGCGGAGAGTGTTAAGGCTTTAGCTGAAAATGATGCTAAATTTGTGCGATTAGAGTACAAATTACTTTCAGCTATATCGCAGTTGTCACAAGGTGTTACACTAATAGAACCTGAAAAACCAAAGGCTCCATTAAAGAAATAGGAGAAAATAATGAGCAACTATACTTACCCAATCATCCCCGGTAAAACCGTGATAGGGATACGTCAAACTATTGTGGGAAGTGCCTTTACGGGAGTAGCTCCTACTTTTCCACTCGTCCCGGGTCCGGGTTCAGGTACGGCATCTGCGGCTAAGTTCGTAGGGGGCATGTACACCTACGGAGACCCGGAAGACCTTTCGGTTGTGACGCTGGATGCGGGCGGCTTGTTCGATTTGTCGAACAATTATTGCCTGTCGTTGAGGTGTATTCGTGCTTTTTGCGGAACTGGAAAAATTTATAACCTTTATATTCAAGACCGGGATGGATCGAATATTACCACTGTTTTAACTTCAGCTGATGCGGATAAAACGAATAGGGAATTTGCAGGAACGAGTCTCATCGTTCTTCCCAGCCAAACAGTGAAAATTACAACCAACGCCGCAGGGACCGTTGATTTGTATTTTTGTCGCTACGAGTATCCCTGAGAGGAATAGGTGAAAGCGTGAGCAACTATACTTATCAAGTCGTCGTAGGTAAAACAGTTGTAGCCGTGCGTCAAACTACGAGTGTTGCTATGATAGGGGCCGCTCCTACTATCGCTGTTGTAGGAGCAGCCTACCCTGCTAAGTATGCCAATGGTTTGTACACCTATTGTGATCCGGCAAACCACTCTACCGTGACTTTGAATGCGGGAGGCTTATTCGATTTTTCGGATAATGCCTGTCTGTCGTTACGTTGCGTTCGTGCATTTTGTGGCGGAGGCCAGACTTACAGTGTCTTCGTCCAAGACCGCGGCGGAGCAAATGTTGCAACTATTCTGGCAGGTGAAGGTGCAAACGCCACGAGCCATGAATTTGATGGAACGGGCATCATCGTTCTTCCCGGACAGAACGTGAAGATAACGACCACTGCAGCGGGAATCATCGATGCGTATTTTACACGCTACGAGTTTCCCTGAGCAAAAGAGGTGAGCGATGCCAGTTGTTCTTCCTTCGACCGGTGACCCATTAACCACGGATGACGTTCGTTGGTTCTTGCGTGATACCCCTGAGCACAACATCATCCTCCCGGATAATGTTGAGTTCAGCACGGAAGATATTAACCGCGCGATCCGTTTCACCGTGGCCAAGTACAACGTGCTGCCTCCTCTGACCACGTACACGTACGACATGATCAATGAGTACGTTCTCCTGTGTGGGGTCTGTGCCATCCTTCTTCGGTCCGAGGGTCTTCGACAGAATCGAAATGAAGTGCGAGCACAGGACGGAAATATCGCTCCCGTAAATCTGGATGAAAAGCAGGCTCAGTACGCGGCCTGGGCGGACCGTCTACAGCAGGAGTTCGATCTCCATTGTCGCCTCTCGAAGACAGAGGCCAACATGGAAGCGTGCTATGATGGCCAGGCTTCCGGGTACCGCTACCTCGGGCGCTGGACAACCTGACCCATGCCACTCTACCCTTCTTCTGTCATCCATTCCGTCAGTAATCCGCCTCTTCGAACCGATGCGTACATCGAAATTACGCGGATGTTTCCGATATTTCCTAGACGAGTTTTCGTCCAGTGGGTTCTTCGAAATCCGGTTATAGGAGAGGCATACCAGTTCACGGTGGAGAGATCCGGTAGTGCCGCGGGTCCTTGGGAGATGCTGACCACCAACCCGACGAATGAGTTCTATTATGCGGACACGAATTTTCCAGCGAACCCCCTCGAGGGCGAGCCTGACCTCATGTCCATATCCCGCGTCGTCTATTACCGGGTGACGGCTATACCCCATGGGGCCAATGACACCCTCACGATTATAAAAAAAGTAGAGCCTTGGCTCGACCGCCGACGTGAGGGCATCCATCGGAAGCTCGTGCGAGACGCGATGATATCCCTGCAGCGTGTTGTCGGGACGGAGATGGCCGCGCTGAAGAAGAAGCGGTGGGGTCACCGCTGTTCTCTCTGCCTGAGCAAGTCGGGGATGTCGGTCGACCCCTATTGTCCCGAATGCTATGGCACGGGCATTACAGACGGATTCTGGGCTCCTGTTTACGGGTGGGCTCAACTTTTCACGGCGCCTATTTCCGTCCAGTCCGCTCTTCAGGGCGAGACGGAGATGCGTCAGACCCGGGTGCTGATGGCGAACGTCCCGCAGATGAATGAAGAAGACTTTCTCGTTTTTCTACGGAGCAACCGACGTTTTCGGGTCTTGGAAGTGACCCCCACGCAGATACACAACGTTGATGTTCATCAGGAGCTTATTGTTTCTGAGCTGAGTCCGGATAGCACAGAGTACAATATAGGCGTGGACCCGTGGCGCGAATCATGCTGGTGGGTGTAACCGATGGCCATCTTTCAAGTAGCGCAGACCTATAACGGAAAGGCTCTTCCCCTAGAAATAGGAGAGCACAAAAATATAACGGTGGGCTCACCGTTAGCCGTTATCGGTCTTTTCGTTTTGGCGCTACAGCATCGGTTCAGCCCCTCGTCTATTGGGACGGATAATTTGGTTGGTGATTCTCCTGACCTTCGTGTACCTGTCGAATGGGAAGATCCCACGGTCCCAGAGCCTCTTCCTTGGATTTGGTCGGGAGATTTGAAGCCCGCGGATGAATGCAATCCTTCGAATGCAGGGGCTTCTCGTCCGATCTATATTGGTCCGTCGTTCGACCGGAATAAAAACATCCGTAATTACCAGCCCGCCATCTATGTCGACCGTGGGAATGTCACCGTACAAAAAGTGTCGAATAACAATTTTGTAGGTCAGCACTGCGCCAGCGGTCTGGAAGCTTTCGGCGCCATCGCTCGAATCCCTATCCAAATTGATTGCACGGCGTTGAGCTACGGAGATTCGAACATCATCGCGGACACGGTGTGGTTCTACATTTTGGCGAGTCGTAATATTCTCAGCCGCTCGTTTGGATTTCATCAAATCGTAGAACCTGTACTCGGGGCAACCGTTCCAGAAGAGACGGATAAGCAGATTTTTCACACGCAAATCTATTGCGATGTGGAGGTATTTATCCGTTGGAGTTCACGCCCGATTGCTCCGCTTATTAACGACATCGTATTGCGCGTTGGCAAGGCTGGAAGTGTAGATGACGTACTCGTAGACATCGTGCTTCGGGAAAGTCGAAGCTGACCATATAATTCCGTAGCAACCAGAGGAGTGAAAATACGATGCCTCTATCTAGACCGAACACTGTCATTTATCAAGAGTACGCGGACCTTTCCGTTGTTCCGGCCACCCCATTCCTGAACAGCCTCATTGTGGGTCCCTGCTACCAGCTGTTGGACTACCTCGATGACATGGATGACTGTTATGCCGGATTGTACGGGACGCTACGGATGGCGTATCCCCGCACGACTCCGACGGCCGCCGTAGTCATCGCGACTCCTCCTGAGCTCGAAACTGGGGCAATCCTCGAAGATGACAGCGTGTCGATTTTCTTCGATGAGGCACAGGTGGTGATAACAGAGGTAACGGGCTCAGGCAGTCCGACCAACGGCATATTTTACGCAAGTGATAATCTGTTTACGACCACGAATAACACAGGCTTTCACATGAATGATAAATATGTGCAAGCTGGAGACACGCTCATCGCGCAAGCCAATGGCGCTGCAGACTGCATCAAAACTGTAAAAGAGTTGGCTTTTACTTTTTACGATAAGGGGGCCGGAAATCCACTGAGCTTCACAACAGCAGGAGTGGATATTGGAGATATCATCACAGTGTCTGCGGATGCTGCGACTCCTTCTCGCGACGGCATTTACACCGTAAAAAAGAAGTACATCGTCAATGGGTCCGTGGTTGCTGATGCCATCGAGATCGAAGATGCGACGAGTCTTTCCACGGGATCAGAAGGATTGGCGCATGTCCGTATTACCTCAGCAGGTGGTACTAAGAAATTTGATAGCACGACTGACGGTACTACGGGGAAAGTAAATTTGGGTGATTGGTGCAACCTACGAGTCACAACCGATTTCGATACGGCGAATGCGGCGAACTGCCGTTGGCGCGTCGAGCGTCAGCTGAGCGACGTGGAGCTTGCATCGTCAGATTTCTCGGTAAATACGACGACCAAAGCTGTTACATTGATTGCCGGAGTTACCGCGACTGTGAGCACCGTCATCGGCGCGAAGCCTGTCTCCTACGCGAAGATGTACATGCAGTACAAGGCCTTGCGCCTCGACCTGCAAAACATCGCGGAGGTTTCATCCCCGTCTGAAGCTATCGCGCTTTTGGGAAAATATGATGCGCGTAACCCGCTCTGCGTGGGCGTGCACGTCGCATTGGCGAATACCACGACTCCCATCAAGTGCTACGGTATCGCGGCGGATACCCTGGCAGGATATGGCGATTTCATCGAGCGCACCAGCCATCTATCGGATATCTACGCTGTCACACCACTGACATATGACACCAGCATCATCGGTTCTCTGAAAGATGCGTGGGAAAACTACGCTGACCCAGACTACGTGCTGCAGCGCGGCATCAAGCAAAAGTTCCGGACGACTCTCGGCGCCGTGGACCTCGTCACGCAGAGTGACGTTATCGTAGCGAAGGGTGGTGCGTCGACGCTGGTGAAAGCTGGCACGACCCCGACGGGGAATAAGACGCTCACGCTTTCGGGTCTCGTAGGTCAAACTGCCGATTTTAGCGCAGCCAGTGTCCTTCCGGGTGACATTGTGCATGCTACCATCGGCGGTGTCGTCTTGGGACCTTTCACAGTTGCACATGTTAATACTGCTTTGATTCTGGAAACAGAAGAAGCTCTCGCAGGTCTGGGTGCTGCTAGTAATGCACTCGACACTTTGGACATCACAGACCCGACTGGAGTTATTCATCGGTTCACAGCTCTCACGTACTCCGTTGGTGTAAAAGAATTCGTCCTCGGAGCAAGTGTTCTTGACGCCCTTTATCTGACGCTGAGTTCTTCAAACTCGACGTTCATCACCAGTGGCGTCGTTCCGGGTGACCTCCTTCAGATGCCGAGCGATCCCGAGACAACGACCTGGACGACCTACGACACGTGGGAAGTAGCCTCGGTGGACAGCGAGACACGCATCACGATTGCCAACAACGGCAACAATTCGTCCGACCTCGAAAACGAGTTCCCACACTTGGTCAAGCGCACAGCCGCAACAGACCGCTCCGTAACACAGGGCACGCTTTACTTCCGCGTCAAGCGTGACATGACCAAGACCGAGCAGGTCAACTACATGCTCGCGGTCGCGCACAGCTTGGATAGCAAGCGCGCGCTGCTCTACTACCCAAACAGCGTGGACGTGACCGACCTCGTGGACGGCAGCAAGACGCGTACTGGTACCGCCGCCGAGCTCGCCGATCCCCAGCCGGGTTACTACCTGGCCTGCATGGTCGCGGGACAGACCGCGAGCCAGCCGTCGCAGCAGGGCTTCACGAACATGGGTGGAAACGGTATCTCCCGTGTTTATAACTCGAACGACTACTTCAGCGAAGAGCAGCTGACCAGTTTGTCGAACGGCGGCGTGTACGTCTTCGTGCAGGATGCTCCGACTGCGCTACCTTATACAATTCATGCGGTGACGACGGACGTTCTTTCGCTCGAGACTGGTGAGTACATGCACGTGAAGAATTTGGATTACCTTTCGATGTCCTTCCTCGAGACCTTGCGCCCCTTCAACGGGAAGTGGAACATCACGCCCGACGCTCTCCAATTCATCACGCAGGCTTTGTACGCGGTTATCACCACGCACAAGACAGCCTACAGAGCTCGGATTGGTGCGCCACTTATCAACGCTACGGTACGCACGGTTTACCAGAACACCGATGTTGAAGACCGGATTGAAGCGTATATTGACGTTAACCTGCCCACGGTGCTCAACACCATCGGCCTGCACTTGGTGTCATAATGAAAAGCGTTTTTTACCAAGCAGGTTACGACGAAGCCCTCGTGAAGATGGGCGGCTGGGGTTCGGCGATACAAAAAGGTGTCTCGGCTGCTGGCAAATGGATAGGAAATCTTGGAGCCAAGATGGGTCCTGTAGCGCCTGCGGGAGTAGGTAAGGCTGCTCCAACGGGATGGCTTGCGGGGAAAGCCCAAGGTGCGGCCCAAGGTTTGGGTCAATCCATCAGCAACCTCGCCGCGGCCCCGGGTCAAACCCTTTGGCAGGGCGCTGGAAACTTCGGAAAGAACATGCTCGGGATGGGAAATGCCGCGACTACAAGCGGTGTCTTAGGCCGCGGCGCCATGGGCGTTGGCCTGGTGGGTGGCGCTACGGGTGGATTTGGACAAAGATCGCAACCAGGGCCGGGGAAACTACCGGGTCCGGGACAGATGCAATAGGAGGCTCGGATGCCGCTTGGAATCACTCACGGTCTAGGTAGCTGGAGAATCCAGCAGAATAACGTCGAGCGTCATACCGATAATGCTGCCTACACCGCAGCTAACCCGGAGGATACGCTCATCCTCGCCGGCCCTCCGCGGTTCATGGACGTCATGCAAGCCGAGGACAGTGGCGTTGGTAGCCTCCTAGCCATCGGCATGACCCAGACCTTTCAGTTCACGAGCCAGGTGCCACTGCAGCCCATGCAGGCCATCGGTTCGTCACGCCTCTTCTTCACCCGAGGAAAGAGCCAGACGTCCTGGAGGCTCGGTCGTCTGCTGACGAACGGTAGGAACCTCCTGCGCGTGCTCTATCACAACGCGGTGGCCGCGGGGTTGGATGTTGGAGAGCTCGACGAGCCCCCAGTTCCAGCCGGGCAGGGAACGCAGAACACCATGTTCTACGCCAACCTCGACTCCGAGCTCTTTTACGTGCCCTTCGGTATCGCGGTTCTCTTCCGTGACCGCGCGAAGGACCTACTCGGCGCCTTCTACTTCGAGCTGTGCATGGTCAACATGTATACCCTCGGCTTCACCATCGGTCAGAACATGGTGATGGAAGACATCAGCGGATTGTGCGACCGCGTCGTTCCATTCTCCCCCAGCACGTTGTTGGCAACTCCCGGACTTGACCGCAAGGCCTTGGACGAAGTCATCGGCTTCACCTCTGCCGGCGACCCGAGCGTCCCGACCGACTGGATTACCGGAATGGACGACCTGCCTGTCTGATTCTTTTCTTTTGGTCCCGTGCTAGTATTTGGCATGAGCACCCCAGAAGATATCTCCAAAACAATACGCTTCGGAAAAACCCCACTATCCAGTGCACCGTTTTCATCTGGCGGAAAAGTCTTAGGGACCATCGAGTCCTATAACGACAACACGAAAACGTACACGGTCATCACGCAGGGGAATAAGCGAAACCCAAATGCCCTTGGAGGACGTCTTCAGGGTATCCCAAGAAAGCTCACGCATTCAGGGGACCAGGTCGTCTTGAGTCCGGAGACAACGGTCATCGTCGACTTCGAGCTCGGCATCCCCTACATCGACGGCGTCCTGCCCCAAGCCGCGACTTCTTCAGCTGCATATTCTGTTGCTCCTAATATGGGGGCAACCCCCGGGAGCGGGGCGGCCAACGTCCGGGACTCCGGGGGAACGTACCGAACGGCAAACGCCCCGACGGGAATGCTCCCCGGAGACCAGGTCCTCGCGGGCGAAGACGGGAACTATGTCGCGGCGCTGCGGGGAAAGATTTCAAAGCTGCATGGAAGCGAGCGGGCACAGGTCATCGTCTCGGGATTGCATGATCTCGTGCGTGTCATCAGCGAAAACTACGAGAACTTTTCATCGTTCGGAAACCTCGAGATAAAAAACAAGGACGGGAGGAGCTCCCTTTCTTTTCGCGGGGGCTCTGACCAGGCATCGCAAACGGGTGGAGAGCTCGAGGCCTGGACCTTCCGTTTGGATATAGGAGATACGGGAAATCTTTTCGACCTGCGTGTGACCTCCCCGGATAACAGCAAAACATTTGCACGTATTAAAATGTCGCCAGATGGCTTCCTGGAAATCTTCGGGGAGCTCGCGCGAGCGGATAGCACCGCGGGCGACAGATATACGACGACAGGGACTAACCATTACGTGCGCACGTCTGGAAATCATAAAGAAGATATTCGAGGGACGTCTTCAAAAAATATTCAAAGCGGCTCGACGGAAAACGTTGCAGCCAACCGCGTAGTCAATGTGGGAATGGATGATATCGTTTCCGCTAATCGTAATGAAATCAAGAGCATAGGAGCGCAACAAATCACAACCGTGATGGGAGGTCTACCCCTCAATGCAAAGCCTACGGATAAAGCTAAAGAAGTTAAAATCGTCAATGGAAGCTATGTTATCGAGATTGGAAGCCCTAAAGACGGAGGCGTTCCGTCCGCTATGTCAGGCTATAAGGTTTTTGTGCACAATGGTGCAATTATCATTGGAGAAAATCCCCTATTACCCGCTACGCAGTGTAGCGTAAATCTCAACACGCTTAAACCCGGTTCTATTGGATTGGGTTGTATCGTCCCAGGCCCCTGGACAGAAGCCGCGATGAACCCGCCCACGGGGTCGGCCATGGTCTATGAAAAATGGCTCATCCTTTTCAACGTGCTCATTCAAGCTCTGGATAATCACCAACATGTTGCAACGTATGGGGGAGGTCCTACACTCTCTACGATCCCTGGAACTCCCGGAGTCTATTTTCAAGGGATCACTAGCAGCCTCACGGCAGCGGTGAAAAGTCTGAAGGTAAAGATCGGCGCCTAACCTATAATTCTCGAAAAGTGGGCAAACACAGCCCTATGGAGGATTCAGATGCCAACAGTAAGATTGAACGCATTAGTCGGGGCTGTACACATTCAAGACCCCTATCCGGCAACTGGCGGTCTTTCCGTCACCGCTCCGGCTCTTTCATACGCAACCTTCTCCTGTAACTGGGATGTCTTTCAGCGTATCGCTCCACAGATTGCGACGCTAGAAGCAGCCGGTCTTGCTACGTATGTAATCAGCGGTGGGACAGACAATCTCTGGGCCATTGAAGGCGACCTCCCGGGTATGCCCCGCATCGACCGCGTATCGAAGCACGCCTTAACCCTGACTGGTGAGACAGGCCTGGTCATCGAGGGATATAAGTTCACGGGTGGACAGAGCTTCGCCAGCACGCGCCTGGATTACGCAGCAGCAAATACGGACTTGGTCATCTCCGCGCGAGTCCCAGGTTACACGGGAAATGCGCTTTATGTGGAAATCATTGATAGTGGCACTAGCGGTCTTGCGGTATCCTTAACCCATGGAAATACTTGCACTGTTAACCTGGGTGCTGCTACTCCTACAGCAACGCAAATTGCGGCCGCTATCAATGCAGAAATTACCCTCTACCTGCTCTTTAAAGCCTTGGTAGATGGAACAGGCGGTGGAAAACCTACCATCAAAACGGCGCAAGCCCTCACAGGTGGTGAAGGTCCAGGGATGGTTGTGACGTGCGCGGGTCTGGCATGCGACATTCGCACCATCACAACTTCGTCTGATCCCTTGCACGCCATGACCGTGGACGTCCCGAACATGACCTCCGTCTCGGGCGCTGGAGAAGCTGTAAACTTTGAACTTCGTTCGGGTGGAAAAATTGCAACCATATCGTTGCAGATAGCTCCGTGATTCTTTGCCCTGATTCGCATAGAATTAGGGCATGAAAAAGAGTGCAAACCAATTAGTAGATTCAATTCGTGAAAAAATAGAAGCACCCGGTGCTTTACGAGAAGCTGCTCCTTGGCTTGCAGCTGCTGGAACAGGTGCCTTGGGATACGGACTCTTACGGCATAAGAGTTTCGCTCCTTTGGGGACACAACTTCGAAGTTTGCAAGAGGCTACTAAGGGGAAACCTTTTAGAATTGCTACTGGTGAGAATACCACTCTTTTAGATAGAATAAAGCAGTCTCTTGTTTTTGGGTCCCCTGTAATACCTACAGGTCAAAAAGCACGGGGGACAGTTCTTCACCATACAAACGCTCCGTTAGGTGGAGGTGACGTTGAAATAAATACAGGATCAATTGTTGATGATCTTCTTGATAAATGGACGTTTGATAAGGTGATGCGTACGGGTGTTGGAGCTGGGCCTGGGATGACTTCAGCTCTACCTAATACGATGCGCCTGGATGAAGCTTTAAAGCGTGTCGGAGGTGACCCCAAACGCTTGAAAGAAATCTTTCCAGACTTCATATTAAAGGTTCGAGATTCATCGATGGGGCGTGGAATATTTAAGTCCCTTGACGACTCGGGTGTGAGTGAAGCTTTTAAAGATCCGACACAATTTATTTTCCAAGAGAAGATGCCGATTAAGAATGAGTACCGTGTACACACTTTGAACAATGAGCCTTTCACTGCTACACATCGGTATTTACCTGAGCCGTTACGTGGGTTGTGGGATAAAACAATGGAGAAACTTTTTAGGGCGGGGGGAGGTGGAGGAGCTGTTGTACCTTTGATGGGAAAAAGGCGAAGAGACCTACACGACTTCATTCGAAAAAGTACTGCGCATTTAAAACCTGCAGATGGAAAAAGTCTTTCAGATGTAGGTGAGTCGATGCATATTGCATGGGATGTTGCAGAACTCCCAGATGGGACTTTTAAATTAATAGAAGCTAACCCAATTCCTGGTACTTTGATGAATCCCATAGTAGGGAGAAAACTTCGACGCCAAGTAATGGGTAATTGGTCTAGACCTATTTCAGCTCTAGGAGGTGCGGCCTTAGCGGCACCTACAGGACTACTAACGAATGAAGCTTTGAAGCGTTTTGCTCCTGACCAAAACACTCCAATGAAAAAGACCGCGGAGCAGCTCAGTTGGGCTGTACTCTTCAAGTTTGCGGCACGGGAGGGAGACCCGAGGGTATGGCGGAAAATCGTAGATACTGTAGCTAAGGCTAAGGGGTATAACCCTCCAACTGATGAAGAGTTGAATGAAATGTTTACACCAGACTGGGAGTCCAAACATCCCAGCACTGAATCCGCAATATTTGATTCTCCATGGTTTAAACGCAACATGGATGCTGGAGCACGTACTAGAGCAGGTAGTGCTCGAAATTACACAGGCCCCATAAATGATCCGAGCGATGCTGCCGATGCGGCTGAAGCTGCTCGAGCTGCCGAGCAAGCTGCACAACAAATGAGTGTTCAGCGTCAACAAATGTTAGATGCTCTTGCAAGTAATAGTAAGTTAGAGATGGGAATGGGAGCGCTTGCAACCATAGGGGCAATTCAACCTACCTGGATGGGTATTCAGAGTACACAACAAGCCAAAACACCAGAAGAACGTTATGCCATATTAGGGTTAGGTGGCGGATTATCGGGCTTATCTGGAGGACAAGCTTTTGATAGCTTTAGACGGGCAGGATGGAGTAAAGAATTACATAAGATGATAACTAATCCAGACAATATTGATTTAAAACGTTTTTCTTTTTTGGCTGGAAAGATTAATAACCCCCCTTCAAGATTTAGTTCGCGCTATAAGGGAGGATTAGCAGGACTGGGATTGGGATTAGGAGGGGCGGCTATTTGGAATCAATTATCTAAAAATAAGACGTTAGATAAAGCGGCTTCTATAACTCCAGAAGAAATTGCACTCGGATTAGCTGGAAAAGCTGCACGTCCCGGGATCACAGAAGAAGAGATTCTAGAGTTAGGCCAAAAAATAAAAGAGGACGAGCTCGCAGCAAACAAATGGGAACCGGTTAAAAAGGGTATAGGTGGCGGTGTATTAGGCGCAGGGTTGGGAAGAGTTATACCAAAGATGCAGCGCCTCGGAAAAGTACCTGGAATTCTTGCAGGTGCAGGGATAGGTGCAGGGGTAGGTGGGTTAGCTGGAATGCTTGATCGTTATTTATCGGGTGTTTTAGGTGAGGACAAAGGACAGATATTAGGGAACACCGCTAGGACAGGACGCTTAACAAAAGAAGACCAGGGTGTTTTTCACGCTACGGAGTTCGCGCCGTATGCGATTGGTACACAACCTGGAGCTAAGCCCCTATCTACAGCGCGTACACGTGACCTTCGGAATACAGTGCTAGCTCGTAATATGGCGACGGGTGCTGCTGTCAGTATTCCTAGTGCCGTTATGGCAGGACTTTTAATGCGCTCAGCTGGAGTATCTAAGACTAACATTCTGGATGCGGGTCTAGCTGCTATTCTTGGAGGTACTGGAGGAGGAGCTTTCATTTCTCCAGCGCATTCCAATATGATTATTGATTTACATAATAGAGGATATAGTCGTCTAGCTAACCGAATTGAAAGGGATTAATTCCAATGCGCAAAACCGCTGAACAACTATCCTGGTCCGTTCTTTTTAAATACGCTGAACGTGAAGGGAACCCCACTCTGTGGCGGAAAATGATAAACATTGTGGCCCGAAGCCAGGGTTTTAATCCCCCAACTGACGCGGAGTTTGCTGAAATCTTTACGCCAGATTGGCAATCCCGTCATCCACATATCGAAGACGCTATTAATAATTCAGCGTGGTATCAACGCAGTAGAGAAGCAAATCGTTCGGCACCTGGGGGAACCAAAGAGAGACCTAGATCGAAACCTCGGGAACCTGTTACGCCTGAACAAGAAGCCGCAAATCGTGCGTATGACGCGGAACAAGCTAAATCACGGAATGCCGAGCAAGCTAAGTCGCGTTCATCTCGTGCCAAAGCTGATCCTTATGGGGACCCTGGGTGGTCTAACTATGATCCTTATAGTTCACGCGGGAAGAGTAGGTCCGGAGCCGGGTCAGGGTATTATGGAGCAGGATATGGGGCGGGAGCCGGGGCAGGGTATGGTGCGAGAACTGGTCCAGCGTACGGTTCGGGTCCTGCAGCTGATCCTTTCGGAGCATGGAACAGTTGGAATGATCGCTACCATAACACGCAGCGTGAAGAAGAGAGAGCTAGAGCTGCTGCAGACGCCGCGGAAAAGAATAGAAGGGCAGAAGCAGATTACGCGGAACAAAAGCGTAGAAGTGATGAGTGGCGTGCAGAAAATGCCAGGAGAGCCGAGGAGCACAGGCGCCAAAGAGACGCGGAATATGCGGCTACGCGCGAACAAGGTGTGCGTAGGGACGCCGCCTATGGCCAAAGTCGCGCACACCGTTCGAAGATGTGGGCGGCACGAGACGCGGCAGTACAGCACGGAATAGTTGCACCTTTGGTATGGGGTGGAATGGGTCTAGCATCGGGCGCGTCGACGGAAGATCCCGCTACACGCTATGGTGTAATGGGCACAACTGGAGCATTTGCTGGAGCTCATGCTGGCTATGGGTTAGGCGAAAATATAAATGCGGGGCGTATGTCTAATGCATCTGTAGATGTTCCATTCCACGTCCCTGCAGGATTTGAAGCCGTCAAACCATATTCCCGATTTAATTCCGGTTTAGCTAGCGGTGTCGGAGGAGTTTTAGGCTTAGGTACAGGATTAGGAGTGTCGCATCTAATCCAAAAATATTACGATAAGAAAAAGAAAAATAATCCGATGAAGAAAGCGGCGAGCGTGATAGCGGTTAACGTTTTAACTATTTAGGACTCTGACTCCCTCCATACCCACTCTGTGTTCGCGTCGCTACAAAATCCCCATGCGTGTGCATGTACCCAGCCCTCTGCGCTTTACAGCCAGGGTACGAAGGGATGCACACCTTGCTGAGCTTTGGAGCGTTAACCCAGATGGCTACCATCGGCCCTTTGCAACCGGGGCACGTCCAATGAGTCACGTCGTTTTCGACGAGCTCTTCAATCAGCCGGCCGCAATCGGTACACTGAAAATCCTTCATCCTCATGTGGAAACCTCTATGGGTTGCAAGTCGTCACCAAAAGTTGTGGCGAGTGGTGCGGGAACTGTACAAAGTTTCAGGGGTTGTAGCGACTCGTCAAACATGGCGGACTCGACTTCCGCCGTCGCATTCAAGTCGGCGCCGAAGGTTGCTTCCTCCAACCCGCCGATGGATTCCCCGAGGGAATCAACGAGGGATTCGACCTCGGCGCTCCCCGACGCGAAGATAGCTTTAAGCAGGGCAGTCGAGGCCTGGACCCGGGCCTTGGGACCCCCGGCCATGAGGATGATGCCCATGACGTACTCGTCTCCGCGGTGGAAAGGTGGGGCGTTGGGGAAGCTCTCCGAAAGAGAGTTGGCCAGGTCCGATAGGAAGTACTGGTTCCCACCTGACCCCTCGAAAGCCCGGACGTAGACGCCTCCTACTTTTGAAGGAAGACGCAGGAGCTCAGTCAGCGCCTTTATCTGCAGGAGGATGTCTTCGACGATGGTCTCGTACCGAAGAATCTCTGCTTTCAAGAACGCGACGTAGTCCTTGAGCATATTCCCCGGGACCTCGAGCCGGGCGGCCAGGGCCTCGATGTACCCCGCGGCGACGCGGATGAAGTACGCCAAGGGCGGGATGAGCTCGGCTACGGATGGAGACCGGACCCAGTCGGGTGGCGTGCTGTCGGGGTATGTGGGGAAGGGAAATACCTGGGGCATGTTGGAGAGGTCCCAGTAACTCATCTCCACCCCCAAGCTCGTATCCCACACACCATCCGCGATGGCACTTGTCGCCCCGTCGTACGCCGTCAACGCCCAGGCCATAGCGAAGTGGTAGGTGTCCCCATCTTCAACGGGCAGGTCACGGACGACAAAAGAGTTTTCCCCAATCTTGAATTCGCCCTCGCTCACAACCCAGATGTCGCTGCCACGTTTCGTGGATGAGGTGACGTGTTGTGTTCCAATGAGCTCGATGACGTTGTTCGCGGTGGTGGCGTGGATGTTATTTCGAATAGCGAAAATAGCCCGGCGCCGCGGTATAAGGATCATGTTGCCCAGGTCGGGCAGCACTTTGAAAGGGACATCCATTGTGTCCCACTTCAGGAGGACACTCAATTTTTTGGACTTGCCCGGTTTCACCAAGGCATAGGCCTGCAGGTTCTCGGGCTTCGGCACCTTGGACTCGTTCGATGCTTTGAAAAGACTTCCGAACGTTCCTTTCAGGCGCCACATGTCATCCAAGAATCCGAAGGGATCGACGTTCGTACCGAGCACCATGACGAGTCCACCAACCCAGTCGGCCTCGTTCATGAACTGCGGACGATTACGGTCTCCTCGGTCCTGAAGAGAAGCGGCGACCTGTCGATAGAACCCGGCATTCCCGCCGTTGTACCTATTCGCGTTCGTTAAAAATTTGCGGGTTTCGTCCGTCATCGGAGCGTCTGTGGGTGCCGGGGCAAAGAGCTTGCTAGGAGGAGGTGTTAAATCCCCGAAGCCTGCGAAGGTCGTATTAAATCTTTTTCCACTCGGCACCAGCATCGCGTAGACGCCGGCGTCTTCGAGTAGTCCTTCGAGGAAGGCTTTTATCTGGTCGATGATTTGTTTGATGATGGCCGAGGCCGCATCCTTCAAACCGATTATCAAGTTGGCAATGACTTCGAGGAGGGCGACAACAGCATTCAATACCTTGCGCAACTCATCGATAATCTTCGCGATTCTTTCGAGGGGAGCGAAATTGGGGATTGAAAGCTCGAGCTTTCCCCAAGGAGAGGTGGGGTCTCCTGGAGTGCTCTCGTAAAAAAGGTCGCGCTCCTTTTGCTTCTTACGAAGTTGGTCTGCTTTCCAGGCCTCTATCTTTTCTCGCTGAGTTGGCATGTTTTAGTCGTCCCCGTAAATGATGTCGTAATGGTCTGCAGGAGGTATAGGCTCCACGCCCGTGCCCGTGCTTACGAGAGGTCCATGCAGCATCGCAAGTCTTATGGCAAACTCGCAATCGTAAAGAACGAATTGACGAAGTTGCCGGATAGGCCAATCCACTATCGAATGTCGCATGGTATAGACACAGTTGAGTAGTGTTTCGTAGGCGTCTGCCATGGGATGTGCAAATTCCCACAGGGCATCAAAAGACCTGGGACGGAGTGCTATCTTCAGGTACGCGCATTTCCAAAGGTCCGTATAGGGCGATGAAAAAAGTGAAGAATTGTTGGTATAAAGATAATGCGCCTCTCTATTCAAACTTCGACAGAAGACATAAATCGAAGCTATATCTTTTACGAGATTCTTTTTCGGTACCTCAAAGTCATTGGCATACGCCATGTCCACACGCATGACTCCTGTAGGAAGAATCGCTAGGCTCGGGTTCGTCCGAAGAATATGTGCGATACATAGGGACCTAGGGATGTCGGATTTGTACTGGTCGATGTATCCCCCGTAAATCGTTTCTACTTCACGATATGTGGACTCATTTAGTTTTGCCATATAATAGGCATCGGTTCGAATTCTCATTAAAAGTCCTCACCCTTGGATACGAAGGTCACCGCTGATTTTTCGTCCAGTAAAGCCTTCCTAATCATAGGGGTCGTCGTTATGACATGTTCCTTGTAGGCCTTCGTTAATTTATCTGCTTCTTCGAAACCCAGTGTTTTAAGCTGCGCAGCGCCACGTGCCACCATCTGGTAGGTAGCAAGGCGGCCCAATCTCGCAGCTATCAGCCCTAATTTCTGCAGCCCTAATGGTGGGGCTATCCCGTTGACCCAGTTCATGGGACGAGCATAACACAAACGGACGGAGGAAACATGTCGGAAGGCTGGAAGGTAGTCTTTTCGGATTTGGGCCGAAAGGTACTACAGGCTGCGGTTGTTGTGGTGGTAGAAGAAGTGATTCGTAGGAATGTCCAAGCCTATCCCGAGTATCAAGACCAAAATAAATATCGAAGTAAAAAAGAACGCGTAACAGATTAAAACAACGTACTCCCCCATTCGTATGCTGCGCGAAGAACTCTTTCGCACTATCCGTCCACGCGACGTAAAAAAGGGGGACCCTCTGTTACGTTCATTCATTTGGATCTAACCAGCGCATTCCGCGTTGGAAAGGATAACAACCATGTTCTATGAAAGATAAGTAGGTAACACATGTCATCAGGTTGGTCAGAATTCGGAAAAGGTCTCATCAAGGTATTGGCCATAGCGTTGGTGGAGGAAGTGGTACGACAAGGTTTTACGCAATACTCCGACATGAAGGAGCAAACGGAGAGGCCACCCAGACAGGCTCGACGGAACTCGAAGCGTTCCTATACGCGTAAGGCGAAAACCACATCGAAAGCAAAAGGGACAGCTCATGTCTGAAGCTTGGAAAATCCTTTTCAAAGAGTTCCTCATAAGTTTCGGACAAGCTTTTGTAGCTGCTTTCCTTGCGGAGGTTGCTTCTCAAATCCTCAGGAAGATGCCCGACCTAGTAGAGTTTCTTAGACTTCAGATGGTACAAATATATCATACCTTAACAGCAGGATATGATAGGGATTATCCTCGTCTTTTACCCACCGTTTAGGAGTCAAAAAATGGGGTCATTTTAGGTATAAGAATATGAGGAAAACTATAGTAGTTCTCCCAAACCACCCCATGCTGCAGCGTGGGAAAGGAGTTCATCATGGATAACGTTCTCAAGACTGCTCTTGGTATCTGCCTGGGAATCGGGGCCTTCAAGATCACGGAATACGGCATCAGGGAAGCCTTGGCGTACGGTAAGAAGTCGGACTGGTACGTCGAGGATCAAGGCCGCGATGCGGCCAAGAAGGCCAAGTCCGCCAAGGAGGCTGCCGCGGAGGCGGCCAAAAAGGCTGAGCGAGCCGCGGCCGCGTCGGCGGCGGCAGCCGCTGAGGCCGCGAATCCGACCCCCGCGTCCTGATGTAACGGTTTAGAAGTCCGCTTAGAGGGGAGACCACCGGTCTCCTCTCTGAGCTCCTCCCCTCTGGGCGGACTTCTTTTTTGATTTCAGCGTTCCTAAAACGAGGGGGTATTTGGGTACAAGTATATGTAGAAGAACATGTTGTTCTATCTACTAACCCCAGTGCTGCAGCGCTGGAGAAGGAGCTGTTATGGAAAAGAAGAACCGAATAGCCGCATCCATTCTTGGTGTTCTGTCGGGAACCCTGGGAGTGGTGATCGCAGGTATCACCTTGATCGCGGCCAATGCGGCGTTGGCCGAGGAGGCCAAGAAATCCGAAGTGGACGAATTTATGGAGGCCTTGAAAGAGGCGAATGAGCGCCTGGCTCAAGCGATGGCGGCGCTCCAAGTGAAGATGGCGCCAAAGGCTTAATATGTGATTCCGCCTGTCTCAACCACCTGTTGGGACGGGCTTCTTTTTTGTCTTGCACAAACTAACCCGATAGCTTATAGATTGTAAAAAGCCTACAGGAGGATTGTAAAATGACAACAGGACCGTATTTCTTGGACCTGGCTCTGGACAAGTACGAAGTCTGTTGCGCCGTGCAGCACAACGGAGAGCTCTGCGAAGTCGATGCCGTTGAAGAGCTCACGGCAACGCACCCAGACGGGCAGACGTTCTACATCCCCCTGTGCGGGGACAAGCTGCATCGCATCAAGGCTATCGGGGCAAAGAAGCACATCGAGAGCGGGCTCGACCCACGAGCCATTACAGAGATTGCTTTCAGCGGTCTCTTCCTGCAACCACAGGGAATGCAGCAGAAATGTAAGATGACCGAATGGGACCGCTTTTCAGTCCCAATCGGAATCACAGGGTACGGCGAAAAACCCAGTAGAAAAAGCGCCGGCAAGAAATCCCCCCTCAAGTCAGAACCTATCGAAGTCTCCCCAAAAATCTTGAAAGCACCCGTGTCGTGGCACTGGGTCGACGATACTTTCAAATGGATGGACACGGATGGGGAAGTGAAACCTCTATCCAAGATGTCCCAGCAACATCTCATTCTCACCGTCCTAGCCATCCGAGACGAGAACTACCAATCCTGCCCAAAAAAAATTGCCTGGACTAAAAATCTCATCGCACCTAGTTTCAAACTCCAATACCCTGATGGCGCCCTCTCTGTTGGAACTCGAGAAGCCAACGCAAAGCTTGAAGAGTTCGAAGAAGTGTTGGCTGAGCTGGGGGTGCTTTAGGGTATACTTGGAGTATGAACGCGTATGGAATGTTCAAAAGAGCTATTGCCGTTGGAGTCCAAGTCCCAGGACTTCCTTTAACTATCCCAGGAAGTTTTACTCAATACGAACGTCTTCCGGGGATGTCCGAGTGGGCACCTCATGAAGTAATCACACGTATGGGTAAAGGGATGCATAGAGGTGAAGACCTTGATGCTTTAATTGAAAAAGAAAAGGAAAAAGGTCTAGGTAAGTCTCTGGCTATAGGTGCCGCAGGTGGCGGACTCGGAGGTGGGTTGCTGGGTCGTCTTGTCTCCGGAGAAGCTGCAACAGCTCCTATTAAAGAGCTTTTACGTGAGGGAACAGGTGCATCTCTACGTGGACTTCGTGGTCTTTCTAGGATTCCAGGTGCCGCGAAAGCCCTTGCTCTTGGCGGGGTCGGACTCGGAACACTCGCAAGTGGGATAGGATGGGGGATGGGTTCTGGGGATCGCGCAGATACAGCCCGCGCTGTTGCTCGTGGGTTACGTCGCGAACAGACAATGCAGACGAATGCCAACCTGCAAAACCAAGCGTTGCGCCAACAACTTCTAACACATAACCCAATGCCTTCCGCAACCGCGGCGCAACCCCTAGTCGCACAAGTAGGAAAAGCGATATGATGCGGGGAATTCAAAAGATAGCGGATATTGATCCTTCAATAATAGCGGGCGGAGCCGCGGGAATTGGTGCTTATTCGCTTGCCAAAAAAATACCAAATGTCGCGGTAGCATCGCCTTTCATCGCAGGAGCAGTAACAGCTCTACTTGTGGGAGCAATGGTTGCTTCAAAAGTACGAGCTCAAGCACAACAGCCGACCTTTTCCCCACGACAAGCACAGTTTCAGCAAGATGGTTTTTTGCCCGGAGAACGCGTCAATTTTCCCGCGGGACACTCCTACTACAAATGACCGAGCCCACACCACGCCCGACCATCTATAAGATGCCGTCGAAGAATCTTCCGCGCAAACCCGCGTCCGAGCAGGACAAACGGCTCTGGGAAAAAAACAAGAAAAAGCATGGTATAAAATGATGTCGCGGCCTCCGTGTAGCTAGTTGAGTAGGCTCGCTGAGCTCAACTTCGCTGCTGTTACAGCAGTAATACAGACTCAATACCCGGAGGGAGAAATTGGGACCGGCGGTGCCCGCTCCCAGTTTATCTCATACATTGTTGCTTCTCGGGCGGAAGCAAACAATGTACACGTACACGGAGGTCGTGACACTTTTGGCCGTACTGCAGCATTTCTTTTCAGAAGAATATGCTAGCTGAAGATACTTCAGTAATACAAGCACGCAACTAGAAAAAGAGTCTGACTAAGACTTTTCGCTTCTAGCTCCTCGCGACTTTTTTACGTCGGACGTTAAAAAGTCAGCTCCTCGCGTCGAAGGTAAAAGTCTTAGCGGGAACTCTCAGGAGTGCGGCAGGAGAGGGGTACGTGTGTGACAAACATGGTACCCTTCTTTTTTTGGTTTTGGATTATACTTAGGATATGCAAGCTACCTATAACAAACTCCTTGATTGGTACAAAAAGCAGCCATGGTGGGGGAAGGTCCTCTTCTTCGGGGTCTTCATCCTCTTGGGTGTGCTCTTCATCGCTTTCAATTTTTCGTCTCTTTTTGCAGGGACGGGATTTGTTTCTCCTAAAAAGATTTCGACGTCTCCTCCTTTTGGGAAGATAAACGAATCTCTTGATGTCCAAATTGAGAATGCTAAAAAAGTATTGCTAACGAGACTCGAGACAGTTCGCCAGGTGGGCGTACGCTCGATGGAGCGGCAAAAAGCCATCCAAAAAGCTACGACGATGGAGGAGCTCGACAAGTTAAAGGAGAAATACGGATTATGAAAAAAGGTATATGGTCTTTGTCTCTTCTCCTTTTCTTGTTTCTTACTAAACCGATACAGGCTGAAGACTTCCCTGAACGAAAAGTACCAGACGTAAAAACGACGACGTTGCAAGGCAAGGACTATAAATGTTTTGACACAGCCCAATATTCGTCGCTTCTGCTTATGTCCTCGGATTACCAGGCTCTTCGGCAGGTCTATTATCTGAATGTCCCCAAGCTCTATAATGACTTGGAAGATTTGTACGTCCTCAAACTGTCGCTCAAGGATGACGAGCTTGCTGTGGTCAAAGGGCATTTGAGTAACGCACAGAAAGAACTCGCAGCTCGGTCTTTAGTCGACGAAAAAGTCGTGAAGAAACTACAGTTGTCTGCGACAGGTTGGAAAGTTATCTCTGGAGTGGAAGCTGCGTTGCTCGTGGCCGTAACTGGTTACGCTATCTTCAAGTAAAAAGTCCCATCGCTTCTTGCAACCCCGGACGTGCAGCTCTATTCTGGAATAAGCTATTCACGACAGGGGTCTGGGATTGAGCTTGAAGAAGTTGGTCAGCTTGCCGGAATTGTGCAGCTTGTTGGGGATAAGCTCCTGCGAATTGATTTTGGTGTGCGATATTCACAGGTGTCTTGGGGGCGGCCTGTAAGCGGACTGTCGCTGGGTCATACCCAGGGAGATTTTTAGCTCGAGCTGCAGGTGCGACAGTTGCTGATGGTGTTTGTTCCGCTAGAGTTCTAAACGGAGTTTGGGGTTCCACCGTTCGAGATTTAAGGCCTTCCATAAATTCTCTTTGTGTTGGGGTAGGAACTCCTGGGCGCACCGTCGGTCGAAGAGCTGCTCGCATGGCGGTACTCTCAGGTGCCACCATAGCCGTAGCCGGCGCGCGTGTGAAGAGGCTCTTCGCCGCTCGCGCGGCTGAGTCTAGGATACCTGCTTCTTTTTGAAATCCCAGGTCCCAAAGCGCTTGGGTATATCCTAGCTGCTGAAAATTCATTGGTATCCTGCCTGCATTTGCATCTGTGGGTCGTACTGCTGCATGGGCTGTCCCGGAGGTGGAGCTCCCGAGCCCATCACATATCCTAGGCCACCCGCTCCTGCGCCAGTCAGAGCTATACTCTTGAGTGGGTTACTCCGAATACGCGCTAAAAGACCCGGAGATGCTGTTGCTGCAGGCGCTGCGGCTGCTGCTTCTGTGGCTGCTGCCGCTGCCGGAGCTGCTGCCGCTGCCGGAGCTGCTGCCGCTGCCGGAGCTGCTGCCGCTGCCGGAGCTGCTGCCGCTGCCGGAGCTGCTGCCGCTGCCGGAGTTTTTGGAGTACGCGTAAAGAATCCTTTCGCTTTCGACGCTAGAGTCTTTGCCCCTGAGATTAATCCCGCTTCTTTTATCAGACCCATATCGACTAATGCCGCTTGATATCCTGCTTGTTTGAAAGGCATACTGCGTTCCTCCGTGCCAAAATTTTACTCGATTACTGGTACAAGCTGTTGAACAATTTTACAATGAGGTGCCAACATGATTTTCGAGAAAAGAATCAAAGAGTTGAAAAAGAGAAGGCGTTGGGCCACGGTCTTGGGATTCGCTTTTCCTTTTGCTCTACTTTTTACGACAGGCGGGAGCTTTTTAATTGCGTCCATAGGTGGTATCTTCTTTTCGGCGATTGCACGGACACTGATCACGGAAGAATTGGAAGCGCTCAACAAGACCATCTACCTTGGAGGAAAAAGATATGGCCGTCACTAGTTTGGAAGAAGGGTTAAAGACTCGGGTGGAAGACCTTCGTAGATTGTGGGATGACACGATGCAGATACGAGTTCCATTTACGGATACGCGGCGGGTGAAGATTGAGAATTACCTAGCAGAAATTCCGATACGTATACGGCGTCGAGAAGGATACGAGGCTCTTTTTGCATTAACACGAATCGCCACACTAATTGGGGAGGTTCGTATCGAATTCAAAGATGCTCCCAATATTGAGGTAGGAGATGTCAATGGAACTGACAAAAGAGACACTGAAAAATGTGCCGTTGAAGAGACTCCGACAGACATACGATCTGCTCAGCACCGAACTCCCAAGTCTGACCGATGAGTGCTACCTGATTATCCTCGAGCGCTTGATGTCGATAGTCGGAGAGGATGCGGTAATCACGGCGACACATGATGGAGTTGCGGGATGCACGATTGTGCATATCGCGGGGCTTGTGGGAAAGGCTGCGGACGTCGCATCGGTAGCAGAAGAAGCCGCGGAGGTACACGGATTCGACGTGAGTCTTTTAACCGAAAACAATGGGATAGGTATGCATTACATTTTCAGGTTGCACCATCTTCCCCTCGAGCTCGACTGGATTTGGAACACGGTTAATACGACTCCAATTACGCTCAAGACCATCATCAAAAAATTGAAGAAGTAGTTCTCTACAAAAAGAAAGGCGGTGACGCTTATGAAGCTTCATCACCCTGAGCGTTACGCGATCAAATATCGCGACGGCTTGCAGGACGCTATTAAGCGGTTCAACGAAAGGGAATATACCGGAGAGCATCTACTGAAATCACTCTACGCACTCACACCCATCGCGGTATACATGCAACCCTGGCTACGAAGTATCCTAAAAGATTTAGACAACCCTACCTCATACACCCTGCTCATCAATGATGTTCGGTTACAAGAAGGATTTGATGCCTTTATGCACACATTGAAGTCCCTTGGCGGCGCCCCTGAACATCTTCAGGAAGAGGTGATGACCGCGGTCAAATATGCGCATTCGTATCTGACGTGGGAGATGAACGGCAAGCGTATCTATGAAGTACACCCTGACCTTTCATGGGCTCTGCAACGTACGGAGCTTCACGACTTTCCCGCGGAGGATTTGCATCTTCCCTGCAGCTCTTTGTACCTGGAGCTTCCTCCTACATTACAGGTGCCCAACCGAATCACCGGAGACCATCCGTGTGTGGGCGCCTTCATCATGGAAGAGCTTTTGGATAACGTCCGGATTTGGCGATTCATGATTGTTGGAGGTCCGGGACCGTCGGCTGAGAGCCAGATGTGCGTGGAGAAGTTTGGAGATGATGATGCCCTGTTCCATTACTGGATGGACCTCGGACAGACCACCGCGCAGGAGTGCATCGATAAGCAACTCGAAATTAGTAAAATGAAGCAACAGCGAACGTATTACTGGAAAGGAAAAGCTTATGATGTCATTCAACCTCCATATGTACGCAGCGATGCTGAGCGCTTGTCCTTCAATGAAACGTTAACAGCGACATTCCGATACATCATGAATTGCGTCATCTACGCGACCACCGCGGAGTCTGACGTTTGGTTCTACGAAGCGTCGAAAGAGTACCGAGACCTAAAAGACCGAGCAATAAAAGCGACAGGGGAAAAGCGGAAGCGTCTTTTTAAAGAGCTCAAGAACTACGAGTCCCGCACGCGGTACGTGATGGGGAGCAAGACCGTCATCGACCGCAAGCGTACGAAGGAACCTAAGGGCGAGAGCGAGGGACGTGTACTTACAAAAGGCGGGTTGGTTGCGGGACACTGGCAGCGGTATTGGATAGGGGAAGGGCGGAAACAATGCGTACGTAAACTGAGACTTCCCTTCTGGCGTGGGCCGGGAGAAGAAGTTATTAAAGTCGACGAGGGTCGGCATGTGACGAAGCTCAAATAAATCCAGCCTTTTAGTGGTACAAGCCTTTGTGTTTGTGGGGGTTTCAATTCATTCCGAACAGAAAGGAAGGACACATGGTTCTCAAGGCAGTGAAATGGGAGACAGAAAAAGTTGGGAGATTGATCTTAAATGAGTCCGTGGTTCAAAACGGACGGGTCTTAAGACGGGATTCACTGCGCTTAAAGAAACAAAAAGAACGGAACGGAATTAGGTTCGTCGCGTTGTTGTCCACGGACTTCGACGCGTACGACGGTTATTCAGGGTACGTCTGTCCGTCTTGCGGGGGGACGGAAAGGACCAGCTGCTGCGAGTGTGCGGCCTGTGGGATGAGGAAGATGGCATGGTAACATTCAATCGAATTCATGATAATGCGACGAAGTTGGACAGGAAGTGGCCCGGGCGCAAGACATTTTCAGCCCGGACCATCGCCGAAGTGCTTGAGGTTCGATACGAGGACTTCATCGCTATGGTCCGCTGTGGCGCCTTCCCTGCGTGGAAAGAGAGTGGCGTTTGGGCTATTCCCATGTGGGAGAGAGGATGCCCTCTAGAATGGGCAGAGAATCGGCGGTATGATGTGGCCCGGCGCTTCCGGTCGGGAAGGGTGCCGGTGGAGGCGCTGCTCGAGGAGCTCGTCATGCTCGTCGAGAAGAAGGCGAAGAAGGAGGTATCCAATGGGCTATAGAAGCCAGGTGGGGCTGGTCGTCCAGGTCGAGGACTTCGAAGGGAAGCTTTTAAAAGAGGCGCAAGTAGTCCAGGATTTGGTGCGGATACTCCTCTCGGAAGCGGACGACATCGAGACGGACGATGGGTTTTTGGGTAGCTTCCATTATGCGCTTTATAGATGGAACGATATTAAATGGTATGACGAATACGTAGCGGTTGAGTGGATCGAAAAATACAGAAATGTAGCTTCTGAGACGACATCCTTTATTCGTCTGGGAGAGGAAGTGTGTGACCTCGAAGAGGAACATTGCACAACAGACGATTGTCCATTCCACTTGGGTTGGAGCCGTAAAATAACCTGGTAACAAAAAGCGTTACGGGACTCGACATCCCGTAACGTCATACTCTTTCACATGAAGAAATTAATCGAAACAGTTGCACAAATAGCCCAGATTATGGAAGAGGTTTACTGGGAAGAGGTTCAGCAGGATAGGCTCCCATCTGTCGCTTATAGGGAGGCCCTTCGACGCGTACGCGTTCGACTTTATTCACTGCAGAAAATGCAAGGGTTATTAGAATGATTCTAGAAGAACAAATCGAGAATTATCTGAAAGCCGAACCCACGCGAAAATATACGACGCGGGACATATCGGTGCGCTTTGGGCGTACACGTGCTGTCACCGAAGTATTAAAAAAAATTCGCTCCGGCTTGATTCCACAGTTGCACTGCATAGTAACGGGCTCTCGTTATGAATACCTCTACATGCCTGAAGGGTGTGTGGTTGAAACGAAGGTCGTGACATTCCGTGAGCTGCTGGAATATGGGTACCTGCAAGAGGCCAATCGTCAGTTTTTTAATCCATTGGGGATGAGTCTGGCTCTTGTAGATAATGGAAATCCTTCTCTTATCGTTTACGATTTTCGGCATACGGAACAAGTAGTGGCTTTTAGCCCAGAGGTTGTGAGTAGTCCTAAGTTTAAGAAACGAATTGAATACGTAGAAAAGAAATGTATTCAACGCCTCAAACGAAAGAAAGCTGATGTTACTTCACCGCGGAATAGCTCTGTCTATCGACCTTGATTATTTTAATACACTTGGTTTTGTTAAATTAGATAAATTCTTTAATCTTGTTGTCCGAGCGGTGCCTCGCGTTCCAACTTTTCTTGTAAACGACCACGCAGACTTAGTGCCTTTCTTTAATCAATACGATAACTATAGCACGCTTATTAATGTAGACCATCATTCAGACCTTATGTCTATTGAAGAGAGCAAACCTAAGATGCTTACATGCGGAAATTGGGTTGGATATGTTCCATATAAAGATAAGCATTATATCTGGCTTACACCTAATAGACATAATGCTATATATGAGAAACACGGATGCTGTTCAGACGATGTGGATTTTTGGGAAAAGGATGCACGAAAAAAGTACGGGTGGAAAAACATAACTGTCACGCAACAAATACGTGCTATAAAATGGACGGACGTCAATTCCATTGGTATTGCACTGAGTGAACCATGTTATACTGAGCGCGAAATTATTTACTACTTCATTAAAAATTGGTACTGGAAGTTAATCGGACGGGGGCTAAACGTTTTTCCTATTTGTCAACGGCGCATAACTTGGTTGTTACAGGCAATAAACTATACAAAAGAAAGGACGGCATGAAACATGCCCCGTTTTGAACCCGCAACCCTGCCACGGACAAAAGCGTGGCGTCAGGTTCTCCACCTATTGTCAGTCGACGGTACTATACCGCAGATTGCCGCCGCAACTGTTGTTGCAGCCCGACTTGCTTTCAGAACTGCGGAAGAGGACCCGACTCTACTACGAACTGAAGCTTTCCTGGAAGCGCTGCGTCCGACCTCGGACGTTGAGGAGCTCGGCGCACAGCTTCGGGAACATATCAGTGACTTGCGAAACCCTATTACGGCTCTGGAGCTTCTGGGGGCGATCCCAAACGCTCTCATTAGAGACGGGGAGGAACGGGGAAACTCTGCTCTCGCCGAGCTCGCAACCCTGGCGTTGACCGAAGTGCTGTCAGAGGCATTTCGGGGCAAAGGCCTTGATCCTTTTGATGCCGGTGCCTGCCAGATTATGCGAGCTCTTAACGTCCTCACACGCCCTGACCAAAAACATCGCCTTCGTGCGTCGTTCTGGGGAGTGTTTCTGTATCGAAGTTTGCAGTATTTCCTGTCGCGCGAAACCTCGAACCGTGTAGGGGAGCGTCGAAGGTTTCGTAGCAGTGCGGAGCTCGAAACATGGTGTCATCAGCTAAAAGATTACTGTCTAGGAATGGCCGAAAGTTTTTTGGGCCTAAGAAGAGTCGTCCATCGTTTCTCTCCTCAACTACACATCGAAGACGAGCGAATATTGCCCGCTTTGATTAAATGCGTCGCTGACGCATAAACTGTTTTTAAATCCAAACTGAAAGGATTGTAATCATGAGTTGGGACAAATTTGGTAAGGTCGGAACGGCTGGTGTGGCAGGTGCTGCCGCTGGATATGGTGCTTCTCAGTATTTTGGAATGCGTACAGCAGGAATGGCGGGACCGGGCGGTGGCTTTGGAAGTTCTGCAGGCGTCGCAAGTGGCATATTTGGTGCATTAGCGAGTATGGCTACTTTTGCAGTCGTAGATTCCATCATAGACGACGCCCTAACGAAAAAATAAACTATGAAATACGCAGTCCAAATAGAGCGAAGTTTAATCCATTATGCTCTGGTTCACGTCGAGGCTGAAAACGTGAAGGATGCTAAAATTAAGGCAAACGCTATTCCAGATGATAAGCTAGAATGGGAGATATCCGACGAGGCGTATTGCAATGTTTCCTGTGAACCAGTCATCGAATGTATTCCCGACCCAGGCATCCCCGAGTGCCCCGCATGCGGCTGCTCAGTTTTTAACGAGCTACAGCAAATCGCAGCCGGTCAGCGCGTGCGCTGGAACGTAGTTGAAAAGTACCTTGAATACGGTGAGCTCTCAATCCACGAGGTTGAGAACGTTGAAGGAATTGAGTGCGCGGATTGCGGCAAGGATCTCGGTGTGGATTTTTTCCAGCCGTGGCATCGAGATAAGACGCGCAGTGAGATATACGGCGAACATGAACCAACACAACCAAAGGAGGATGCGTGATGACGGAAGTTACAAAGCTGGTAAAAGGTGAAAAAGTACCTGTACCAGTCGCTCTGATTGGCGGTAGCGGGTCTGGATGGGTGACAGCCGACCCCGCTACAGACGGCCTCATGGTAGTTCCCAAGATGGGAGTCGAAGCGGTGATTTTGTCTGACAAAGAATTGGCAGACTTTGGATACGTACGAAAGGTGGTCGAGACACGTGCCAGTTTACCAAGTCCTCCGGACAATAAGCCGCAACGAAAGAGTACTCGTCAACGCCAACAGCGCGGCGGAGGCTCGAGAAAAAGCAGATGATGTTCCAGACGATGAGTGGATTGAAATCGATGAAGACTGCAGCGTCGAGATTTTTTCTGTAGTCGAAGATTTCGCAGACGGATCTTGCCAGGACCTTGCCCGGGACCCCTCCACTTCCGTTCGGAACTAACCCCCTGCTAGTCACCAGGCTCATTGGCTCATTGGCTTATTGGCTCATTGGCTCTATGACTTTTTAATTGGGGATGCCCAATACGCATTTTCAAAAATTGGTGGTGGGGCTTCGGCCCTGCCTCAAATTTTGCTCATATACGTGGTAAAAGAGTGCGTAGTATTTTCAACCGTGTCGATGTTCGGCACAGAAAGGATTTATAATGGGTGACCCGCTAAAATATTTTAGATTAGGGTTCGTGGGGGAGCGCGTTAAAGAACCAAATATAGATTATGAAGCTGGAGTACAGGCGTACGTAGAAGTTACGACGGCCGTTAATAGGATGAGCATCCAGTACATAAAAGGTTTTAAAGACGGATGTCATCAGGTTCGACGTTATGAAGGAGATACCATCTACGACGATGGTTATGCCGCGGGCAAGAAAGCTTTTCATACCGTCTGCGAAGAACGTCGTACCTTTTTAGGTCTGAATGATTAGGTCTCTTTCTGTGTTTTAAACTATCGACTAAAATAGTAAAAAACACAGGGAGGAACCATGCCCGCGTACCAACCCATTCTCATCTGCCCCCTTTGTCAGGAACAGCAGTGGTTAACTTTGGGAGACGCGAAAGTACTCATAAGTACAGCAATGCACCGTGGAGATCGGTCTGTCAATTGTCCTGGCTGTGGCTGGGATTTTTCATCCAAGAAGAACATCACATTCCAACGTATTCCGGAAAGAGAGGTATACGAATGCCACGCTCTAAGCGCGAGAATCAAATCCGACACGCGCGAAGGCGTGCGCGAGAAAGGTTCGGTTTAAACGCAACACACCTACAACAACTCGAGAAAGATATACAAAACCAGAAGTGTCAGCTCCTCGAGCGGCAGTCTGGCATCCGTACCGTCTGGTACACCGTAGTCGAAGAGATCGAAGTCGTGGCCGTGTACGACAGCTGTCGTAACGTGGTCGTAACCCTAATTCCATTTTCATGGTGGAAGGAGAATCATAAGTGCCCAGATTTGAATGTTGGACAGACAACGAACCCACTGTCGCACCTACCCACGTAAACGAACCCACTCCCGCCAAGGCTGCCGAAGCCTTCTTCAAAGGAGCAATATTGTACAAATACCCGGAGGTAGGGATAGAGGTTTTCGTGGTCACGGAGGACGGTGAAGTCCTGAGGTACCAGGTGGAAACGATTATAACGGTGGTGTCGAAGATGCTACATAAAGAAGAGATATGATGTTTACTTTGTGACTCTAAGAAAACAATGAGAGGAGGGATTATGACTAGACCCAAAGATATTGATTGGGATAAAGTTGAGGATTTAGGAAAAGTACCAGATCCTATTATAGCTAAACGTCTAGGATGTGGGCGCGCAAGTGTACTGCGTGCTCGCACAATACGGGGTATAGCCGCATGTAAACCCTTTCCAGATTGGACTCGCGTTTCTGACTTAGGAAAAATATGGGATTCTGTTATAGCAAAACGCCTAGGGATAAAGATTGCTACGGTGCATTCTGCGCGTAAGCGCTTAGGTATATCCCCCTATAAGGAAACTTATACTTGCATATGCTGTGGTAAGACTAAGGAGACGCAACAGAAAAACGCTCACTTATGTAGTGAAAACTGTGGTAGTGCACTCGACCGAGCAGTTAAAATACTGGGTGCTGATAATAGGGCCGAATTGAGTATTCCGTTACTTCAGGCACATCTTAAATTAACTAAAAACCTAAAAGAATACACGGGGATTGGAGGCCAATTAGGTATAAATTGGGATGCAGTTACTGTATTAGGCAAATTTTCAGACGCTAAAATAGCGCAAATTATTGGTTGCAGTAGAACTACAGTTAAACAGGCTAGACGCAGGCGTGGAATACCCCTACAAACAAGACAGGAAAATACCAATGCAGTTCAACAAAGTCAGTGCCCTCATGAAGCTTCAAGATGACTACATCCAAAAACTCATCGACGGAAAGGCAAGTAAATCTGAAATTCGAGATGCCGTTGTTCTAATGCGGGCGCAAATTAATTGCGCAAGTTTTGCTTTACGGCATGGCAAAGCTTCTAGTCGAATACACGTACATTGCGACTATATTCCCGAAGTCTTTTTCACTAAAGAAGCGTCCGAAGCAGCCAAAGACTCCACAGCTAATACCGTGCAAGAGGTTCGAGAAATTATGCCGTGGGAAGTCCCAGATAAAAAGGATGAGGAATGACCAAAGTAAATGCCGAACACCTCGCCAAACTCTGTTGCGTTTCCCCAGTATGGTTAGGAGGGTTTTTTGCACGAATAGATTTCGCTCTCGATTGTGAAGGGAAGTTTGACTCCGAAGATTTGTGGGACCGGTTAGAGAGGGGAAAACCAAGAGAAGCATGCGCAGAGAAAAGCGCAGAGGACACAGCTCTCAGCCTGCGCTCTTCGGTTATAGACCTCTTTCATCGGAATAAGATTTCAGCCAAATGGAAAGTTGCCTGGGGGTCGCAGAAGAATACGATTCTGAATATAACCTTACCAGGAGGGCGTGAGATGAGTATCGCGGTACGGTCGGCTACGAAAGGTGGGAAGGGTTATAACTTCTTCCTTACGGCGCCGTATCTGCCCTGGTACTGTTTCGTATTAGGATCGCCTGACTGTGTGATGTTAAAACGTTCGGACGAACTCTCCTCGGCTGTAAATTGGAAAGACAGAGAAAAGCTCAATGTAGCGGTACAAGAACTCGATACAGATGGGCTCTTCATAAACCAAATCGAGTATCTCAAGCAAGACTTGATGTTACTCGAGAAAGATGACGATACTGAATGAACATATGGGGAAGGTACCAAGGCCGCCCACCTGAGAAAATAGATTCCGACCTTCCTAAAAACGATGCGCTGCGCTGCTTATACGAGTATAGACTCGCGTTTGGGAAGGATTGGATTCTATGGCTTGGTCGAAAGAAGGATGACCCAACACGAAGGAGAGAGTTGTGAGTTTAGCTAAAGACGAGATATTCAGACAAATGGAAGAGGAAGTGAAATGTGTTAATTGTCGTTATTGGAGTGCCGAGAATCCGGGCCTCTACGAAACAGGTGAATGCTCTCAGTGTGGTGAGTTTACGATGGGTTCGTCGAATTGCTCTGCAACTAAAATGAGTAGTGACGAATTCGAACCCCCAGAGGACGACTGAGTAAGCAGCGGGAGAGGAATGGCATAGGCTTACTTTTCTCCCGCTCTTTTTTTAATGGGAGCTCCTCATGAAATGGCGCCCAACAAAAGTAGAAAAACAAATCAAGTGGATAAAGGATGTGTACACCCCTAGGACGCAGGCGATTTCTCCTTCCACTATCCTATCAATAATTGAACCGTTCGGGGGGAAACCCCACCCGCGCTTTCGGCAGTTCTGGTACTTCGACACGATGGAGTTGCGCGTCTTCTGGAAAGAATATCTGGAAGAGGAATTTGAAATTCTCATCCAACAAGACGCGACGGGATTGATGCGCATCGCAGAGGGCATGGTGCTTATCGGACACCTCGTAAGAAATCCTGGAAAGAATAATCCCCTAACCGTGAGGCTCAACGCGCTGATTAAAAAAGAGAAGAGAAAGGGGAGACGGCGTTGAGGGGGAAGGCTATAATTAAAAAGAACTGAAAGGAGCTCACATGTCTGACATCGTCCTCCTTTTAATCATCATCATTCTCATCCTGCTTTTTCGCTAAGGGGTATTGAATGCGAGCGCGTATGTGCCACAAGTGTTCGTCGGATATTACTGAAAAATTTCAAGCAACTGAGTATTGCCCAACGTGTTGGGAGAAGATATTGGGAGATATTAGTTCCAACAATTACCCCTGCAGCGACCATTCCTGTGTCTTCACGCACCCCGGAGGCATGGGGACCAATGGCGGCTGCCACTGCATGGAGACCTTTCCTATACCTAGGAAGATACGGAGACTATTGGAACGCGAGATACGAATCTCGAATGTGCGAGCAAAACAGAACGGCAAAAAAGAAGTGCTTCGATGGTTTGAACGTGCTATTAACGATAAGATTTGGCGTGACGGGGAGAGCAGCGGGACCATTGAGAAACAACTGAGATACATCCTGGAAAAAATGAGGTTTGAGCTATGAGTGAAAACGATATCAGGGGATGGGGTTGGAGAGATGCTGATTCTAAAGAGCATGGGCCTTTTTCGAGTCGGGAAGAAGCTCTCTTCGATATTGCTGAATACTTCGAGGAGTCTGGCCCCAATCACCGTGTCGAGGTGGGAAGGGTGCGCGTCCTCGAGGCCAAAGATTTTATACGCGTCGATATCGACAACCTCTTGGAAGAGGCTGACGATAATGCTTTCGACGTGTACGGATGGGATGAGAGCCGCCTCTTCGACTTTGCGAATATGGAGACGGTGGGGATAGCTGTTAATGAACTAAAGGATTTCGTCGAGGCGTGGGTCGAAAAGTATCTTACAAACATGACGGGCTTCTGGGTGCTCGACGACGAGGAAGAAGTCCTCGTACAGGGGAAAGGGGGCGACGCAGAAGTTGAAGAGGAGTGGTTTTGCGACGAGCCCGGAAGCAAAGAAGGGGCGGATGAAAAAGCCGATGAAGGGGAAGACGCGGAAAAGAAAGAAGACGACTAGGGTTTTTCGGCCAGTGGCCTAACTCAGAGGGTTGAGTGCCAGAAGGTCATCAATTCCTCATAAACAGTTCGCGTCAATAATACATAGTAGCTACCAGCACTTCTCGTTCGAATCTCTATGAGATTCACCCAATCTACACTTTCATCCTGTTTGTTTGCAGCCTTAACGGCGTTGTCCATTACCGCGAGTGCCAAATTACATGGAGCAATTCCGCCTATGCTGATAACTTCTTTAACAGGTACATACACTGGAGACCCGACGGGCAGATGTAGCTCGATTGTTTTGGGATACAGTTCTTTTTCACCATCCTCTGGTGGATAGATGAGGTAGATAGGAAGGTTCAAATCTGAGAGTTCTCGCGACTTTTCAAAACCCTCCTCAATCAACTGCAGAATTCGAAGCGGTTTGAGAATGTGATTTGAGCACCCTTGGTAGATATCTTGCGCGTAGATGAGGATAGAGTCCCAGTCGATATCACTGTACTTCATGTTGCTGCTCCTTTCGTGGTGGTGGTTGAACAGCGAGAGGATAATAGGGGATATTAGGGGTGGATGTCAACAGCTAATATGTTATGGTTTTTATGAGCGCCCCGTGCTCTCCTTGGCCGACTGGAAGGCAAAAATCGTGCACGTTGTAAATCACAGTTCGAATCTGTGAGGAGAGTGCGGGGGCGCTCTTCTTTTGATGTCAGATTCTCCTCGTCAAAAACGTCTAGGTATTTTTGGTAAAAGAATATGAGGAGAAATCATCGAGTTGGAGAGCAGCCGCTATTGGTGGCGGCGCGCTACCTCCGACCCGTGTCCCTTCTAGGGGCAAGGGGAATCACCACTATTGGCCACGCACTTGGCCAGGTGGAGGGATGACGAAGGAACAAGTCCCCGCCTCCAGTGGAGAGGCAAAGGGGCGGTAGCCCGCGGGCGAAAGGTTCCATGTGCATCTTTTCTAAGAGGTTAACCGCACAACTCTACCTCTTCAACCCAAAGAGTGTGCAATGTAGGAGAGAACAATGCCTAAGTACATCATCACGCACCCTGGTCAGGCTCATCGAGACGAGTTCTTGTCGATTGCGATAGCGTTCCAAGCGATTGGCCCGCTGCAGGTCTACCGCCGAGAACCCACTGAAGAAGAGCTCGAAGACCCCAACATCTTGGTGTTGGACGTGGGGGGGAGGCACGAACCCCGAAAGATGAATTTTGACCACCATCAGCGTGGTCGGAGTGAGACGCCCGAGTGCGCACTCTCTTTGTTCGCACGGTTTCTCGGGCTTGAAGAAGTCCTCGAGTTCCGTAAATGGTACCGACCCACTATCCTGATGGATGTGCTCGGGCCGTTCGCTACCGCCAAGGAGCTCGGCCTGCCTCGGTTCCCCTTCGAGTTGAGTGGCCCCATCGAGGGGCAAATCATAGAGGAATTCGAAAAGGCGGAGGTCATAGAAGTCGGGTCTCTTATGTCTAATTTGCTGTGCATGATTGGAGATGGGATGGTCACCGCGGCTCGTGAGTACGCTGCGAAAGTGGCGGTACTCTCCGAGATGGTCAAGGTCGTCGAGATCCACGGGCTAAACGCCTTGGTGTTCGAGACTTCTGATACCGAGGGCACACAGGACCTCAGGGATAAGAAGTACCCGGACGCAGCGGTGGCCCTGTCCTGGGACGACCGCGGCGCTGGCTGGTCGTTGTACCGCTTCAACGACCATCCCCGTGTCGACTTCTCCGTCCTCGAGGGAGACCCTGTGGTAGCGTTTGCCCACAAGGGCGGCTTCATTGCAAAGACGCGTGAGCGCCTTGAGCTCAATGAAGTCCTAGGCTTGGTGGCGCGGGCCATTAGTTAGTTCCTGCTCCTCGGGTAGGAGGGGAGAAGAAGCGAGCATTGAAGCTTCTTCTCTTTTGCTGCGACGTAATTCAGGGGTTCTTTTTGGTACAAGAAAGTAAGAGGAAACAACCGCGGTGCTGAGCGCCGCAGAAGGGGGATTACTATGAAAATAGTAACTCTGAATTTTGAGAGGCTTATTCCGATGTACGGCAACCGCGACCCAAAAACGGGTTGGTTGTCGTCCGACCCGACGGGAATGGACTGTGAGGTCGACACGGCCTACCGCCACACTTGGGTGGTAGAGGACCGTGGAACGGCAGTGCGCCGCCGCGTGGCGGTCGTTCGGAGGTACACCGTCCTCTTGACGGGGGAACGATGGTACGAACGGGGGAAATACACCACCTGGGAAGCGGCCCCGGGTGTGAATACGGACATTTGCGTCTACTGCGGCTACGACAATGGGCCGCAGGGAGAGGGGCGACAGGGATGGGACTGTGGGATGTGTGGGGGGAATTAATGTGATGCAAACGCGCCTGCGGGCGCAGAACGGAGCGAACCATGTTTGAGTATCCTAAGGTCTTCAAGCGGAGGGGTGACCCTCTCCGCGGCACGGGGGTGGAAGCCCCGGTGCTGGCCCTGGCCATGCAAGTGGCCTGCGCTCTCGAGGAGTGCCTCCGAGGGGAGGGTTCTCTCCAGGCTCAAAAGGCTGCAGAAGCTATCGAGCTCCTGCGGCCGACGGGCCGGCTCGGCGCGTATCTCCTCGAGCGCGCCCGAGAGTTCGACGTCGAGGAACTTGTCCACCCGGACGAGTTCCCCCGCATCACCTGGATATTGCGTATCCGGGTGGTGCTCGAAGAGCTCAGAGTCGGGTGCCAGGCACTTGACGCAGAGCTCGCCTCCGCGGAAGGGGCAGTCCTGGCCCTGCCCGCGGATACGTTCTATGCGACCACCGGGGGAGTCGCCCGCAAGGGTACCTGGTGGTCATCCCGGTTCGACCTCGACGTTGACCTCCCGGAGGAGGACATCGTTGAGGCCCTCCAATGGCGCGAGTGCGCCACGGGTTGTCCCATCTGTGGGGACACTCGCGAGGGAGAGGGGTGGGAGTGTCCGGGATGTGGAACAATATGAACGCAACCCCCGCACCGTACACAATGCCGTGTATGCGTGCGGGGCTTTTCTTTTGCTCCAGCGTCAATTCAAATTGGAAGACTTTTTCAGGTATAAGGAAGTAACGCGAACAACCGCGGTGCTGAGCGCCGCAGAAGGGTAAATATCATGACAAGTGCAGAGTTTGCTAGGTTCATAGACCCCCCGAGCTATCAAGAAATAGAAGCATCAATTAAACAAATAACAGAAGAATTCCGGTGGGTAAGTGCCCACGGAGTTCGGTTTAAAGTGGTGGAAAAGAATGAAAGAAATATCCTGGTTGCCGTTCTGAAAACAGGGCGGGAGATTCAGATAGGATGTTTCTGAGGGCGCTAGCTGGTCCAGATAACCGGGGGTGTCGCCGACAAATGGGATGACGCCAGCCGCCGATTAGTTGCCCTCGCCAAGTGCCTCACTCTCATCTAGCCCTATTCTGGGCATTTCTTTTGCTCCTAACGCATCAAAATCCTCCATCTTTTCAGGTACATAGAGATGAGACAGAACAACCGTGGTCCTGAAGGCCACAGAATGGAAGACATAAAAATGAGAACTCTAATTTACAACGTCACAACCCCCAACACCCTCAGCCGTGAAGGGTACGTCGTGGCCGTCTCGACGATGCGTCACGGCTATTGGTGCAAGCACACCAGTACGGGCATTATCCAGCTGGCCCACCTCTCAGTCGGCGACATGTTCTTCGACGAGAGCAACAGCCGCATCGTGAAGATTTGTATGAACGGCATTCGGGTCTCGAAGACGGGGCGAGTACTACGATACGAAATCGATGTTGAAGACTGGATCAAGCCAACGACGACGTGGGAAGAAGTTATGAAGGTGGCGGAGGGAGCAGGGAAGCGTTGCCTCAAATTGCAGGAGCAACTGACAAACAAAAAAACATTTTTCGCACTTTAATGTTTACAAATCTGTGAACATGCCTCAAATATGTAGATAGAGGACTTGCGAAAAAAGCAAGGAGAAAAAATCATGAGCCAAGTAATACTAGCATCGCCCGGTCGGAAGACGCGCGGTGTCTTCCATACGCGAGAGGACGCCCGCGAGTTCCAGAACGAGAGACCGGACTGGACTGAAGACGTTCCGAGGTGCAAAAAGTGTGGCTTGGAGCTAGTTGTTACCGACGGTCTGCCACATAAATGTCCGCATTTCTAGCGTTTACGCTCCACCCCACGCGCGAACGTAACTAGGCGCTACCATCCTAACGCTGGGGTGGAGCTCTCCTCTTTTCTAAGCCTGCCTTTCATCCCACATTAGGAGTCATAAAAATGAAAATACGCCACGAAACTATAGAAGCTAAGCTGAAGCGCTTCTCAAAGCTCGACCCCGATACGGGGTGTCTCATTTGGACTGGGCCGAAGGGCGGAGGGTATGGCAGGCTATGGATACCAGCAAAAGGGAGGAGAAGAGCACATGTACTGGCGTGGGAATGTGTCCACGGTCCACGGCCTGAAGGATGTGAAATACGCCATACGTGCAGGAATAAACTCTGCATTAACGTCCTTCATCTGGTTCTATCTAAGGTTTCAGCGACAGAAGACGATATCGAGTGGCAACTAGAACGCCTAAAAAGAAGAATAATTGTTAATCCTCGTACGGGTTGTTGGGAATGGCAAGGTTCTAAGACTTCTAGAGGATACGGACGCTTAAAAATCGGAAAGCACCTCGTTTATGTGCATCGTCTGATGTGGGAATGTGTGTATGGTGACACTCAAGGGCTTCAGGTTCTTCATAAATATGATAATCCAAGTTGCGTACGCCCTAATCATTTATTCCTCGGAACACATGCGGAGAATATGCAGGATAAAGCACGCAAAAATCGGTCAGGTTTTAAATTAAATATAAAGGCCGTTAGAGATGTCCGCGTAAGTAAACTCTCTCCGAAAGAACTAGCCGAAAAGTACGGAGTATCTATTAAAACTATCTATCGTATTTTAAACCGCAGCATATGGAAACACGTCGAATAATTTTTTAGAATATTGTTCTCCCACTCGCGGAAAAATACCGCCGCGAGTACGGGGGACACTAAAGAGCCTTTATGGCTCTTTTTTTGGTTCTATCCCTCCTAAAAGAATCTCGATAAAAGTGGTAAAAGATGACGGTGTAGTTTTGCACCTATAAATCTAGATAAAGGAGAAAGGAAAATGCCTAAGCCTATCCGTGTAAACATTAAACTCAAAAATAATATTTTAATGACTCTTAGAGAAGCTGCAGGTCTATCGACCGTACAGGTAGCTGAAAAAGCACAGATGCCTTATTACGCGTACATAGCATTAGAAAGTCTGTCGAAAAGTCCTTTAAGGAAAGA